ATGAACCTCGACTACGTGGGGCGCACCCCCGACAGCGATCACTCGATCATGAGCAAGAAGTGGGTCGACGACCGCTACGCCTCGGTCAAGGTTGACTCCGCCTACATCAACACCACGGTCGCGGCCGCCACGGTCAGCCTGGTCAACCCGACCTACGTCAACGCCCAGGACGCCCTGCGGGCCTCGATCGCCTCGGTGGACTCCGCCGACGCGCTCTACGTGCCGACGTCGCAGGAGGGGCAGCCGGGCGGCGTGCCGACCATCGGTGCCAACGGCTACATCCCGCCTGCCCAGCTGCCCGCCCTGCAGACCCAGCGCAAGCCGGTCTTCAAGAACTACGACACCCTCTACCTCTCGGGCTCCTACGAGGTCACCAGCGACAACCGCTACCGTGCGGCCCGGCTGGTGATCCCCGACCCCGGATACCCCTACGTGCCGCTGGTCTTCGCGACCGTGCGTGGCGGCGCGGTCAACGGCATCCAGGCCACCGGCAGCCGGGCGACCGGGGCAGGCTCCTTCGGCGAGATCACCGTGCTCGACGACGACGACGTCTGTTACGCCTGGACGGTCTGTGGCGATGTCAAGGCGATGGCCTTCCACAAGGCAATCCCGTTCGCCGACACCAACGATGTCCCGGCCGCCGGGCTCGCCGGGCCGCGCGATCTGTCGCTGTGGTTCTCGCTGAACGCGGGCAACTCCTACATCTTCAGCTCCCAGGACCTGAGCTTCTACGCCATCATCTGGCCGTACTACTGAGAGGACCGACCATGCCTGTGCTCTCCTATGTCGGCCCCGACGCCACCGACCCGCGTGACGTCGAGCGCCGCGCCAACGCTGAAGCGGTTCTGCAGTCCGGGATCTCGCGCTCCTGGGTCGACACGCAGGTGGCTGCCGCCGCCGCCCCGCTGGCCAGCAAGGTCTATGTGGACACGCGCGACAACCTCTACACCACACCGGCTTACGTCGCCCAGCGCGACGCTCTGCTGGTGCCGCTGTCGTCCAAGGGGCAGGTGGGTGGTGTTGCCACCCTCGATGCCAACGGCAAGATTCCGGTCGAGCAGACGCCGGTGCTGGGTGCAGGCCTGCTGCGTGGGCCCTATGGTGAGGAGGGGGCGTCGGGCAACACCGCGACCGACACCCCGGTCAAGGTCGTCGACGTCTTCACCGGACCCCTGGGAGTACAAGGGTTCCCGCTGATCTTCATGTCGGTCCGCTTGCGCTCCAACGGCGGACGCCCTGTCATCGAGGTCCGGATGGGCGGAGCCACCGACACCGACTACGAGGACCAGGACATCCTGCTCGCGCGCGGTGTGGGGCGGGAGTACTACAACAGCGACCAGATCGTCACGGTGCTGCCGGTGCCGACGACGACTGGTATGGGTCAGGACGGCACGCCGCTGGCCTACAGCCCCGGAACTCCCAGGCTCATCCAGGCCTGGATCTACGATGACGGCGGCGGGACCACCACTGCCGACAGCGGTTTCGTGTACAGCTCGGCGCTGTACCTGACCAGAACAGGACTCTGACATGGCCGAGAAGATGCTCAACTACGACCGCGCGATCGTCCCGCAGGAGACGAGCTGGTGGTGCGGACCTGCATCGATCCAGATCGCGCTCAACACGCGGGGCATCCGGGTCGCCGAGCGCGACATCGCGCGCAAGACCGAAGCGCTGGAAGGCAATATCGGCTGGGACGACCAGGACGGCACCGACCACATTCGGCAGGTCACCCAGGTGCTCAACGAGTACCTGCCCGAGGCGGACTACGTCTTCGTCAGCACCCCCAACGACCCGATGTCGCAGTCTCAGAAGGACCACCTCTGGGACTCGATCGTCGCCTCGATCGACGCCGGGTACGCGGTGATCTTCAACATCGTTGCCCCGCCCGGCAACCACCCCAAGGCCGTTGCCCCTTCGACGGTCTCGCCGAACTACGGGCGCTACACGATCTTCCACTACTTCCCGGGCACCGGCTACTTCGACTCGGCCAACCGTCGCCTGCGTCGCGTCTGGATCCCCGACCCCGGCTTCTCACCGCACGGCTTTTGGCTCTCCTTCGACCAGCTGGCCACCCTGATCCCGCCGAAGGGTTACACCTACGCCACCAAGAAGAGCGTGGCGGCCGGTCCCGACCCGAAGGTCCTCGGCGAGATCCTCTTCCAGCAGATTGGAGCGTACAGCGTATGACCCTGTTCGGGATCGACGTCAGCAACCACCAGAAGCAGTTCGACTTCGCGCGAGCCAAGCGCGAGGGCATGGTCTTCGCCACCCACAAGATCACCGAAGGTGACTACTACCGCGACACCTACTGGGCGCGCGCCAAGGCCGAGATGAAGCGCGAGTTCCCCGGCCTCTGGGGCGGGTACGTCTTCTGTCGGCGCGCCTCGCACCCCAAGCGCGAGGCCGAACTGCTTGCCTCGCACGCGGGCTCGACCGACTTCCCGCTGCAGATCGACTACGAGGACACCGATGGCGGCGGCAGCTACGACGACATGGTGGCCCGCTACGAGGCCTATCGTGCGGTCGGCTTCACCCAGTTCCTGCCCATCTACCTGCCGCGCTGGTTCTGGCAAGGGCGCATGGGTGCTCCCGACCTTCGTGACTTCCCTCTGCCGGTGTGGAACTCCGACTATGGCAGCAGCCGGGCGGGCAACTACAAGGCCATCTACCCCGGCGATGACAACGGGGGATGGGCGAGCTTCAAGGGGAAGCCCGTCGCACTTCTGCAGTACACCGAGCGCGGCAATGTCGCTGGACAAGCCATCGACGTCAACGCTTTTCGGGGAAGTATGCAAGACTTACAAGAACTCTTTGGAGGAGGAAAAGATATGGCTGTAGAGCACGAGATCCTGCGTCAGGAGACCGGCTCGCTGGAGGTCGGAAAGTTCCCCGGTCACAAGACCCGTCGCCATGAGGGCAGCGTGCAGGGGTCCTTCACGCAGACCGACCTCATGCGTGAGATGGACCGAGAACTCAACAGCGTCTTCAGTCTCGAAGGACGCCCGGTGGACCCCAGCAAGGGCGACACTGTGGTCGGCCACGTCCTCAGCCTGCGGGCCGAGGTCGCCGAACTCCGCAAGCTCATCGAGGAGAAGCTCAAGTGACTGCCAATTTCCCCACCCCGCTGAATGATCCGAGCGCCAGCTCCGGCGTCTCGATCTTCGACATCAACTCGCCGGAGACCGCGCGCAAGTTCCTCTACGGCTTCCTGCCGGTGCTCGGCGTGCTGCTCGTCGGACAGGGCACGCTGTCGGACGTCGAGGCCACCCAGTGGATCGGTCTCGCGCTGGCCGTCCTCTCGCCCGCCGTCGCCGCGATCAAGACCCGCAACGGATTCCGCACCTGGGTCTATCCTGTGATCGCCGGTGCGGGCGCGATCGTGGTCGGCTATGGAATTGTCGACGGCGAGACCTGGGCGCTGTGGTTCACGTTGGTCCCGGCCGTGCTCGGCAACGTGGCCGCAGGCAACACCCACGACGCTCCGGCGGCCACGGCCACCGAACCCCCGCTCGCCGCCTAGCCAGAGATCGGGGGGAACTTGTCTCTGGCAGGAGGTTTCGACCCGCTGTCCCAGATGCGCAGCATGCTCGGTGCGCGCCCCTGGGACAGCATCGTCGATTTCGCCACTCACCCATCGTTCTGCGGCAAGAGGTTGTACCCGCGTCAGCTCACCCTGCTGAAGCTGATCTACCTCGAAACCGAGAACATGACCGCCTACGACCTCGACGTGATCGAGCAGTGGCGGTTGGGATTCAAGTCACGCGTGGACACCTTCGGGGTCCAGCCCGACATCTGGGACCGCGTCGAGTACCTGAAGTCGCACGGCTACCACCACTTTCCGCACATCCTGAGCGTGATGGGACGCCGTGCGTCCAAGGGCATCACCGGCGGCATCCTCGGCGCTGAGCGCCTGGCCAACATGTACGCCCTGAACAACTGGCAGGACTACTTCGGCCTCGACCCCGGCATGACCGGCGAGCTGATGGTCATCGCCACCAGTCAGGCGCAGGCCGCCAAGCGCCAGTTCGCCGACATCCGCCGCACGGTGGAGAACTGCGAATACCTCAAGCGCGCGATCGTCGGCAACAAGTACACCGAGTTCTACATCCAGACCCCCAACGATCTGCTCCAGATCGATGAGATGAAGTCCCAGGGTGTGGCGCTCGATCGCGAGTACGCCACCATCTACGCCACCGCCTCCTCGTCGGTCTCGACCAGCCAGCGTGGTGGTTCGTCGTTCTTCAACGCCTACGACGAGATGGCCCACATGCTCATGGGCACCGGCTCGACGAAGTCGGGCGAGGAGATCTACGCCGCCTACCAGCCCTCGCTCGACCAGTTCGGCATCGAGCGCATGACCTACGTCGCCTCGTCGCCGTACACCAAGATCGGTATGTTCTTCGAGCTGTACAAGCAGGGCTCGGTGACCATGGACGTCTACAACGAGCGCGAGGGCCAGATGGAGACCCGCACGGTCACCGAGGCCGATCTGGGGGTCGACGTCGAGGAGGAGCTGGACGCGATCTCGGCCGAGCCTGAAATGCTCATCGCCCAGATGCCCAGCTGGGCGCTGTACGAGGACTGGAACAAGTCCACCACCATCCCGATGATGCCGAGCGGGTCGCGCACCTTCCGCAAGTTCAAGCGGCCGGTGCAGTTCTCTCCCCAGGGCGACAAGCCCGAGAACAAGGCCATGGCGCGCATGCGCCAGCGCAACCCGGAGAAGTTCAAGGTCGAGCGCGGCGGCCAGTTCGCCTCGGTCATCGACGCCTACCTCGACGAGGCGATGGTGGACCGGATGTTCGAGCCGCTGCCCTGGCGCGAACCGTTGCGCGAGCAGGACTCCGGCTCCTTCGTCTACGCCTACCGCGCCCACGGTGACCCCGGTCGGACCAACGCGAACTTCGCCTTCTCCATCGCCCATACCGAGATGGCCCCGTGCGACGCCTGCGGCTACCACGGCCCGCTGACGCAGTACACCCTGGGCAAGGCCAACGAGCACATCAAGTGCCCGGCCATCCACGACGGCGGCGGCGGGCACATCTGGCCGCACGTGATCATCGACAAGCTCAAGGTCTGGCGGCCCCAGGACTTCCCTGACGGCACGATCGACTACGTGCAGGTCTCCACCGAGATCGACGCCTACTGCAAGGCCTGGCTCTCGCTCAAGAAGCTCTCCTTCGACCAGTGGAACTCGGCGCACTTCCTGTCGAGCCTGAAGCGCAAGTACGGCAATCGGATGCGTATCGTCCAGCAGACCTTCACCCAGGCCGAGAATGACGACCGCAACGAGAAGTTCAAGAGCGCGCTCAACCTCGGCTGGGTCTCGTCCTACCGCGACACCTTCTTCGACGAGGGGCAGTCGCTGCTGGAGACCGAGCTGAAGTTCCTCCAGGAGAAGAACGGCAAGATCATCAAGCAGGAGTTCGGCCCCTGCACCACCAAGGACCTCGCCGACTGCGTCCAGGTGGTCACGGTCGACCTGCTGCACGAGGCGCTTGATCGCCACGCCAAGCTCAACGAGGCTACGGCGGTCTACGGCTCGGCCAACCCGGCCGCACTGAAATCCGGTCGCGCCTTCGAGCAGATGGCGGCCACCGGACTCATGCCCGAGCAGCAGAGTGCCCGAGTGATGGAACGAGCGCAGCAGAATCGCTCGCGCCTGCAGGAGATGCGGGACAACAGCCAGCGCAATCGGCGCGTGGGGGGACCAATGAGAACGAGGGGGAGAACACTGTGAGGAAGCCCAAGGATTTCGAGACCCTGATTTCGGCGATGGGGCCGCCGGAGTCGCTGAGTGACGAGCAGTTCGACCGCGCGCGCCGCCAGGTGTGTGCTCACGCGACCGACGCCGGGGATGCGTCGGAGCTGATGCAGATGCTCGGCATTTACCCCGGACGGGAGAACGAGGACACCGGCTGGGACAAGTCGCAAGCTGTGGCGGGGTTATAGGCGAAAAGTGAGTACACTGGCCCCATGAAGATCCTCACCGAGAAGCGTGGTCCCCTCCAGGGCGTGGACGCCCCGTCGATCGTTCGGGCCGCCTTCGGCCCCGGCGCTCAGCTGGTCGAGTCGCCCGAGGAGGATGGCAATTCGACCATCGTCGACGCCGACGGCAATGTCCTCGACGCCGTCGTGAGCATCGCGCCCTGATGCGCGAGATCGTCCTGGTCGCCGGTGCGGGCGAGCGTATCGATCGCACGATGCTGCTCTATCGCCTCATCGCGCCTTTCCTGCGGCCGGACGACAAGGTCGTGTTCCTGCGCTACAACAACTCGATCGGGCCGGTCAACAACACGGGCAACCCGACTCGCCTCGGGCTCAGCCTCGACGAGTCGGTCCGCCTGTGCGAGCAGGCGATCGCCGACTACGTGCGCCGCACCCCGCACGTGCCCTACATCCTCGGCTACTCGCTGGGGGCCTACGGCCTGAGCAACTTCCTGGAGAACATGAAGCGCGGCCGCTACCCGCGCCTGGAGGTCGCTGGCGCGATGCTGGTGGCCAACCCTCGTGCCCGACTGCGCAGGGATCGCCGCCAGGGTATCGCCGGTCCGCACCGCCTCTTCCCCTCCTGGTTCCCGATTGTGGAGCTGGAGAACTTCTGGGACATGATCTGCTCGACGCCGTACGACAGCTCGCTGGGCAGCCTGCCCAGCGTCGTCTCGGTGCTCACCGGCGAGCGCTACAAGACCCCTCGCGAGTGGTGGGACTGGATGCGCTCGGTCGCGCACAAGGCGCGTCACCCGCTGACCATGGACGACTACCGGCTGTTCAACGGATACGCCCGAGGTACCGCGCACAGCGGCGACTACCTCGCCGATCCGGTGTTCCGCAATGAGGCGAGGAAGCTCCTGGGATGACCTACACCAAGGCCGTCGGCATCGACTCCAGCCTGCAGTCGAGCGGCGTCGTCTCGATCGACCTGGAGACCCGCGAGGTGGATCTGCGGCGGGTCAAGTCTAAGGGCGGCAAGGACGACACCTGGGAGATGCGCCACGATCGCCAGCTGAGCCTGGAGGAGCGCATCGCCGAGGCCTTCGGCCCTGGCGTGATCGTCGGCATCGAGGCTCCGGCGTACGCCAGCACCACCGGCTCGGTGCATGACCGCGCCGGGCTCTGGTGGGGCGTCTACCGCGCAGCGATCCGGGCCGGTGCCGACGTCCGTGTCGTGCCGATCGCCTCGCGGATCCGCTACGCCACCGGCAAGGGTGCCGGGCACAAGGACGTCGTGTTGGCCGCCACGATCAAGCGCTATTCCGAGCTGGACATCACCGGCAACGATGAGGCGGACGCCTTCCTGGTCGCCGCGCTCACCGCGCGCTCGGTCGGCCAGCCTTACGAGATCGAGCCGCTCGCGCAGATCTACCTCAAGGCGCTGGAGAAGGTCGGCCCGTTGCACGAGTCTCCCGAGCTGGTTCCGATAAGCTGATCCTGATAGGTCACTAGACAATGCCCATGTAGGCGTGTAAAGTGATCACCACAGGCACTCAGGAGGACAGCATGGGATCGTTCCAGACCGACTACGAGAACGGCGGACACGCCTACAGCGGCCCCGACAGCGATCTGTGCCCGTACTGCGGCAACATCCAGCACGACTGCCAGTGCGGCGGCTCCGATCCCGCCAGCTGCCCCTGCGGCCAGCACGACGATGAGGGCGACGACGGCAGCTACACCGGCCCGATGGCCAAGGACCCCTGGCTCCCCGGACCTTCCGGACCTGCCCCTTTCTGATTCACACCACACCCCAAGGAGACCACCATGTTGTTCATCGCCGCGATCCTGATCGCGCTCCTCGTCCTGCTCGCCCTCGACCCCAAGTCGGTGCTGCGCACGCCGGTCGGCAAGCTGTTCCGGTGAGCCCGCAGTACTTCCTCGACCCGGCGACCGGCGAGGTGCACAAGCGTGAAGAGCCCTTTGTGCCCTCGCCGCCTCTGGTCGGCCGACTGGGCTGGGTGCCGGTGGTCCTGAATCCGATCAAGGAGCGCACGCAGTGAAAATCAACTGGAAGTGGTGGTACTCCTCGCTGCCGTTCTCTCTGGGCAGCATGGTCCTCAGCATCCTCATCAAGGCGGGGGCGGTCGAGGAGACCCCCACTACTGCCATCATCAGCATCATCTTCAACGCCATCGCTATGGCGCTGCTCGTGCGGTCGTTCGGCGACAACGACGACTGGAGTCGGAGGCTGCGCAAGGGCAAGAACAAGCTCAAGGCGGTGAAGGATCTCGCGGTGCGCAAGGTTGAGTCCTTCGCACCGCCGTCACCTGGTCTCGCCAACCCTGTTTGACAACGCAGTGCTAGGCCTGTAAAGTGGTTCGTGTAAGGCGGGAACGGCCCGCCGAGAGAGGACACCATGAGCGACTACAGCTGCTCCAGCCCCAAGGCTCGCCCCCTGACCATTACCGCCCTGATCACCGGCGAATCCATCCTCGAAGAGTTCACCGAGGGCCAGGTACTCGCCGAGATCAAGACCACCCGCTCGATTGTCAGCAAGGTCGTCACCCGGTGGGCCGAGGCCGAGCACTGCGGGGTCGCGATCAAGAACCGTGAGCTGAGCGGTACCAGCGACTTCGATTCGACCACCTGGGACATCTTCCAGGACGAGGACGACGCCGAGCCCTTCGCTCGCGCGGTCTTCGCTCCCGCCAACTGATCACCCACGAGGCCGGGCCTTCGGGCCCGGCCCCTACCCTGCCAAGGAGGCAGACATGACCGCACCGACCAAGACCTACCTCTGGGGCCACACCGCCGAGCTGCGGCTGGCCCGGGCCAAGCTGGGGCTCACCCAGTTCGAGATGTCTAGCGCCCTGGGGATGAAAAAGCGCAGCTGGCAGATGATGGAGACCGGCGAGCAGGCCGTGCCCTCGACACTGTTCGCCGACATCGAGAAGCTGTTTGCCACGCACGAGCGCGAGGTTGCCGAACTCAAGGACTGGTTCACCTTCGATCCGGAGAATCGGGTCTTCGACTTCCCGGCCGGGATCGACAACTGGAGACGTAGCGTGGTCGCGGCGGCTGCTCGCGACGTGCCGCTGCAGGTCGACTGCGCCGACGACCGGGACGCCAGGGACCTGCAGGCCAGCGGCGAACTGTCTTGACTTCACCAGTATGGGCCTGTAAGGTAATAACCACAGGCGGGAGCGGCCCGCCGGACAAGGAGACCACAGTCATGACACTCGGACCGATCACCGATCGCTACGACTTCTTCACTATCGCTGACCGTCCCTTCGAGGGCCGAGGCAACGGTCGCGGCCTCGTGACCGCCAACGGCTGGGGCGTCTCGCGCTCCCACACCGAGGGCACTCCCGAGGACCAGACCGAGCTGAAGGTCTACCGGATTCTCAGCAAGGGTCCGGACGGCATCGAGTACCACGAGATCTCGGGCTTCGTCGGCACCTCCGAAGAGTGCGACCGCGTCGCCTATGAGGCCGGTGTGCTGCAGTACATGATCAAGAAGCAGGCCTGATCAGCCGAGGCCGGAGAGGTTCGCCTCTCCGGCCTTTCTGCTCTCTACAGAAAGTGAGTCTGATGTCCAGTCAGCGATCCCACGTCAAGTCCGTCCGGTCACTGCTAGTGGCGATAGAGAAGGCTGGGGGGACGTGCGTGCGTGCCCGGGGCAACCACTGGAAGATATACAGCGCCGAGGGCCGGTTCCTAGGCTCAGTCTCATCCACGCCGAGCGAGTATCGTTCGCTGCGCAATTCAGCATCCTTCCTGCGCAGGAACGGTCTCCCGCTCAAGTGGACACCTTGATAAAGCACGCATAAGCGTGTAAAGTAGTACTCACACCGACCGACCAAGGAGACCACCATGCACGTCGCCAACAGCCCCGCCTTCCTCGACGGATACGACGCGGGCAATGCCCACTTCCGCGCCTACCCCGATTCGGCTCCGCTGCCCGAGCTGCTGCTATTCCGTGGCCAGGCCTTTCACGACGGCTTCATGGCCGCCTGGGACGAGGCCAATGCGATCGCACGGAAGCAGGTCGCCTGATGTCCACGCTCGAAGAGCTGCGCGCCAAGAAGGATCGCTGGGTGCAGCGTCGTGACAACGCGAAACTGCGTATCGAACGTGCCGAGAAGACCTGTGATCAGGCGCAAAGGCATCTGAACATCCGTGCCCAGGTGGAGGAGATCGCGCGCCTTCTTGCGCCGTACTTCCCTGACCACACCCTGGATGTTCTCGGTCCCTTCGGGATCACCCACCAGACCTCGATCCATGCGGTGCGTGAGGGGAACCCGCACATCGGCATGATCTCGTTCCGTCGTGCTGCCGATCAGTGGCTCTCCCTGATTGACTACGGCCAGGAGACCATCTTCTACCCGGAGGGGTCGATCGGACGCCTCAATGGCCTGCAATACGGCGAGCGCGAGCTGCCGGAGACCATCGAGGAGCTGGTCGAGATCTTGCAGGCCAGCATTGATCGCGGCGATGACTGACGAGATCCGCGTGGCGGCCGTCCTGCACAAGGGCCACCGGCACATCCTGCCGATGCAGGGCATGGAGCTGGACCCCGGTCACAGGCTCTCGCAGTCGTGCCTCTGTGGGGTCCGGCTGCGCGTGCACGCCGACTGGCACGAGGACCACTCGCACGTGATCCACACGTACACGCACACAGAGTTTTGACAATGTCCTACTGACCCTGTAATGTATTTCTTGTCGGCGAGAACGGCTCGCCCCGAGTCCCAGGAGGACCACCATGGCCAACAACACCACCTTCGCCCAGAAGTACCGCGAGGCTGCCGATGCGCTCCTCGACGTGCTCGCCGAACCGACCTCGGATGGCTTCCAGGCTGCAGCGCAGCTGACCGTGGGCCTGAAGATCTGGGCGAGCGGGACCACCGAGGCCCACCTCTCCAAGACCCTGCACGAGGCCGTGCTCGTCGCTGCTCGCGAGCACCAGTACAACGGAGCGCTCTGATGAACCACGCAGTCACCTCCGACCGGCTCCAGGCCCGCCTGGAGCTGCGTCGGTCCAACGCGGCACAGCCGCACGTCAATCGCCACCGCCAGGCCCGCAAGGGCCAAGGCAAGGGCGGCCGCAACTCTTGGAAGCGAGACCTCTGATGTCCGACATCACCACCGCCACCCTGACCATCCGCGACGCCGTCGCCCTGGGCAAGATCGTCGAGTGGTCCGGCACGACCGCCAAGGTCGTCCGGACCGACGCCGAGGGCAATCACCTCTTCGGCCACGCCCGCTCGATCGGCAGCGAGAACGGTGCCTTCATCCGTGACGACGAGGACATCCGCGATGCGTTCCTGCGGGTCACCTCCAGGACCGGATTCGAGCACTTCATCCCGGTCAGCGAGCTGATCGCTGAGGTCACCAATCGCGTCTTCGTCGCGTACGACTGGTGAGGAGTGTGACCCGATGAGCACTGAGAGGACCCCTCTGGAGCGCTGGGAGCGCCAGGAGGCTGAGATCGACCGTCAGCAGGGCTGGCCGGACTACCAGGACGAGCTACGCCGAGAGATGGCGGCTGAGGCCGCCCGGGAGTACCCCAAGGCCCTGAAGGAGCTGCAGGAGGCCAAGAAGGCCCTGGACGAGATCGCCGACTGGGCCTGCTCGACCGACTCGGGTGGCGGTGAGTACTACGCGGGCAAGGACGCTTCGCGCGACGCCGTGCAGGACATCCTGAAAGAGCATGGATTTTGGTATTGACTACACCAGTCTGAGCCTGTAATGTAGTTCTTGCAGGCGAGAGAGGCTCGCCGGGAAGGAACATCATGACCGTTCGTTGCGGAAACCGAGTCCATCAGGCCGAGATCGTCGACGCCCAGGGGCATCACCACGACACCGTCGCTCAGGTCAAGCTCTGCTTCGCTCGCCCCCACGGCCTCAAGAGCCTCGAAGAGGTCGCCTTCGATGCCGTCGACGATGCGAACTGGGAGGCGGCTGCCGAGGCCGAACGCCTCAGCGACGCTCGCTTCGAGAACGACGTGCTCGCCACCTGGGAGGCCGACCTCCTCCGCGACTTCGGAATCGCCTGATCTGACCACCCCTGGGGAGGGGCCAGCACGGCCTCTCCCCTTTCTCCAAGGAGACCACCATGTACCCCACCGGATCCCTCATCCAGGACACCCCCGCCACCGCCGCCTACACCAAGGCGGTCCACCACCTGCGTGACCTGATGGCCAAGTACAGCGGCTTCGGCGCGGAGGACACCGAGCCCCGCTGGGTCGCCAACGACGCGATCGCCTCGTTCCTCAAGAGCGAGGAGGTCCACATCCCGGAGAGCGCCTACGAGTGGCAGCTCTACTCCAGCCAGCCCGGCGCGGAGAAGGCGGCCAAGGAGATGTCGGCCGCCCTGCGCGCGATCATCGACACCATCCCCGTCACCCTCGCCAACCCGTTCTGAGAGGACCAGTCATGTCCCCCACTGTCGTCACCCCGGCCAACCCCAGCGAGCTGCGGCGCGCCCTGGTGATCAAGCGCCCGGGCCTGCAGCGCACCGTGATCGTCCACTCCTGGGCCTGCTCGTCCAGCCGCAGCCCCGACCACAACTTCACCGTGCACGTGGTCCCCGGGGCCTCGCTCGACGTCATCGTGCGCAGCGGCCTGCCCTTCCTGAAGCTGCTGCACGGCGAGGCCACCTTCACCTTCGGGTCCAGCTGGGGCAACTCCCTGGAGCTGTGCCACGAGACGAAGGCCACGGTCAAGGTCAACAACCCCCACGTCAAGGTCACCATCACCGGCGACGGCCGAGGCCTGACGCTGCTGGCCCCGGAGGGAGAGAACCGCGTCCGCAACTTCACAGAAGATCCCGAAAAGGTTTGACAATGCCCTACTGACCCTGTAAATTAATGGGTGTCAGGCGAGAGGGGCTCGCCGAGAAGGGAACATCATGATCGTCATCGCCGCCAAGGCCATCGGAACCATCGACATCGCCGACGTGCTGATCGAGAACACTCTCGACGGCATGATCGAAGCCCAGGGTCGCCTCGGCCAGATCACCTGGGTCGACCTGAGCGAGGGCGTTGCTCGCGGCACCTACTGGGCCCCCACCAACAACGACGATCTGCAGCTGGAGGCCAACGTGGTCGTCATCGACGACGCGGTCGCCACCGAGGACGAGGTCATCGCTGCCACCATCTGGGCCCACAACTGAAAGAGCTACCGGCCGGGGAGGTGTCACTCCCTCCCTGGCCGGTCCACCAAGGCCCCAAGGAGACACACGGCTCGGAGTAGCTACCCGAGTGCTCTCCATATGGCACCGAAACCGGGGGACGGACCAGATCGCGCGCGCGGTCCCGTCCAGGGAATAGGGGCAGGTTCGAGTCCTGCTGGGGTCACCACCACATCCATCCGCCCACGTTCGAAGGAGACCACCATGAGCCACTACACCCACACCCTGACCGAGATCGAGCAGGCCTGCGGTGTCACCCTCGACGAGGTCGCTCAGACGCTGCCCAAGGTCCTGGTGCGCGACGGCCTGGTTCACCTGCCGCAGAACACCCCTCCCGCCTTGGCGGGCTCGGTGGCTCGCGCAGCGCTGGCCGGTCCGGTCGAGTTCGTGGGCATCGGCAAGAACACCGGCTACCCGATCTACCAGCGGCAGTCCTGAGGGCTTGCGCTTTGCCTGTATGGTCCTGTAAAGTAATCCATGTCAGGCGGGAACGGCCCGCCGAGACCTCAAGGGAGTCACCATGTACCTCACCACCGCCGAGCTGAACACCATCGCCGCCAAGGCGGGCGAGTACTTCACCAAGCGCGCCACTCAAGAGCGGGACAACGCCGCCGACTGGACCTCGAAGGACACCCTCGATCGCTTCGTTGCCGTGCTCACCAGCGGCACCGCCGTCGTCCAGGACGGCACCGTGGTCGTCACCGTCACCCCCGACGTCGAGCACAATGTGCCGATCTGGGGCGAAGAGGCCGGGAACGCTCTGGACTACGCCCTCGACGCCGCCTTCGACGAGGACAACGAGATCTTCTTCGAGCTGGGCATCGGCTCCGAGTCGCACCGAGGCTTCGCCCGGGTCCTGATCCCCGCCTGAAACTTTCTCGGCGGATGGGGTTGTTAAAGCCCCATCCGCCGTGTATAGTCATAGGTGTAAGGCGGGAGCGGCCCGCCGGAGAAGGAGACCATCATGACCACCACACTCGCCCCCACCACCATCGTCGAGATCGACACCCGCATCGCCGAGCTGAGCGCCGAGGTTGCTCGCATCGAGGCCATCCTTGGCCAGGCCCGCAAGGTCCTCGCGGTCGAGACCGACAAGTACGAGGGCTGGAGCCGCTACTACCTGGTCACCGGCGGCCACCTGCACGCCAGCACCAACTGCAGCACCTGCTTCGTCACCACCGAGTTCCAGTGGCTGACCGACCTCTCGGGCCTGAGCCGCAAGGAGATCGTCGAACTGGCCGGTGAGCGCGCCTGCACCGTGTGCTTCCCCGACGCCCCGGTCGAGGCTCGCAGCCGCAAGAGCGTCCTGTTCACCGACGAGGAGAAGGCCGCCGAGGTCGCTCGCCAGGTCGCCCGCCAGGAGCGCGCCGCCAAGGCTGCCGAGAAGGCCACCAAGGAGGTGCTCGACCCCGAGACCGGCAAGCAGCTCTTCAAGACCGAGCGCACCGCCGAGAACGAACTGGGCAGCAAGCTTGAAGACGCTCACCGCAGCCTGGTCTGGGAGGCCGAGTCCGCCGACCATCGTGCTCAGCTGACCACCCTGGCCGTCGAGCGGGCCGACGAGGCCAAGAAGATCGCCGCAGCCCTGGCCGCCAAGCGCGGGGTCACCGTCGAGAAGATCCTGGCCGAGAAGGTCACCAAGGTCGCAGCCCGGATCGTCGCCGACGCCAAGGCCTACAACAAGGGCCACCTGGCCCGCCAGTTCGGCGAGGTCAAGGTCCCCACCAAAGACCAGGTCATCGAGAAGCTGCAGAGCCTGCTCGCCTGACACAACTCGGGAGGGCCCTTCGGGGCCCTCCCCTTACCCCTGAGAGGACCACCATGGGCCCCTACGAGAGCATGACCGCCGACGAGGCGTACGAGCGCGACCAGGCCGACCAGGCCGCCCACGAGGAGTGGTGATGGCACCCGGCTACTGCTGCATGACCGCAGCCAACGGCGAGGAGTACCCCGGCTCGGGCAACCACGACTACGATTGCCCGGTGGGCGGGTACGGATCCGACGACCCTGACTATGGTCAGAATGACGGCGGCGGCTGGGGCCCTGCCGGGCCTTCGTCGGATCGCTACACCTCCACCCTCCTGCGGACTGCTGGCCGGACTTACGACCACGACGACGACTTCGGCAGCATGGGCAGCGAGACGTCCTTCCGGCCCACCTACAAGCCGAGGGCTGATGAGCTGCCGCGCCTGCGGTCGGGAGACGCCTCTCAGCTCCTCGCTCAGCTCAACTGGGAGAAGCCCGACAACTGGCGCGCCTCGATGGACACCTGGCGCTCTGCTGGGCTCACAGAGGCCACCATGGGGTACCTGCTGGCCGTGACGATGGTCCGGCAGGACGTGCCTGAGCGCGATCGCTGGCGATTCTTCTGCGGCTGCTGCTGGCGCACACTCAGGAGTTGACATCCTGAGAACCTGTAGTAAATTGACAACACCAAACAAGGAGACACAACCATGAAGACCAAGATCCTCACCCTGCTCGCCAGCCTGGCGCTCTTCGGTACCGGTGCCGCACTCTCGCTCACCGGCCCGGCACCGGCCGAGGCCGCGCCCGTCAAGCCGTGCCAGATCACCACCGCGACCGGCACCGCTCCCTGCCCGCCCCCGATCGTCTCGACCAACGGCAAGAGCATCGGCGGCGGCGCGAACTCCGAGCCGGTGAACATGGGCGACCTGCCCTCCAAGGGTTCGTACAGCTACGAGGCACCGACCTGGGAGAAGTCGGAGCCCGAGGCCCCGGCCGAGCCGGAAGAGCCTGCCGAGGAGCCTGCCGACAGCTGAGAACAACAGGCGCTGGAAAAGGGGGTGGAAAGTCTTTGCACTTTCCCCCTCTTTTCCTGTATAGTCATAGATGTAAGGCGAGAGAGGCTCGCCGAGAGAGGACACCATGACCATCATCTTCGCCACCGCCGCCGACCAGGCCCGCGCCTTCACCCCGGCCTCGATCCTCGCCGAAGCGGAGCAGGGCGATCCGACCGCCCTCGCCCTGGTGGCCTACGACGTGGCCACCTTCGAGCGCCTGTGGGCCAAGACCGACCAGGAGCTGGTCGAAGCCCTGCGTGAGGTCCGTGCCGCTCAGGCGCGCATCATCGACGCCTCCGAGGACGGCTTCGGTGTCGACTGGGACGAGTACAGCGGTTGGGACCACCAGCGCGAGTGGATCTACGCGGTCCAGAACAACCGCGAGGCGATCGCCGACGCGGCCTATGAGGCCACGCTGGTCGGCGCACCGGCCGAAGGGCTCATCCACCGTCCCTTCGCGGCGCTGGCCTGAGGGCCGACGGGGCGGGAGGACATCCCGCCCCGAATACCCCCTCAGTCCTGTACAATGTCGAGCATGACACAGCCTGATCCGACCAAGGTCCGCGCCCGCTCGACCAACCTCGCCTACGTCAACGCGGCCCTGTCCGGGCTGGAGGCGAAAGACCTCGAAGTCGATGGTCAGAGCCTGTTTTTCACCGACCTCACCGGTGCTCGTGTGCACGTCGCCAGCGATGGCCAGGGCAACTGGAACACAGTCGAGGTGGATGCCACCTATTCGAATTGAAAAAGCACACCTGATCCTGTAATGTAATCCTCACACCGCAAGCAAGGAGACCACCGTGAGTGCAGTAGCGACCGTCGACAACAACAAGCTCTTCCGCAACCAGAAGGCGGGCCTGACCCGCGTGCTCAACCGCCTCAAGCGCGAGGGTGACGACAAGATCGTCGCCAACTACGAGGCCGTCGTCGCGCAGGTCCTCAAGACCGTCGGCGAGTGGGAGACCAACTTCAACGGCGTGTGGCCGGACGACTGGTCGCGCTGGGATCGCGCCCTCGACGACGCCCGTGGTGTCGTCGACCGGGCCTACATCGACGGCAAGGTCGACAAGCGCCCGAGGTACGTCACCATCGACGATCTCGCGGCGGCCTTCCACCGCGAGCAGGCTGTGCGGGTGTGGCCATGACCGGCAGGAACGGGTGGGACACCATGAAGGTGGTCCACGACTCTGCGACCAAGCTCTTCACCGCCGACGGCTCGGCGCAGGTGCGCGTCGAGTACAACGAGGGCCAGATGGTCGTCTGCATCACCGACTGGTCGGCACCGAAGGACAAGCGCCACGTCTCCATCCGCGTCGCACGCGGTGGCGAGCGCGAGGTCGCCGTCGGCACCGGCGAGTACCTCAAGGACGCCGGGCAGGCCTCGCTCGATCGCTGGATGGAGGGCGAGGTGGTCGAGCCGTGAGCGAGTACACCCCACCCTCGCCCCACCTCTCGCCCAACGGCGTGCGGGTCTCCTACAACCTCCGGGGCTTCCAGGTCTATGGCGAGCCTGTAGTCACTCGCGTTTACGGGGACACGGTCAGGATCTACCAGTCCTCGATCGCCGGTGAGGGTCCGCACGCCTGGTTGGACGTGACCGAGGGGCAGACGAAGAGATCGGTCATGGCCCACCTCTCGCTCGACGAGGCCATCGGGGTGCGTGACCTGCTGGATGCATTCATCAGCGTCAGCGAGCACGGGGGAGTGGTGTGATGGCCGACAAGCGATCCGCCCGCGAGCGTGTGGACAACGTCATCCAACTGATGCGCACGCCTGTCCGCACCATCCCGGCCCAGACCAAGCTCACCGAGCAGGAGTCGGCCGACCTCGATGACCTGGTGCAGTTCTTCCAGACCCACGGCGTGCCTAATGCCAGCCGATCCTCGGTGGTCCGCGCGACGCTGCTCGACACCATTCGGGCATGGAAGGACGAGGTGCGTGAGCACAAGGTCCCCATGCCCACGCCCGAGTTCAAGGTCGGCGACCTGGTGCGCATCAATGATCTGGCCTACACCCAGGAGCCGTTGAGGGTGGTCTACGTTGACACCAAACGAGGGCATGCCGAGCTGATCTGTCGCAACGGCCGGTCGGCGGGGATCTACCTGCTCTCGGGCCTGGTGCCCTACGACCGCAAGGAGACCAAGCAGTGAAGCACGCAACCGAGATCGAGCGGGCCCGCAAGCAGGGCTACGAGCCCCGTATCGCCACCGATGGCGTATCCGATCTGGCCGTGGTCTACATCAGGGCACCGCTGGCTCCCGACGGCCAGATCCGCTACATCTTGGTGGCTCCGGCCGGATGGTTCTGCAACGAGTGCGGGACCCGCGTCACCCCGGCCGAGTTCACTCGTCACGCCCGGGGTCGATTCAAGAAGGGGCACGGCGCGTGAGCCTCAACGAGACGCAGGCCCTGGAGGCCATGGCCAAGAAGATGATCGCCACCGCCTGGTCCGGCCGAGGTGGTCAGCACGGTGTCGGCGAGATCGTTGGGTACTGCGAGGCCCCTCAGGTCCTCATCCGCAAGCCCAACGGCGAGCAGTTCTGGTGGCGTGCCGACCAGACGACCGTGGCCGAGCGCCCCATCGAGCCCCCGAAGCCGACCTATGGCGATGAGGTGGCAGCACTCGGCTACCCCTGGGATCACGTCGAGTACCAGTGCACCGCCACTCACGACGATGGACGCCATTGCATGTTCTGCGACGGCGGGCTGTTTGCGTGCGAGATCTGCGGGAGCTTCGAGGGGGCCACAACCACCCAGTGCCCCAAGGTGCCGATGACCTCAGAGCAACGGGACGAGGTGTATGCGGGAAGGCTGGACTATCGAGGAGGCTCCTGGACTCATCGACTGTCCTTCTACGCCCCGGGTGGCCATCACTTGCTGGAGATGCACCGTCAGAAGGAGAATGGCTCTTCTCAATAGAGTCTATAGTGTTGCTTATGCCCCCCATGACTTTAGAAGAATGCCTGATTTCCAAACCCACCCAGAGACATCTCGGTGATCCACGGCGGGAAAGTCGCACCCTTTGTGGCTACTTGGCCCGATACCCGGGAGACATCCTCCCCCAGGGCAGAGTGATCACCGCCAGCGCTATTCGAGAGCTGCCTTTGTGCCCCAAGTGCCTGTACCGGGCAGACCGCAAGGCTTATCGCTGGGAGCAGGAGGAGCGTGATCGCCCCGATGGTCCGATCGAGTGGGTGGCTCCCGACATCGCCAAGAACCTGCGCTGCCACAGTGCCGAGCAGGCCAAGGGCGTGACGGCGAGGACCAAGGCCCTGCCCCTGGCCCCGCCGGTGCCGGTGTATGACGATGCCAGCAACCTGCCCCTGATCCCCGACCTGAGGACCGCACGATGACCATCGGCAAGACCCACAAGACCAACCTGCCCCCGGACGAGTACACGGCCGAGAGTCTGTTCAATCGGCTCAACCCTCATGCTCATCCCCTGATCGGTCAGACCGAGTACGTGCAGCGCCAGTACGAGCACGCTGCCGAGGAGCTGTCTGGTGCCCACCCTCAGATCGACACCGAGCGACCCGGCACCAGCGAGGTGACTGAGTGGACCTCGCGCGACAACACGGGCATAGGCTTCGGCCAGCTCTTCGATGACCTGAACCGTGCTCGCCGCCTGGGGCTGCCTCGTGATTCTCGTGTGCTGGCGAAGGTGACCTCGGCCGGAGCCATCACCAAGCTCGTGGTCCGCCGGAGGGACGCGTGAGCAAGCCTGCTGTGACGCTGCCCGAGCTGATCGAGGAGCTGACGGCCTTCGCTATCGGCACCGACGTGATTGACCTGGAGGACAAGAAGCGCGCGGTCGGCAAGATCAGGGAGCGCCACGCCTACGTCGCCGACAACATGACGCGGGTCGGCATCTGGTACGACATCGTCTATCCCTCAGGTGACTTCGTTCGAGTGGTTCGCGCCCGGCTGGAGCTGTCGTCGGAGCCTGCCGATCCCGACTGGCACCCCGGTTGGCTTGCGAATCCGAGGAGCCTGCGGTGATCGAGTTCACGATGAAGTTCATCCTGGCCGATGAGGACGTCGACATCGAGCACATCGTGGCCGAGATCAACGACCTGGTGGGCGGTGGTGTCGAAGAGGTGGTCGGCGACTTTGATGTGCAGAGTCAGCGCCAGCTCACCGCTCCGTTCCGGGATGGCGTGCAGCTCCCGATTCACCCCATCAACGACTCGGGGTGGCATGCAGGGCGCTGGTGGCGCGCGATGTACTTCAAGGACGGCGAGTGGCGTCTGTGGGCCGAGAGCAGCAGTGAGTACGAGGTCCGCAAGCGAGCCGAGGAGCTGACCGAGCCGGTGGTCATCCAGAACCTCTACGGCCGCGAGCAGTCGGAGTGGAGGAACGCGTGAAGGTCTATCTGCTCTGGGAGCAAGGGAACGAGATCAAGGAGATCGCCGATCGGAACCGGTATAGCGACTTCCACCCCAAGCTGCTCGACATCTTCAACAACGACGACACCCCCAAGCGGCTCGCGCGCGAGCACAACGACACTCATCGCTACACCACCCGCTGGGTGACCGAGATGGTCGTGCAGTCATGACCATGGTGCGCACATGCGACCGCCAGGATGCCAAAAGTCTGTAGCTGTGCTATAGTCAAAAGATGCGCGTGACTGTGACTCAGGAGGACATCGACAACGGTGTCGGCGTGCCCGAGTGGTGCCCCATCGCTCTCGCCATTCGGCGCAAGCGTGGTGTAGACGACGCGGCGGTGGACGATCACCAGATCCTGGTCCGTCGAAACCAGCGGGCGTCCAGCTATCGAGTCCCCCAGCGTGTGCACGATTTCGTCAACGCGTTCGACGCGGGGCTGGACGTCGAGCCCTTCACCTTCGAGGCCAGAGGATAGAGATGAGCTTTGACAACCCCGACCCGGGGTATCTGGAAGACGAGGGTGGCAAGCGCCGTCTCAAGCCGGGCGACCTCGTGGAGCTGATCGCTCCCGCGCGCATGGTGTACGTCAACTCCGGCGATCCCGACCAGGTCGAGCAGGTGGCTCAGGCCATCTACGAGGCCTCGTCCATGCCGGGCGAGTGGGAAGACCTGCCTCAGGGCTTCCAGGGCATCTACCGGCGCAGGGCGCATGCGGCGCTGGTCTCACTGGCCACGCGCCCCGAGGACACGCGCTGGAACGGCTTCCGGGTTGCCCCTCACCCCAACGTGCCCCAGGGCTCGTCGATCCCGGTGCCTGACGAGCTGGTTTTGAAGACTGACTCTGTGCTGAAGTGGGTCGAGGACATCGGCGATGGCGAGACTGCGGTCTTCGAGATCAACCACGGCATCCAGGGCGACGTCGTCCTCACCATCCGTGACGTCGACACCGGCAACGCCATCTGGGACGGCTCGTATCAGGTCACCAAGCGCTCGGGCAGCCTGACCATTCGCTTCTTCAGGAACGTGCCGCGCAAGGGCGAGCTGAGGGTCACGGTGGTGGGCTGATGGCACAGCACTGTCCGCATTGCGACGACACCGAGAGGGAGGCCTAATGGGCTGGCTCAAGCGCATCATGTGTTCGCACGTCAACCAGCGGGGCATCTATGGCGATCTGATCAACCTCACCGGCGGCAAGCGTTCGGTCTGCATGGACTGCGGCAAGCTGCTGCGGACTCTGCCGCCGCAGGGCAATCCGCCCAAGCGCGAGAATGAGCAGCGACCGCAGACCGGCCTCGATCGCGTGCGTGAGGCCATCGATCGAGACCGTGGCGGCCCGACGCCGCCTCCACCGGCTCAGGGGTGGGCCTGATGGGCATCATGGGCACCAACAACGACTTCGCGGTCCTGGAGGACGGCACGCTGCTCGATGGTGTGCACGATCCCGAAGTCTGTACTCCCCCTTGTGTTTTGCACTCGCCGAGCGATCACCACATGCGCGGCATGCGCCTGCTGTGGCGGCAGGATCGCAAGATGTTCGAGCGCATCTGCGAGCACGGCATCGGCCACCCCGACCCCGACCAGATGGCCTTCTGGGAGAGCATCGGGCGCGCCGAGGTCGAGGGCGTCCACGGCTGCTGTGGCATCTGCTGCCATCCGCCTGTAGGGCACGATGAAGACCCCACCGACTGAAAGAGAGATCACCATGCTCAACCGACTTCGCACCTGGGCCAAGACGCCGGTCAAGCCGAGCACCAAGGGCGTCGCCCTCCTGGTCGTCGGGCTCAGCTTCGCCGAAGCGGTCGTCAAGGGCTACCAGAACAAGCTGCTGCTCGACCGCGTGGCCGAGCTGGAGCGCATCGAGGCCAACGGCACCGTGGCCATTGAGATCCTGGGCCAGAAGATCGAGCGGCTGGAGAGCGGCGAGCGCACGATGCTGGCCGTTCAGGTCGACGCTCGCGACCGCATGCAGGCCACCACCTCCAACTTCACCGCCGACATCAACGAGATGCGTGGCGAGCTGGACAACCACGACAAGCGCATTGAGATGCTGGAGCGGCAGCCCGAGCAGTACCGCCGCGAACGTCCCGCCTTCTGATGAGCATCGGTCACCGCCTCTGGGACGACAACGTGTTCGTGCGCTCTGGCGATCGCATGCCAGCGCCCGCGTTCGGTTTGCAGCTGCTGTTCATCCTGGACGTCGAGAACGCCCCTCGGCGCGAGCAGATCGCGGCGGTGACCGACTGGCTCGACCGGCACGAGGCCTCGCCCGGCCTGCTGCGCAGCCTGGAGCGCCGAGGTCTGATCAGCCGCCTCTCGGTGCTTGAGAAATACCTGTAGCGCTGCTATAGTGAGAAGATGACCGAGACCAATCCAGACCGCGACTTCAACTACCTGAAGTTCCTCGAAAACAACGTCCGTGACGGCGCGCGCGACACCGCTTCGTACCTGCGTCAGGTCGCCGACGAGATCGACCGGATCGCCAACAACCGCGAGGTCGACAAGATCGCCCAGGAGGTCACACACAAGCTCGTGTGGGGCGTGGCCAACTCCAACGTCGACGGCATCGCCTACCGGTACAACGACTACCTCCAGGTCAAGCAGATGGTCGAGGCGGAGAAGCGCCAGGCCGAGGCCACCGCGACCGTCTACCCTGATCCCTCATGATCACATTCCGTGTCGATGTCACCCTCGAAGATTCGTGGTGGACGATCCGCGTACCGGGGCTGCTCAACAGCTTCGATGACGAGGCCATCCTCACCCAGGCAGAGCGCTATGACGAGATCGAGGCTCAGGCTCGCGATCTCATCGCGGTGAGTACCGGCATCGACGGCGACCGTTTCGACATCGAGCTGTTCTACGCGTCCAAGGACCTGCAGGTCCTGTTCGATCGATTCCAGGCAGAACGTGAGGGGAAGTCATGACTGCCAAACTGCCGCCGCCGCTCTCCGAGCGCCACCAGGCCACCCTGCACCTGCTCTCGCTCTTCGAGTACAAGCACCTGCCGAACACGTTCCTCCGAGGCACCTCGGCGATCTTCCACGAGGCCGCGCACGAGCTGGTGGGCCGCTTGCATGATGGCCCGGAGCTGAGTGCAGGCCTGCGCAAGCTGGTCGAGGCCAAGGACTGCTGTGTCCGGCAGGCCGTGATCGACTTCCAGGGCAAGTCGACGTGAGCACACTCGCCTGGATCATCATCGGCTCGTTCGTGGTCTTCGTGATCTCGGGCGTCATCTCCTTCGGCCGCATGGACGTCGGGCCCGACTGGCTGGTCGTCACCTGCTTTGCCTTGCAGTGGATCGCCGCCATCGTCGGCATCGCCTGCCTGATCTTCCTGCTGGGCATGGCGGTCAACCTTCAGATCACGACAGGAGCATCATGACGCCGGATCAGCTGGAGCGTTGGCTGCACACCCAGACCAAGGCGGTGGCCTACGAACTTGTCCGGGACTGCGACCGAGGAAACGTCTACGACGTCGAGCCCGGATGGTCGACCTGGCCCAAGCGCGACCTCATTGCCTGGCTGTTCGAGAACCTCGACCCCGAGGACTACCCGGTGGTGGTGTCATGAGCCTGGTCGCGGTGTACGTCCTCCAGCACTGCCACGACTACGAGGGCAGCGACATCCTCGGCGTCTACGACTCGGCCGAGCGCGCTGTCGACGCCCTGCGTGAGGCGATCGAGGGCATGATCGAGCCGAGGTGGGGTGATAAGCACGCCTGGTACCAGATTGACCGGCAGCCGCTCAATCGTCCGGCCGCGTCCTCGTGGGACAACGGCAGCTCGATCGTCGCCCACACCATGCTCGGCCACCTGGTCGAGGGCTACGACCTGGAGCTACCCAGCATCCTCGACGGCGTACCGACCGAGACTGCCAAGCCCTTCGAGCCGATGCCGATGCTGCCCAAGGAGTGCTTCATCACCGGCTGCGAGGAGCCGCGCTACCGCAACTACTTCGCGTGCGAGCAGCACGTGCACAAGGGGATGAGCAAGTCATGAGCTGGCCTGAAGCCGCTGTCAGCATCGTCGCGATCGTCGTCGTCGGATGGCTTGCTCGCGAGTTCTTCAGGGCGCTGTGATGGATCGCGGATACCCGGTGCCCGAGGTGCCGTGCGCCGAAGAGGGCTGCATGGCCTCGTTCAAGAGCCACCGGCACGGCCAGATCCAGGCCCACAAGAACGGCTGGTTCCACTCGCGCGCCGAGCAGGTGTCGTGGTGCCCCGAGCACGTGCCCGAGTGGGTCGCCGGATGGCGGGCCAAGAAGCAACGAGAGCAGGGAGACCAATGAGCGAGATCGAGGATCTGCGGGCAGAGAACGCCAAGCTGCTGGAGCACGCGCAGCGGCTGACCGGCGCACTGGTGCTCGCCGCCAACGACGCCCACCCCACCTACTCCAGCACCGCAGGCTGGCGTGGCGGCATCGGTGGTCAGGCGATGACCCGAGGGTGCTCGGTCATCGACCCGCCTCCTGGTGAGGAGTGGACTCAGGGCAGTCTCGACGGTCCGGCGCGCGAGTTCCTGAAGGAGTACCCCTTCGATCTGCAGGCGATGCGCCTGACGCTCAAGGCCGAGCTGAGCGAGGAGTACTGGGGACCGAGCGACGGACCTGTTGATGAGTAGCGTCGGTCTCGAATACCCGCGCGAGATGGCGCGCATCCGGGGAGCCAACCGGCGTCGTCTGGTGGGCATTCTCCGCGACGAGGATGGCGCGGCCACTGTGATCGTCCAGATGGCGCGTGACACGCCGGTGGAGACGATTCGGGAGTACCGATCGAGCTATGCCCGTAGAGGTGCCTGGCAGGATCGGCACTGGAAGAGCGATCTGTGACCGCGCACGGCGACAACCCCAGGCTGCACACCGTCACGATCGACGCCGACGGCGACCTGACGTTCGTCTGCGTTGGCGACGAGACGTCGGCGTGCCACATCTACCCAGACTGCGGCTGTGAGTGCTGGAGCGACGGCCATGACCACGAGCCGGTGCCGCAGCAGAAGTGCTGGATGCAGGACTGGTTCGACAACGACTGCATCTCGCCGACGTCCGATTCGATCCACGAGGTCGGATACGACGTCGGCATGTCCGGCGGGGTGGCGTGCACCTTCGAGATGGACTACATCGACTGGCGCTTCGTCTGTCCTTACCCTGTAGCTGTGCTATAGTGGAAAGGTGAACGCCTTCCAGCTGACCTTCCTCATCTGCTTCGCAGTCATGGCCGTCGGCGTGCTCGCGATCTCCATCGTCGTCGACCGACGGGCGCGCAAGGCGCACAAGGCCCGACAGGCGGCGTACCAGGACGCTATCGACCAGAGGATCGCCGAACTCGACAAGCTGGTCGACGAGTCCACCGAGATCTACCTGCAGATGCTCGACGACTTCCACAAGGGCAGCCAACGCTGACCGCAGACCACCAAGGAGACCATGTGTTCGACCGAGACCACCCCGAGCTGGAGCGCTGGCTGGAGCTGGAGGACCTGAAGTATCGGGCCGCCCTCATCCAGGCGCGCATCGAGTCCGGCATGACCATCGAGGACCTCGCCAAGGCCTGCGGGCGCTCGACGGCAGCGCTGACGCAGATGGAAGATCTGGACTACGACCCTCACCTGTCCACGCTGCGGCGCTACGCGTGCGCTGTGGGCATCCTGGTCAACCGTCAGGTCATGCATCTGCCCGATCCTGTACCGGACCCGGTGGAGGAGGCTGCCGAGGCGTTCGCTGACGAGCCTGGAGAGACGCGCTGGCGGGTTCGGGTGTTGCGTCTGAGCGACAGTGCTCCGTCTGTGACGGTGCTGGACACCGACAGTGCTCAGACGGCCTACGCAGAGTTCGCCTCGCATGGTGCGCCCAACCTTGTGCTGGAGAAGTCCATCGCTGGTGGCCCTTGGGTCGAGATGTCGAAGAGAACGACCGAGCCCAAGGCCGAGCCGCCCAAGGTCTGGTGGCGCGTGCTGCGCAGGCACAAGGGCCCGCGCGCCGACATGGTGCTGGAAGAGACCACCGACGAGCGTCAGGCGCGCGCGGTCTACTCTTCGAATGCCGACGTGGCCGTGCTGCAGAAGAGCGTCGGTGACGGCGACAACGCGTGGACGGATGTGCCCTACCCCGGCGACGACAACGGTGCGTACCGCTCGGTCTCGATCGAGGAGAAGCCGGGCGCGTGGTGGCGAGCGGTCTACTACCGCGACGGCGAGGAGCCCATCGTGGCCGCCTGCGCCGAGGACGAGGCCTGGGTGCGTGGAGTCCAGAGAATGACCCCCGGAGCGGTCCTGGAGCGTTCCTTCACTCGCGTCGAGCACTCCGAGCCCTGGCGAAAGGCCCACTGATGAGCTACCCCGGCTACGAACATCCGCTCGATGCTGCGCACGAGCTGCGTCTGGAGATGATGCTCAGGGTCGGCCAGATGTCCGGCCCTCGGCCCCTCGCGGGCTCTGTGCGCATTCCCACCTGGGGGATCTCCAGCTCCGAGCAGGAGCTGGCGGCGATCAAGGATGCGCTGCGGCGGATGAGCGACCAGGTCGAGGACCTGGTGCGCAAGGAGTTCGGCATGCTCTCGATCGCCCAGCAGCGCGAGCACGATCGCAAGCTGCGCCAGCGCCAGCGAGTGAACGCCTTCAGCGTCCGGGCGATGCCCGAGGAGTACTGGAAGGTGCCCGAGCGCCCGTGGGAGGAGACGCCCTTCGACCTCGACACCTGGGACGTCGCGGCGGTGCAGGGGTGATCACCGATCGCAAGGTGGGCAAGCGGCTCTATCAGCTCCGGCGTGACATGGACCGGACGCAGAAGCAGGTGGCCAAGGTGACCGGCATTCCGCAGCCCACCCTCTCCAAGATCGAGCGCGGTCACTCGATCGCTTCGCGGGACGCTCTGGAGAGGCTGTGCCTGTACTACGGCGTCCCGCTGTCCTCGGTGACCAGCGATGACATCCCCAAGCCCTCGTGGGAGCCTGGCGGCGAGCGCAACGGCATACTGACCGATCTGGAGAAGGGGCTGCTGAAGGCTCCCCGGCGGTCTCCGCTGTATGTCGAGATGACTCAAGCCCAGAAGGCCAGCCTCGCCGAGGTGAGTGAGGCTGCCGAGGCGCGTCATGCGGCCGACCTGCGCTACAAGAACGCGCTGCTCGATGCCTACGCGCTCGGCCTGGGGCCGAGCCCGATCGCCACGGCGGCCGGGGTGACCACGATCTCGATTATCCAGATGATCCGACGCATGCGGGAGAAGGTGTCGTGAGCAGCGGACAGCTCCCGCGCTGGCCGGAGATCTTCCCGAAGATGAAGCGGCGCGGCAAGGGGCGTGAGCGTCGGGGCCGTCTGGTCATCTTCGACGCCGACTGGAATCCGCAGATTGCGGTGCGCGAGAGCCAGGTCGATGGCCGGTTCGACTATCCACCGGGCGAGACCCTGAAGCCTGGCTTGATCCACGTATCGATGACCATCGCCGACCGCCGCGTGAGTGGCGTGGTGGTGGATAGCGCCTGCGATGCGCTGTACTCGGGGCACCTGTGTGACCTGCCGCCCGGCCATCAGGGCGAACACGAGTGCCATCAGCACGACACCACCATCCGATGGAACGAAGAGACGGAGAAAGCATGAGCACGAAGATCGCAGCAATCGAGGTCCTGACCGACGCGCGCAAGCCCGAGAAGCGCCGCCGGGTGACCATCTTCATCGACCAGATCGTGGCCATCGAGCAGCGGGAGAAGAGCGGCAAGGCGACCGTCTTCACCACCGGTGACCAGTGGTTCTACACCGACGAGCACTACGACGTGCTCGTGGCTCAGATCAACGCCGCGCTGAGCGACGAGGACATGGACGAGGGCCTGCTGATCGTCAAGCGGGCGAGCCCGGAGGACCGGCAGGCGATCCTCAACGGTGACCTGTGAGGTTGTCCTTGGACGTGGTCCAGGTCCACTACCTCTCGCGGCGCTCTGAACGACTGGAGCGCCGCGTTTCGTATCCGCGAGGCAGCATCTTCTGGCTGCACCACTACCACACCGACACCAAGGTCTACACCGGCACCGAGATCGTCCAGGGCAACGTCCTGCTGCCCGCCTGGTGGGACATGACCGGTCATCCCGAAGCCGTGTTCGCTCCGCCAGAGACGTGCGCGTGCTGGGAGTGCTTGCAGGACAAGGCGAATCCGCCGAAGGAGGAGCTGAGCCCAGAGCAGGCGATCGAGGCCCTGACCGATGACCTGGCCGCCGTCCTGGTCACCGAGGGCCTGATGGTCACGCCCGAGGCTGTCGCACAGCTGCGTGTGGCCGTTCAGATGTGTACTGGTACCGGGGAATAGGAAACAGTGCCCAAATGGTGACAGTGCCCCAAGAAAATGGGATCAGTGCCCAAATGGTGACAGTACCCATTTTTGTGGTACCCTGTACCCCATGAGCGACACTGAGAAGTACGCGCGCTTTCCGTTTCCGCGTGATCTCCATGCTCGATGGAAGATCGAGGCCGCCCACCAGGGGAAGACCTTGACCGGTCTGCTGCGAGACATCATCACCGTCCTCGAAAAGACGCGTGACGAAAAGCGTGACGAAACTCCGATCACGTCGACCACGGTCGGCGCGAGTTGGTCTGCCGAGTCGACCACGCCGGTCGACAAGCCGCACGGTCCCGACTTCACGAGTAAGCTGCCGCCGCTGCTGCATGACGGATTGATCGTCCGGCCCGAAGGTGAGCCCTCCTTCAACGCCGACTTGATCCGAGCCAAGCTCGGCCGGATCGGTACCAGCGGCGAAGACCCGCACTGGGCCGCGAACGTCGAGCCCTACGTCAGCGAGCACCCGCACGGCAGCGACGAGTGGTGGGCCAACCATCCGCTCAACACCAACGAGACCAGCCCGTGGTGCGGCGAGGTCAACCCGTTCGGGCCCGACGCCCACTACATCGAGAGGTCCTCGCGCGAGCGCCTGCTGCGCGAGATCGAGCGCCACCAACCTGAGGAGACCCCGTGACCAACCGCCCGATCGACCTGACCGACGCCGAACTCGATCACCTGATGAGCTTGTTCGACAACAGCCCCGGGCCCGAGAACTTTTCGACGGCCTACAACAAGCTCCGCGAGGAGCGCGAAAGCCGCCAGCACGATCTCCTGCATCGCGAGGCGATCGGTGCGTTTCTCAACCTGGCCGGGGTGCCGTCGAGCAGTCGAGAGATTGCGGTGCGGTCGATCATGGACAACCTCGGGCTGGGTGGCGTGCGTGAGGCGATCGCGTTCTGGCACCAGAAGACCCTGCGGTGACCGCGCCCAAGGGCGGCCGTCCCAAGCCGAGCACACCGCCTGCCGGGCCCTCGGGAGTGAGCAGCGCGTACAAGTCCTCCTTCGGCTTCGTCGTGGGGGATCGGGTCCTTGCCCATCTGGCCGGGGAGGAATGGCCGGGCACCCTCGCTCTCGTTGGCACCATCGACGGGCGCGAGTATGTCGAGGTCGACGTCGATGGCGAGGGGCGATGGGGCCTCCCGGCCGACAAGGTCCAGAAGACCGAGGACGACGACGGTGTCACTGTTCAGCCGACGGTCTACCGCGTGCTCGCCGACTGCATCCGCGAGGACCACCTGGAGGGCTGGAAGTTCGCGATCTACGTCGAGTACCGCGCCGGAGGCACCTGGACGGTTCGCTGGCAGCAGATGGTGCTCAACTGGGATGGCGAGTGGGACTACGAGATCAAGCCCTGCGACGATCCGAACCTGCCGTGGGTGCGTCACCAGCGCTTCGCCGATCTCCATGAGGCCCTGAAGCTCGCGCGTCATCACGCGACCAGAGTGAAGCTCGGCGGGAAGTACACCGCTGCGGAGTATGCAGCCTGGCAGGACGAGCCCGAGAAGCCCACCTGCAACCGGGCCGACTACGACGCTGGGCCGGACAAGGTCAACCACACTGGAGTCAGCGAGGGCAGCGACAACTGCCGCGACTGCTGGGCTTCGTGGGGCGATGACGGAACCTACAGCGGGCCGCTGTGAGCGAGTGGAACGGGGAGATCCCCGCCGACATGCGTATCGTCGACCGCTGGTCGGTGCGGCGCAACGCGTTCGTCCTGGTGCTGCAGAAGCACGGTCCGACGCGGCGCACGATCAGCACCCGCCGTCAGCTCTACGGCTGGCGCACCATCCACGAGGCCCCCGAGACGCTCATCTTCCCGTTCCAGCAGCGCAACTACCTGATGAGCTACGTCCGGATGCTGATGACCCCGATTCCCCGCTCCCGCTACGATCCGCCTCCGCTCCGGCCCCGCAGGAACTTGACGATGCCGGTCGGCGGCACGATGAAGCAGGTGCGCGAGGCATCGAAGGAACGGTGGGGCATCGAAGAGGCGGTGCGGTGGGCCGGACGCGAGAGGGGCGACAGTGACGATTGACAAGACGTGGGGGTCCGCCAGAGTGAAGCTGTACGACCACCTCTGGGGCCTGGTCTACGACAGCGACCAGGACTTCAACGCCGAGGGGCTGGGCAAGCCTGATGCGATCGAACGGGGTGTCCGTAGCTGCCTGCGTGACCACACCGACAACGGCCGCCTGTACGCGACGGTCGACGTTCCTCACGTCGGCATGATCTGGTCGGGCATTGTCGAGGAGACGCCGGGCGGCCTGCAGTGGCTCCGGGGCATCGAGTTCATCCGGGCGGTACTCAGGCCGCCCAACCCCTACCTCCGAGGAGATCATCAGTGATCAGCCAAGTCTGGAGCTTCTCGCTCACCGTGCTCGGTGCCTTCGGCCTGGTGCTGGTGTTCCGCTACCCCCAGCACTGGATCGGCCCGGCGTGGTCGATCGTGTTGCAGACGGTGTGGCTGAGCTATGGCATCGCCACGGTGCAGTGGGGCTTCGTCGCCTCGGCATTCATGTACGCCGGTGCCAATACCTACGGCCTGCTCAAGCGCCGCCGCGCGCGTCAGGACCAGGCGGTGGAGTGGGTAGCTCCGGCGCGCACCGAGCCCTCATAGCCTGAGGTACCAGAATCTATAGTGACCCTGTAGGATTCGGTTCATCCAACGACCAAGGAGACCAGCAGTGAGCCAGCGCAAGAACCGATTCGCCGACGCCGAGAGCGTCGAGACCCTGATCCACTACATCGTCGGCGCGGCCTCGATGTGCTGGGAGAAGGTCGACAAGGCGGGCGTCTTCGACGACGCCAAGGCTCGCTCGGTCGCCGACGATGGGCTGGAGCGCCTGCGCCAGCTGCGCGGTGACATCCCCGACGAGATCTCGCAGGTCCAGGCCGAGCTGCAGGCGGGCCGATGATGACCGGCATCGGGATCGCCTTGATCCTGGGTGTGCTGGGCGTGCTCGGCGCTGTGACGGCGGAGGTGTCCCGATGATCGCTCCCTACACCATGGCCAAGCACTGCGAGACCGTGCGCATGCTCGCCTACACCCTGGCCATCTGTAGCTTCCTGCTGCCGAAGGCGATGGGCTACGTCCTGCCCTACGGATTCCGGCTGACCATACTGATCATCGTCCTGGTGATGCTCGTGGTCGGGTTCGCGACGCCCAAACTCTACACCCGCCGGTGGGATCGCATGACGCGCGAGAAGATGGATGACCACCAAGCGACGCTGGAGAGCGACAGGGCACTGGAGGCCTTCGAGCGCGAGCACGCGGCCTGGCTGGCCGAGCCGGGCATCTACCTCACCAAGGTCGGCGATGGCACCCTGCAGCAGTGGCTCGACGAGATCGACCGCGAGAAGCGAGTCGCGAAGGAACGGGAGAAGCAGGACGAGCTTGATCGGAAGATGATCGAGGCCATGGACAGCGAGATTCGGCTCAAGGATCAGATCAACCAGGCCCTGTCGCAGCCTCCGACGCGCGAGGTCGTCATGGACAAGCCCGAGCCCAGTCGCTCGTCGCCGCCGCCGATCTTCAGCTTCAGCCCCGTCAGCACACCGCATCGGTCTGTCGGGGGCGGCAAGGGCGAGCCCTTCAGCTGGGACTGCATGGTCTGCGGCTCTGACCACGGGATGATCTACATGGGCACCGGCAGCCGGGCGGTGTGCAACCGCTGTGGTCACGCGATCAACAACGTCGTGGACCGGCGACTGCCGTGAGTGGTGACATCGTCGTCTCTGACGACCGTGTCGAGGCCATGATCGACTTCGACACCCTCTACGAGGGCTGGGTCGAGGCCAGCTGTGAGTGGTGCGACTGGACCACCACCGGCACGGAATCGACTGTCGAGGACGCTGCCTACGAGCACGTCGCGACCATGCACCCGCCGGAGCCTGCCGAGCCGTGAGATTGGACAAACCTGTAGTAATCCTGTAGCGTTTCTCTTGTGACAAACGGAGGTGACGACGATGGGACGACCGTGATCTGATGAACTGCGTGGGGATAGTCGGCACAGAGTAGTCACGGGCAATCGACGCTGGCGAATGACGCCTCTCCTGGGCTCTCAACCAGGAGAAGCAGGGGCCTGACATGTGGGACTAGGCGGGTGAAGGCCCACGACAACTGAATAGGGGACGGGGCGCTGCCTCTGCGGGTAGCTCGTGTTGTTGCCCCGTCCCCACAATCCTCGGAGCAATGTGGAGCGTGTCGACCTCGCGCAGGGTCGGCAGTCAGGGTCGGGTCCTGAACGAGGAGCGAGGGAAGCACTCGCCGGATTGTTCTTAGAGCAGTCCGGGGTCACGCGTAGAGGAGTGCGAAGCTGGTAGGGGTTAGGCCAGCACCCGAGGGAGTAGCTCAGCTGGCAGAGCTAGGCATGCGCGGCGCGCGCTGAGGACGAGGCTTGATCACCTCGACTCGCATGTCCGGTCGGTGGTTCGAATCCACCCTCCTTCACTAGGTCGAAGACGCTTCGGCCGTGGGGCGGTACCTGAGGAGTCATGACCCTCAAGCCGCCAGGGGCGCTCGGACGCGGGCGTGGCTAAAGCAGGGCGGCGAGCCCTGCCAGGTGTGTTCGAATCCACCAGCCCCACGACATCAACCAAGGAGACCACCATGGTGAATCAGAAGATCCTCGATCAGGTGATCGAACAGGCTGTTCATCTCAGCAAGACCGGTGAGGCGCATGCTCAGGTCGAAGAGACCCCGCACGGCTTCATCGTGCTCATCGGGGAGACCGACGAGATCGGCCTCGACGACGTGATCACCGCCGGGTTCGGGCCGACCGTCGACGAGGCGCTGGTGCGTGCCAACGCGGCCATGCCGCCGAGGAGCTGACTGTGCCGGATTACAGCATGTCCAACGCTCTGAACAAGCTCGCCGTTCAGATGGAGCTGGCGAACAAGATCGCCATCGCCAGCGAGCCCAGTTTCCCGCCCGACCTGCGCGACAAGCTGATCGCCGACCTGCGTAGGCACTACAACCCGAGGGGGATCTGATGGCGCAACTCGACCGGATCTACATGGGCTCACTGCGCTCGGGCTGGGAAGCTACCTTCACCCACAACAAGCACACCTACGCACGCAAGGGCACGGTGATCGAGATCCGATTCTCCGGCAGCCGGATCGTCGAGGCGAGCATCCTGGGCGGCCCGCGCGACATGATCGCCGAGAGCATCAACTACGGCACGCCGGACAAGGCCAACGTCATCCTGAAGTGGATGGAGCGGCCGGTCCCGGACTTGACTAACCTGTAGTAGTCCTATAGCGTAAAACTCATGAGCCAAGAACTGATAGACGTCGCCCGGATCGCTCAGCGGTACGTCAACCAGCAGTTTCGTGTCTACAACGACCTCTCCGAAGCGGAAGAGGATCAGCTGCACGCCGACCAGGAAGCGCTCTGGTGCGAGTGCGGTCACGGTCCCGAGCACCACGAGCACAAGCCGTGGAAGTCGATCGCCAGGTACCGCAATGGCCAGTACGGCAAGGGTCACTGGTACCGGCGCTGCCGGGGCCACAAGGGCTACGACACGATGATCGGCGAGACCCCTTGCCGGTGCAAGGGCTACGCCCCGAGAGGAGTACAAGCATGACCGACCAGGACACCACCAAGATGTGGCTCGATGGCAAGCGTGTCGTCTTCCGGGACGACAAGGGGCGCTACCACAGCTTCAAGCTGGAGGACGGCAGCCACGAGCAGACCTTCTCGCACTCGGCGTTCCGGGACGGCTGGACCCCGCTCGTGCCGAGGTTACAGACGCTGACGGTCTACCGGGAGAGCGACAAGATGCCCGAGCCCGATCGCGAGAACCTGCTGCACAACGATTTCGTGCGCGACTGGTTCGGCCTGTTCTCTGACGAGGAGCTGGGGTACCGCCCCCTGCCGGACAGCCCGCCGATGAACGACATCCGGATTCGCGAGATCGAGCATCGTGGCGAGATGGTCCGCGAACAGGTTCTGGACCTCATCGAAAAGATCGACGTCCAACACCAGCGGGACGAGCGCATCAGGAAGGCGACGGAGGCCTTCTGGGACAAGAAGGTCGACAAGACGGGAGAGGGCAACTACTTCAACGAGCAGAGCAAGCTCACGCAGGACCGGCTCATCTCTTCGATGAAGTTCGCCTTCGAGGCGGCGGGGGTGGCACTCCCGTGACCAGCGACAACTGCTCGTGCAACCACTGGGTGGGTGCGCACGATAACGAGGGCTGCCGGACGCTCAATTGCGCCTGTCGTCGCAGCTACGCCCACACCGTCACCCGTGCGTCCCGGGATCCAGAGATGCAGGCCGTTCGTCGGGGCATCGAGGTCGCGACTCACCACGAGGGGCCCTTCGAGTTCGGCCACTACATCGAGCGCTTCGACGGCGGTGAGAACGGTGATCGCAACGACGACTCCCTGTGGACGCCGATCATCTATGAGGCCGACAGTCTGGAGGACGCCGTGGAAAGTCGCGGCAGCTTCGCAGTGGACATCGGCCTCGGCGACAGCCACTACCGGCGCTCGGAGATCGTGCGCCGCGCCGTCTCGCCCTGGGAGGTGTTCTCATGACGCGCGAGGGCGAGATCTTCGACATGGGCGCGGCCGAGCCGATGAACATCCTCGGCGTCGAGTCGATGGTCTGGGCCTCCGACATGGAGGGTCACATCGACCTGGATGGTGACCCGCACATTCGGCTGCACTTCAGCCGGACTCGGCACGGTGAGTGGAAGACCTACATCGGTGGCAAGGCCTACCTCCAGTGGGAGGAGGTGCTGCGCCGGTTCGGTCCGGTGCGCGTCACCGCCGTTGCTCCGGAGGTGGCCTGATGAGCGTGCGCGTCTGGTTCCAGTACGAGCCCTGGGACAACATCACTCGCTCCGAGGTCCTGACCCAGATGCCCATTGCCGGTGATCTGGTGACCTTCTACGAGCGCGACAGCGATGGTGACGAGATGGGCCCTGACAGCTACATGGTCAGCCATGTGGAGTGGGAGATCGGCAAGTGCGACCTCCCCGGCGGCCCGTACTCCAGCGAGCGTCGCGACCACACGGTGCACCTGAGGAAGTTGCCATGATGAGCGTTCACGAGAAGTGCCCGGACAAGGGCACCTGCTGGCACGGCTGTGACTTGGCCTGCTACCGCATCCGGATCGCCGGGCCGCTGTCGGGAGTCTTCCCGGGTGACACCTGGCCCGAGGAGATCGTCGCCCAACACAAGGCGCTGAACGACTTCGAGCGTCATCGGCTGCGTGAAGCCGAGAAGAGGCTGCCCGACGCCGACCCCCAGTTGCCTCTATGCGGGTCCTGCGGGGCCGAGACCGACCACGATGGCGACAACCTCTACTGCGAGGACTGTGGGCTGGACTTCGACCCGATCCACATGACTGCGTCCTACCGGAATCCCGACATCAGGCCGTGCGCCAAGGCCTGCACCGATGAGCATCCGACCGATGGCCGTTTCGAGAGCTACACCTGGGTGTGTGGCCCTTGCGCCCTTCCCGAGGGGCACAAGGGCGAGTGCTACACCGGTTGTCGGCTCGTGCGGACCGAAGAGCTGCATTCTTCTTGACAAAACCTATAGTGATCCTGTAGCGTCTTTTACATGGAGACCAAGCCAACTCAGCGCCAGATCGACAGCCTCATTGCCCAGCGCGGGCAGCTACACACCGCCGCGACCACCCTGATCGTCCTCGGCGAAGACCGGTTGGCCCAGCAGGTCACCAACGTCGCCACCCGGGTGCACGAGCAGATCGCCCGGCTGCTGTGCGAGCGAGAGGGAGCCTGATGTCCGCCTTCGAGCCCGGCTGCGAGTGCACCTGGTACGACAACCAGGGCGATCACCTCAGCTCAGACTTCAACCCCGAGTGCCCGGTGCACGGCACGCCGCCGCGCAAGCCCTTCCTGGAGCTGCGCAACCTCAATGCCGACGCGTGGGAGCGCGACAAGGCGCTGATGGCGCTGCGCTGCCCGTTCTACAACAGCTTCAGCGGCTGCGGCGGCGGGTGCTACGAGGAGCCCATGTGCCAGGCCGAGGAGCCCGAGGACGGTTGGGAACTGCCGGTGCCCTACGGCCTGCACATCCTGGCCGAGGTCGCCGAAGAGGCCAAGGCAAAGCAGGAGCGCGAGCGCATCGAGACCTGGCTGCGTGCCGAGGAGGCCTGGCTGCGGCGGCCGATCCTGGAGAGCACGCAGTACAGCCGATACGGCGGCATCCCTCGCGACATCCCCAACGGCGTCTACCCGGTCAACCCCGCTCTGCTGGAGCACCAGGCGAAGGCCGATGCCGAGCGTCGAGAGCAGTACTCGTGGCTCAGCGACAAGGGCCCCTACGAGCCCAAGCCGTGGATCGTGCTGCGCAACAGCGACGGCGGTGGATTCATGGGCCAGTACGCCACCCGCGAGGAGGCCGAGGAGGCGTTTCTGCTCGACGAGGCCAAGACCCGCAACTTCTGGGAAGAGAAGGTCGAGTGGCGCGAGAACGGTGACAAGACCACGCCGAGCTACTACACCATTCACGGCACCACCAGGTCCAAGCTGCGGGACAAGGGCGGCGCGCCGGTACTGCGTATCGACCACCGCCACTACGTGCCGCGCAAGATCTGGACCGACCGCGAGGAGTTCAAGAATCGTAGCCGCAATGGTCGCGATCACAAGGGATTCGCCGGTCGCGAGCTGGCCTGGCGCTACCTCGACGAGCAGGGTCAGCCCACCGGGCCCGAGCACTACAGCGACGACGTCTTCACCCAGGGGAGCATCCCTGAGGAGTTCTACGACCGACTGCCCGACAACGCCGTGTTCGTCACCTACGATCGCGGCCCCTCGATCGCCGAAGTGGTGGCGAGGGTGCAGGCCCGGCTCGACGACGACGAGAAGGATCCATTCTGATGAGCGACTACATCGATCCCCTGGTGAAGCAGGCCGAGCAGGTCATCCTGCGTCACCAGCGAGGTAGCGGGGTGCCCACGCAGGAGTGGGTCCACCTCGTGCAGAGCCTCGCGCGCCGCGTGGACGACCTGACCCACAAGGGAGGAATCCGATGACTGAACTCGCCCCCGAAGAGCCCCACTGGCACGAGATCGCCAAGGCGATCTACGACCTCAACCCGGCCAACCAGCCGTGGGATGGCGACCGCTTCGAGTACCACGAGGAGCACTCGTGGGCGCAGCACAACCAGCAGCTCGCGCAGCGCCAGGCGGTCGCCGTCCTGGGCAAGCTCGCTCAGCACTACCACCTGGTGCCCAAGGTCGAGCCGCACCCCATGCGCGTCGGCATGATCAACATGCAGCCGGACGAGGAGGAGTACGGCACCTCGGACCCGGTGCTGACGGTGCATTTCGACGGCATCCCCAGCCCGGGCCGCCTGTTCGATCTCGACGAGCTGGCGGCGGCGCTGATGGCCGCGCACGCAGCGAAGGCCAAGCAGTGATCATCACCAGCATGGATCAGCTCGCCGAGCTGCCGTTCGGCACGGTCATCCTGTGGCAATGGCGTCCAGGGCGGGCGCTGAGTACGGAGAAGATCGCCTACGGCAACGGCTGGTCTGAGGGCAGCGATCAGCAGTTCGCCGACGCTTTCGAGCGCGGCACGCCCACCTGCACGGTTCTGTGGCGGCCCGATGTCGAGATGGTCTCGATCGTCACGCCGGATACCCAGAAGCCGTCTCCGGCACTGATCGAGGCTGCCTACATCGCTCAGGACGATCTGTCCAAGCCGCCCGACCGATTGACCGTAGAGTTCACCGCCGAGATCATCCAGGCCTATCTGGACGCCCGCGACCACAACGAGGTGTGGGTGCTCGGCCACCCCAAGGATTGGAGTCCGTCATGAGTGCTGACCGCTGGTCGGTGTGTTCGAACTGCGTCGCCGAGGTGGCCAAGAGGTCCAATGCCGCCATCGAGAAGCAGGAGCAGCGCGTCGCTGACGCCTACGGCACCCTGCCCTTCGAGGAGTTCTCCCGCGTCCAGGCCGAGGTGCGAGCGAACGTCGCCTCGATTCATGCCCAGGCGGAGCGTGACGAGAACAGCGCCACCCTGCGCGAGGACTACGAGTTCTACCTGGAGGACGGCACGGTGGAGATCTCGTACAAGGCCCGGTGCACCGAGTGCGGCTTCGGCGGCGAGCACAGGGACTCTTTCGACCTGCACGTGCAGCGGTAGCGCCTCCCGCAATAACCTGTAGACCAGCTCTAGCATCGGAGTCATGCTGGAGAGAGTGGTCGACCTGTTTCTGCGCCTGGTCGGCGCACTCTTGATGCCCCTGCCCAACCCCTACGAGGAAGACTGATGACCGCCAAGCACCGGCACACCCTGATCCACAAGATCGAGCCGAAGGGCCGGGGGAAGAGCACCCCCGAGACCCGGAACAAGCGCGACCAGACCGAGAGCGATCGGCAGAAGGCGCGCCGCCAGATCAAGGTCGGACAGCTGTCGGAGACCATGGGCCCCGAGGCCATCGCCAAGGCGATGGGGATTTCGCACGCCCGCGTGCTGCTGGACTTCGATGAGATGGGCATCGAGGAGATGCCCTCGCGCCACCGGGCGGTCGTGCTGAAGCAGGAGCGCGCGTCGTGAGCGACACCCCGCGCGAGCAGATCACGGCGATCTTCGCTGAGGAGATCGCCACCTCCATCGCCGACCACGAGCCGACGCCGTTCATCGCCTGGCTGGAGCGTCTGCGCGACAAGGTGCTCGATGTCGTAGATGAGATCGACATTCACACATAAACAGTGTAAAGTCACTCTCATGACCGAACCAACGCCCGACGACGTCGAGCAGTACTTCGAGGACTTCTTTTCGCTGGTCTCTCGGCTGTGTCCGCATTGCGGCCGAGAGATCCCCACTGTCGCTGGGCTCGACGTCGTCGAGGAGTCGACTGGCCAGAGCAGCCACGCCGAGCATTGCCAGCGCAACCCGCGCTCGAACTCTAACGACTCCATCGGCCTGTTTCAGCAGATGCCGTCCCGCTGGGGTCGTTGACACAGACCTGTAGTCAACCTACAGTCAGATCGAATCCACCACCTAGAAGGAGACCGTCCCCATGTCCATTCGCACCCTGCTCGCCTCGGTGGGCGTCACCGCCACTCTCGCGCCGCTGACCCTGTTCGGGGTCGCACCGGCTGAGGCGGTGCTCGTCGACGACTACGCCAGCGTCCGCCAGTGGCTGTGCTCGGAGAACGGCGCGGCCGTCGATGTCAGCTGGACCAACGCTTACGGCGGCGAGATCAAGCGCTCGAACACCCGCCTGGTCGAGGGCAAGGTCAGTCAGAACGGCCAGGTCATGTGCATCTACCAGGATGCCGTCGTCGGTGAGTACGGCGAGTCGATCTGGGCCTCGGTCACCGACCGGAGCGGCGGCTACGTCTCGTGCACGATCTTCGCCGACGGCGTCATCGTTGCTGAGGCGTCGGACGACACCCCCTACTACAGCGATGCGACTTGCGGATGATGCGCCGGTGGTTCGGACGACGTCGTCGGGGGCGTCACGCCGCGTCTGCTGCCCCGGGTGAGGTCTGGGTGATCATCGCCCACGACCGCACCACCTCCGCCCTGGTGCGTGTGCAGCCCGATCGGCGCAACTCGGTCACTGTGGCCACCCGCGCCATGAACACTCGCTACGGCCCGGGCGTGCGACGGCATCGAGTCGAAGATGACGTGCGCTGGTGGGAATGGGAGTTGACGCGCGCATGACGACCAAGACAGGCAAGCGCGAGACCGCTCAGATGGCGCTGAAGGCCCTCGGCGAGAAGAACGGCTGGGCGGTGACGCCGGGTAAGCATTCTGAGCGCCACCTCTACTTCACTCGGCAGAGTGAGAAGATCGCGGCCGAGTTCTTCCCGGGCGGCTCGCTGAAGGGGGCCACGCGCTACATGGTCTCGGCTTCCGATCCGGACAGCCGAGTGATTGTCCGCAATGACCCCGAGCGTCGCAAGAAGCTGGAGGCCTGGCTGCGGCGCGAAGCCCCTACGACCCCGCCTGCCGACGACCTCACGACCGGCACCGCCGAGCCGACCGGATTCCTGGTCATGCACAATCCGGAGGTCCAGAGTGCCATCGAGTTCACCGAATGGACGGCACTGCCCTACATGAGCTTCCAGGGGTGCCTCGTGTGTGGTTCGGTGGTCTTTGACCAGCAGCAACACCGTTCCTGGCACGAAAGGCTGAAGACATGACCATGCCGAAGAATCCCGACGGATCGACGCCGAAGGTGCCGAACATCGTCGCCCCTCTCTCGCGCGAGGTGCTGGATGAGATCCGCATCATCGACCCGCGTCAGCAGGCGATCGATAGCGCGCTGTCGCAGGTCGAGTCCATCCGTGACTCCGAGATCGACATCGAGGCGCGGCTGAACACGGCCGCCGACTTGCTGACCAAGCTGGTCTACAGCACCCTCGGAGGGCCGCTGCAATGACCCTCTCCCCCACGCCCGACCCGGTCGGCCGTCGTCAGGTCTGGATCGCTATCGCCGGGCTCGCCGCGACAATCGTGATCGGGCTGATCCTGGTCTGGGCGGTGGTGGCCACCAACTCCTCGACGCCGGACAAGACCGCCCAGCGCTACGAGCAGGCCTACCTGCTCCAGCTGCGCGAGGACCTGACCGACTTCCACGGCACCGATGCCGAGTTGCTCACCCTGGGCCGCTACGCCTGCGAGCTGATGGCCGACGGATCGACGCGCTACGACACCTCCTTCGAGCTGGTGTACGCGGTCTCCGGCGACCCGGCGGTCGAGGGCGCGCTGCGTGTCGTCGACGCCTCCAAGATCCCTCGCCTGGCCCAGATGTACCTCTGTCGAGACGTCGTGACGACGGAGTACTAGCTCGACAAAACACGTGTAATCCTGTAGAGTTAGCTGGGTTACGACGACTCAAGGAGACCACTGTGATTGACCTCGACCAGACTGAAGAGAAGCGCCTGCCCGACTGGGTCCAGCCCGGTGCTCAGGTGTATCTGGTGTCCGAAGGCTCGTGGGCCGACAAGGGCGTCACGATCAGCTCGGCGACTATCGACCGCGTCCTCAAGCGCGACATCGTCGGCCACTTCAACGTCGACGACCGCGAGGTCCGCTGGCGCGCCAACTCGTTCAGGACCGACGACTCGATCGGTCATTTCGGCAGCTTGACCGGCCCGGCCATTTACCCGGTCGACACCACCTCGAAAGACTTCGCCCAGCAGCGTGAGCGTGCCCAGTTGACCAGACTGAGCAAGCGCTACGAGCGTGCCCTTCGCCTCTTGACCAAGGCAGAGAAGGGCATTCGGTACGGCTACCCGACTACCGACGAGCAGGCGTTGGCCGTAGCTGACGCGCTCGATGCGATCAGCGTGGCCGCCGCCGACCTCGGCAAGAACATCCGCGAGAACAAGAAGCTGCTCTGAGCAGCACGAATCAAGGAGATCAATGACCCACTTCGATGACGTTCGCGCCTTCCAGGCACTCGCCGGACTGGCCGAACGCCCGACCCCGCAGCTGGAGCCGTGGCCGGAGGATCTCGACCACGCCGAGACCAGCCCGGTGGCGCATGCCCTGCTCTATCACCTGCGGGCGGCCGAGAAGCAGTCCAAGGACCTGTCCTTCGAGTACCCCGACAGTGTCGAGGCGCGCCGGGTGCGCCTGATCCTCTCCGAGGTGCGCGAGACGGTGCAGGCGATCATCGAGGGCGATCTCGTCGAGACCGCCGACGGTCTGTCCGACATCAACTACGTCGTCTACGGCACCTCGGCTGAGCTGGGGATCCCGCACGACCTGGTCCACAACGAGGTTCACCGGGCCAACATGGACAAGCGCTTCCCCGACGGCACCCTGCACCGCGACGTGGCGAACAAGGTCATCAAGCCGATCGAGCACGGCTGGAAGCCTGCCGACGTCGCTTCGGTGCTCCAGCAGGCCGCCGATCATCCGCTGCAGACTGTCGAGGGTCTGCCCGCTCCGAAGGGCCTGTCTCACGTCGACCTCCGGCTGCACCTGAGCGAGCCCGGAGAGGACGACGACTACAGCTGCTACAACATCACCGGCATCGGCGTGATCAACAGCTCGCTGAGCCTCGGTGAGCGCGATGGCCTGGCCGAGTCGATGGCCCAGAGCGATCGGTGGCAGGTCGACGGGGCCAACGCTGTCGTCACGGCGGTCGGTTCCGAGTCCGTGGTGGAGGTGCCCTGATGGCTCCCGAGATCACCATCGCCCACGACGGCGTCCCGTACCGCGCCAAGGTCATGAAGATCACCTCGACCCACCTGGGCTACGAGGACCACGGCATCTTCACAGCCTGGTTGCAGTGCCAGGGTGACGGCACCGGTATCGGGATCGGCGGGGTCTCGCTGGACACCCCGGTCCAGGTCGACCACGGCACGCACGGCTACACCCAGCGCGTGGGCACCGCCCTCGGCATGGAGTGGATCATCCAGATCATGGCGACCGTCGGCGTCCGGACGTGGGAAGAGCTGGTGGGGCAACGGATCTACGTCCTGTTCAGTGCTCCCGGCCTGGGCCAGATGGCCGCCGGTATCGCCAACATCGACTCCGGCAAGGCGCTGATCACCGAGAAGTTCTTCGCCGAGCAGCGCAAGACCCAGGAGGTCTGATGGCCGCCAAGGTCACCACCCAGGAGCTGTACGTCGCCGAGTGTGCTGAGCACGACTGGTACTCCGCCGCCTACGAGGAAGAGTCCAGCGCCGAGCGCGCGGCCGACGAGCATGACGAGGAGTTCCACTGATGGCCATTCAGGAGTACCCGGTCGGGCATCCCAAGCATGGGATCTCGCCCTACCGGCCGATGCAGACGGCGGCGTCCCGCCCGCCAGACTTCGGCTCGTGGCCGCTGATTCACCCCGAGACCGGCGATCGACGTTGCCCGTCGCCGGGGTGTGGCGAGTACGTCTGCCGGGAGTGCTGGCGCTGCGGGTGGATCCGCGACGACAGCGACCTGGATGAGGTGGTGGCCGAGCTGAAGATGCGACCGCACCCCTTGTCGATGGAGCCGTTCTTGCCGCCCGGGTTCGTCAAGGTCATCCCCGGCAAGGAGGAGCACTGATGGCGGGTAGCTACAACCACGCGGTCGACCAGAACACCGGCAAGCTCTACGACAACGAGAGCTTCGTCCAGATGGTCGAGAATCTCGGTGATGCCTACGAGACCGTCGAAGAGATGTACGGCATGATCTGGTTCCTCGCCGCCGCCCTGGACAGCACTCACGATCAGGGGATCTCCCCTCGGGTGTACATCGAGTTCGCTCGACAGGCCTACAGGGAGGGGCTGGCGGTCTCGCCTGGGACCGACGGTCAGCTCCCCGAGGAGGGCTGATGTTCTCCAGCTGCCCAGACGGCACCTGCGGGAGCTGCATCGGCTGCGCGATGCCCGAAGAGCCGGTGGTGACGCCCACGGCCCACGCACGCACCACAGACCCGATCTCCTCGCACCTGTCGGCCCCGGACACTTCGACGCGCCTGGCGCACCGCTGGCGGCTCCTGCTCGCCTACGACATCGGGGCGTCCCTGACTGACGAGGAGGCGGCCCGGATTGCAGGCTTCGAGCCTGGTGACGGGATGTGGAAGCGGTGCAGCGACCTGCGTAGAGACGGGCTCATCGCGCCGGTGGTGATCGGGCCCGGTCTCCCGGTGCTGGTCATTGGGAGCCGGGGCCGACCGGTACAGGTGTGCAGAATCACTGAAGCCGGAGAACGAGCAATCGACGGGCTCGATTCGCCCTGATCAGGCCGGACACGTCATTCACCCTGCGAAGTATTCGGACTAGCTGATGCAACAATTTGAGTACAGCCTTCGAATGACTACGAGGGGATGTCTGGTGTGGTAAGGGAGACCTAAGGTAATGTGTGCGATTTTCTCGCGCCTCGCGGAGGGCGTGCGGCGCTATTTCGATGGCGTCCTCGCCCCCTCGCACGAGGAGATCGAGGCAATGATGTCTGGAGACACCGATGACGAGCCCGACGTCCAACCCGTCTGACCAGCTGACCGCCACCGAGAGCAATGCCCTGAAGTGGGTGCTGCTCTGCAAGTCGCTGGGCATCGACCCGCTGAAGAGCACCCCCGACGCACTGTCTCACGAGCTGTTCTCACGCCGTAGTGGGATCGCGGTCCGGCCGGAGTCCCGAGGATGACCGCCGCCGCCAGCTTCGGCTCTCAGTCGCCCTATGGTGACCCGCGTGACGTCCTGGAGCGCCCGTTGACCAATCGTGAGATGTGGGCGGCCATCTGCGCGCACACCCCGGTCTTCGATGAGGTCGAGGAGTCGACCGGCATCGCGTTCTATGACGAGGACTTCATGGACGACTGGATCGAGGACGGCTGGATCGCAGCGAAGATGATCGAGGTCCATCAGACACGTTGACTTGCACAGGTTGTCCGTGTATTGTCAGTGTCATGACCTCCACAACAGCACCCACCACCGCCCCCACCCACTTCGCCGGTCGGAACAGCAACTACCTCAGCGACCACCTCGACAACGGCGTCTTCGATTCCGCTTCGTCCAGCGTCGGCTGGGAGATCGAAGCCCGCTGGGCGCAGGAACTCGCTGATCGCAGTGACAAGCTCGACGCCAAGGCGTACGCCACCCTGATCTCGGCCGTGCGCGCCGGGCTCCCCGTCGTGCTGGCGACCCTCGCCACCTTCGAGGGTCGCCAGTTCCGCGAGATCCGTACCGCAATCGTCGACGACCTGATCGTCCGGGGCGGCACCGACCGGATCATCGCCAGCGCTGACCGTCTCCGGGTCCGCGAGTGGGGTTTCTCCCACGACGTCCACCTCTCGCAGATCCTCTCGGTCAGTGTCCCCGCCACCTCGTTCGAGCCGATCGAGGAGGCCTGATGTACTACCGCATCTACTTCGCCCAGGGCGGGTACACCGAGACCTCGGACCCCGCCACCTACCTCGACAGCGCGATGACCAACCCTCGCCCGCAGAACAAGATCCTGGCCATCGTGGACCTGTACAACCTCAACGGACCGCTTGTCGACGCCATCGAGGAGGTTCAGGAGCGCAACAAGGCCGCCGCGAAGAGGGAGCCCGAGAACGAACTCGCAGCCAAGGTTCACCTCGCGAACAAGATCCTGGAGCAGGTCGAGCGCTGGCGCGAGGCGGGAGGCACCGGCAGTGTGGCCCACAACGTCTACGGCAAGCAGACTGTGAGCGTCGACTTCGTGGTCGAGCAACTGACCCGGATCATCAAGGAAGAGAGCTGACCATGTCCACCTTCTACAGGGCACTGCACGCCGACGGGACCTGGGTCGATACCGAGCAGCCGACGGCGCTCCTGAGTGCCGATTCGCCGGTGGTGGCCATCGTCGAGAAGGGCCTCTCCGGCGAGTTGCGAAACGAGATCCGCAGGGTCCTGCTCAATGAGGTGGGTGTGGAAGAGTCGGCCAAGGAGACCTACACCGAGTACAGCGTGGCCACGCCGGACACCTCCAAGCCTGAGGATGAAAGCGTGTTGCGACCGACCGGCACCGATACGCCAGCACCACGCACCCAGGATCGCAAGGTGGCCGCCGCCTGGGCCAAGAACAACGCGGGCTGGTTCCGCAAGGACTGCCATCCGGTCCTCATCGAGCGCGAGGTCACCGAGTGGCAGATCTCGACGCCGCCGGTCGAGGAACACCCCTTCCACCAGCTGCTGGTCGAGTACACCGAGTGGCTGCGTCAGGAGGAGCTGGACCCGCTGGGGGTCGAGCTGGACGTCCAGGGCGTGACTCGCGACTGGCTCTCGCGGCCGCAGATGCCCGGCCTCAACGACATCACCGACCCCGTCCTGAAGCGCTTCCTCGACAGCAGGAAGTAGCGAGACGACTTCGTCCCTGGTGTCTCATCTTTGTCACTGATCGATGAGACGATGTCACATCTGTGTAATTCGCCTGCTATAACAGTGCTTGAACTGCGTATTTGAAAGGGGCACTGGCGATATGGGCGAAGTGGTCAGCTTGACGGAACTCGTTCTGCGACGGAACTCGTTGGCGGAGGCCGAGATTGATCTCGGCACCGACGACGAGACCGTGATGGAGAAGCGATCGTGGAAGTGGGGAGCCCGGTGCGCCGGTGCCGACTACGAGGCGTTCTTCCCTGAAAAGGGCGGTTCGACGCGCGAGGCCAAGCAGATCTGCCGCGAGTGCATCGTGCGCTCCGAGTGCCTGCAGGCCGCGCTTGACAACGATGAGCGATTCGGCGTCTGGGGCGGGTATTCCGAGCGCGAGCGGCGCAAGATGCGGTCCCGACGCATCGTTTAACTATGACAGTCTAATCGTGTACGGTTAGGCGACCAGAGAGCAAGGAGACCACCCTGATGGATACCCCACGCACGATCGAGATCGACGACACTACCTACGACCTGATCCAGAGCCTGAACACCTACCGCTCGATGGTTCGGTCGCCCTTCATGCTCAACGGCGTCGGACCCGAGCCCGAGATCGACCGCGATCTCGACAAGCACCGGCGCAAGCTGGAGAAGGCCCTGACCCAGATCATCTCCGATCGGCTCATGAGCGCCGCGATGATCCCGGACGCCAAGGACGAGTTCCTCGCCTCCTTCAGAACGCCGGACGCTGCTCCTGAGCCCGAGCCCGAGGACCCGCGCGACCAGGAGATCCGCGACTTGCGTCAGCAGGTTGCCCGCCTCCGCCGAGACCTGCCGACCGGCTGGTATCACATCCTCAGCGAGCGCGAGGCGATCGTGCGCGGCTTCCCGGCCGTCGGCCCGGGCGAGGGTGCGGAGTATCAGGCGATGGACGGCTCGCGGTGGCGCTGGGATGACCAGCGTGCCGAGTGGGAGCTTCACGAGTACGCACCCACCGACGTCCGAGCGCTGATGAACGAGCGCGACGAGTGGCAGGCCGAGGCCGAGAACTCGGCGGCCGAGAGGATTCGACTCAGCGGCGAGATCGGTGCCCTGCAGGGGCAGAAGCTGGACCTGCAGAAGGGTGTCGACGAGCTGGCTCAGGCCATCCGCCTCTCGGTCGAGTACGTCGGCGTCGGCACGCTGCAGGCCCTCCCGGGCTGGGAGTGGTACGACGCGCTGGCCAACCACGCCCCCGCCGAACTCGCCCCACTGCTGGAGCAGTGGCGCAAGCTGCAGACGCGTGAGGCGGCTGAGCGCGAGGCCGAGGGGTGATCATCCGCCGTCGGGTGGCGCGCAAGAGCCGTCCTGCCGACTGCTGCTCGCGGTTGATCAAGGTGGGTGACCCCTACCTGGAGGTCACCCAGATGCCTGGCGATGAGGATGCCCCCACCGAGCGGCCGGTGCGGTTCCGCGAGTGCGTGGCCTGCGCGCATCGCTACGGTCGGGGCCCGGTCGTCACGCCGGTGCCCGAAGGGTTCGTGGTCATCCCGGTGCCCTACGTACACCACGCGGGGCCGAACGACACCGTCGAGAGCCTGTACGCCCGGGCTGCGTGGAATCTCGACCGCGAGCACCCGATCGGCGGATCGAACCTCATCCGCTCGGTCTCGCACACCCTGCACGACATCGCCAAGAACCTGCAGATCATCGCCAAGAGGAAGGACTCCGATGGCCAAGAATGACAAGGTCGAGCACCCGTTCGTCCCGCGCCAGGGCAGCTCGCTGTGTCACTACCAGCGCTCGGTGTCCCTGTTCGGCGTCACGATCGTCAGCAACGACCTGTGCCTGCGCCCGCGCTGGAAGCACATCCCGCCCCCACTCAAGGAGACCACCGATGCCTGAGACGTACACCTTCGTCCACAACCCGCCCAAACTGGGCGAACTGACCGACCTCGACTTCTCGCAATCCTGGATCGAGGCCACCCCCAACCTGCAGCGGGCCTCGCTCGACAAGGCGGTGCTGTTTGGCGGCCCGCTGGTGCGCGAGATCCTGGAGACCGCGCCGATCGTCGGCGACAAGCCGTTCATCTTCGTCGACACCAAGGTCACGCTGCTGATGGGCGGCTGGTACCCGGCCATCCCCGGCTGGCACACCGACGGCGTCCCGCGAGGGATCAACAAGGACCCGCAGGCCATCGCCGGTCCGTCGCTGAAGGCCCAGCTGGCCGAGCCGAACCGCAACGCCCCGCGCTACCACACGATGATCGTCGGCTACCCCTGCCTGACCGAGTTCCTGACCGAGCCGATCGACCTGGACCTCATCCACGACGAGGACGAGAAGCTGTACTCGGAGATGACCCGCCGGGTCAACCAGATGTACCCCACCCTCGACACCATTCGCCCCGAGGTCGGCCAGTGGGCCACCTGGGACTGGTGGAACATCCACCGCGCGACAGCGAGCAACGGCCGGGGCTGGCGACTGCTCATGCGCATCACCGAGGGCATCACGCCGCCGCTGGAGACCGGCTTCCTCCGGGCCCAGTCGCAGGTGTACGTCCCCGAGAACTTCGGTTGGTGACGGCCATGAGTGACGAAATCTACGTGCACGTGCACAACAGCATCGACGGGGGCTTCCTGGACGACGAGGACAAGCGCTTCGACGAGGACGGCTCGGTGGTGCCCCCGAAAATCGGCGAGTCGGTCGTGCATCCGGGGTCCAGTCGCGAGAACGGTTACGACCACGGCAAGACCAACACGTGGGCGGTCTCGCGGCTCTCGATGGGGGTCAACGGCGGATCGGCAGTCGTGATGGGGTCCTCGATGAAGATCGAGGCCGCCATGCTTCTCGCGCGAGCGCTCAACGAGGCTCGTGGCATTGTGCCGGAGCCCGGGTCGCAACTGGGGCGCGTGCGCTACTTCCAGGAGCAGTTGGCCAATGAGGTGGACCGCCTCAACCGGCGGCATGCTGAGGACGTCGAGCGAGTCCAGGATGGCCTCAAGCGCCTGGAGTCCATGGAGCGATCGCTGGAGGAGGGAAAGAAGGAGTTCGGCAGCCCGTACTTCGCCTACCGGACCACCCTGGACCCGTACTACCGCCCGCCCAAGGGCATCGGCATGCTCGGCCGAATGCACTCGGTCAACGACGCCCTGGGGCAGGTCGACTCTCACGGAGGAACACCCTGATGGATCCGGACAAGACTCTCGCGCGTATCCGCAAGCTCGTCGAGGAGAACAGGAGTGCCGATCTCAGTCGTGGCGAGGTCGACGCGCTCACCGGCCTGTTCGAGAACCTCGATGAGTGGATGACCAAGGGTGGCTTCGCACCCACCGCATGGCGCGCCGACCGGCAGCCGACCCAGCCGATCAAGGTCCACGACTACGTGGTGCCGATCATGGAGATCGAGATCGACGACGAGCTGGTCGACGTCAGCGACAAGATGACGCGATGCCAGGTCACCCACATCTACAAGAACGGCAAGATTCGTGCGGTCAGCGACGACGGCGCGGTGCGTTGGCTGGGCGAGGCGTCAGGCTTCAGACTGGCCAGATGAGCGGGAACAAGCGGGTTCTGAAGCAACGGCTCGGTGAGCTGAACAAGCGCCACCGACAGCGTTCTGAGGACAAGACCGAACTGATCGAGCGCTTCAAGCGACTCAGCGTGCAGGCCGACGAGGCGGAGCGCCGATCGGAGAATTGACCCCGGCCCCTGTAGAGGGCCTATAGTGAGAAAATGAACAAAGCCTACGATCTGAACGAGATCGACGAAGAACTCGCCCGGCGCGGTGTCTCCGATGAGGAGCGCCACCGAGCCATCCACGAGATACAGGATCTGCTTGCCGCCAACGACGGGCTGGCGATCGAGCTGCAGATCATCCTCACCGAAGACAAGCGCGTGGTGTCTCGGATACGACCCAAGGAGACCGAGTGACGAGAACGCCCATCTACTACCGCCAGTACAACTCCGATGGTGGCGAGGTGGAGACCATCGGCAACGATTTCCGCATCGCCACCGACTACGAGGGCGGCGTCGAGTGTCTTGCCAAGGACCTCCAGCCCGGCCAGTGGATCCTCGCGACCTCGCCGTACGCCTACCGGATGCCGGAGAAGTACTCGCCCTATCGCATCCGGGGCGTCAGCTATGACCTGAACCTCGGCGTCGTGCTGACCACCGAGGTCGGTCACGGCGTCGGTGCCGACGAGCAGTATGTCGTCACCATCGATCTCGCTCCCCACGCGCCTGTCTGGGTGCTGGGGTCCGCACCGTTCACCCAGAAGGAGACCGCTTCCGTGCCCATGCCCGATCCCGTTTTCGTCCTGCCCACCGTCACTCTGGCCGGTCACTCCGTGCCGTCGGACGACGTGCTGGCCAAGCTCGAATGGTTCCGCAACGACAACGCTGCCGACCATGACGACCTGATCCAGGCACTGCCGGAGTACGGCGGCCGGATGTGCTACCAGTCCTGGGATCGGCCGAATCCGGCGACCGCGACCAACGAGGGCTACCTGCACAACATCCAGATGCAGAGCCACTACAGCGTCCTGGAGCACTCGTCGGTCAGTCTCGCGATCGAGGGTGTCAGCCGCACGCTGAGCCACGAGTTCGTCCGGCACCGCCACTTCAGCTACTCGCAGCTCTCGCAGCGCTACGTCGACTCCTCGGCGGTCGCCTTCGTCATGCCTCCGGCCTTCGAGGGTGACGAGATCGCCGAGCTGGCCTTCCGTCACGATGCCAAGCTCTCGCTGAACAGCTACGAGTTCTACCAGAAGCACCAGATGGCCAAGGGCCTGACCAAGAAGCAGGCGCGCGAGAGTGCCCGCGCCTCGCTGCTCAACGCGGCCGAGACCAAGTTCTTGGTCACCGGCAACCTGCGGGCCTGGATGGAGTTCCTGGTCAAGCGCGACAATCCGGCGGCCGACGCCGAGATCCAGCGGCTGGCCAAGATGATCGCCATCGAGCTGGCCGAGCTGGCCCCGGCGGTCTTCAGTCCCGAGTCCCGCACGGTCTGGGACACCTCCTACGCGCAGCGCGAGGCCCGGGCGTGAAGCCACTGCACGAGCGCGTCGGGGCGTGGCTGTTCGACAAGCACGGCAAGGTGGTCGACGCCGTCTGCATCGCGTTGGCGGCCAGCGGGCTCACCGCCTCGGTGATCTACCTGGTGGCCACGTGAACAGGCCGCGTCTGGGCGACGAGCAGCCCAGGAAGTTCATGCTGGTCCATCACTACGAGTCTGGCCGGACGACGGTGAGCCTGAGCGACGATGAGGACCACCTGCACCATGACATCCCGTGGCGGACCCGAGAGATCTCGCGGGTCCTCTACGACCGCAGTGCCCACGGCGCGTGGGTCCCCATCATGGGGTTCGGCGTCATTCACGAACCGACAGAACTGGGAGAACAGTGAGCGATCGAATGCCGACTGAGGCCGAGAAGGCAATGGCTATCGAGGCCGGTCTGAAGGTCCAGCCGGACCCGATTCCCAACGATCTGCCGAGCGCGCACGATCTCGTCGCGTCGGCACTGATCGACACCTTCCACGGCGGCATCGTCGAGGCGTCCGACGACGGGCTGGAGAAGCTCTACAGCGACCTCCTGGAGGGGTATCTGGAACTCTGTGGCGGCCGTAGCAATGCGCTCGCCGAGATGCAGAAGCGCAAGGAGTTCGGGCTCAAGAAGTACGGCACCCCGCTGCAGCCCTTCAACGGGCGCAATCACAGCGAAGATGCCAAGGAGGAGATGGGCGATCTGCTCGTCTACATGGCGTGCAGGATCTACGAGCGCCGGTTCCCCAACCACGGTCAAGAGCCTCCGACCCTGGAGGCGTGAGCGCTAGGAAGAGCGGCCACCGAGGGATCACCTCGGTGGCCGTTTTCTTTGGACAATTACCGTCAGAACATGTAAAGTAATCGCCATGGCCATCACCGTCGAGTCGATGATCGACTCCATCAAGCACATGGATAAAGCCATCGCCCAGCTGGAGGAGTTGCGTCAGACGCATGCCCCCGGCAGCTCGGAGTACACCCGACTGGGGCACAAGATCGAGGGCGTCAAGCTGGCGCGCTCCTACTTCCGAGGAGTCGAATGAGCGAGTACGACCCGCTTGCCGGGCGTGAGATCGTGCCCAAGCGCACCGGGGTGATCGTCGACATCGACGGCACTCTGTGCGATGTCACCTCGATCCGGCACTACGTGGTGGTGCCCGAGGGTGTGGAGAAGGACTTCGACAGCTTTCACCGTGAGAGCGTGCATTGCCCACCGCACCAGCAGACTCTCGACTACATCCGCAACGCGATCGAGGACGGCCACGACATCATCTTCGTCAGCGCCCGCAAAGAGAAGTGGCGGACGCCGACCGAGCTGTTCATCGGCAAGCACATGACCGGCCTGCAGTGGTTCGGCCCCTTTATGCGCGCCAACAGCGACGCCCGCAAGGACATCGAGGTCAAGCGCGACATCCACGCCCACCTGAGCACGTGGTGGGACATCGTCGGAGCCATCGACGACAACCCTTCGATCATCGCCCTGTGGGAGGACCTGGGCATCCCTGTCGAGATCGTCCCCGGCTGGTCGCACGAGGCGGCCGCCGCATACACCCAAGGAGACCAGTGAACGAAGAGAATACTGTCCAGGCCACCACCCACCTCGTCATCGAGGGCAGCAGGTACTACACCAACGGTGACGTCACCGGCGCTCGGGTGGTGGCCGCCCGGGCGAACAAGCCCAGCAAGCTGGGGAGGGACCAGATCGCCATCAAGGTGACCTTCGAAGTCCCGGCCGAGCTGTTCGAGCCGATCTCGCCCGAGGCCGTCATCAAGATCCCGCCCGGCCACGCGTTGAGCGGGCCGATCGAGACCATCCTCGGCGTCGAGGGCAAGCCGGACGGCATCGTGGTGCGCTACGACGCCGAGCGCGAGAGCTACGAGGTGGGCGATGTCCAGCAGTGAGGGGATCCCCACCGAGCCCGAGGACGGCTCGCACCAGTACCGCCTGGAGTACAACATGCTGCTCTCGGCGGTGGTCGGTGAGATCGACGCTCGCCACACCAAGGGGCGAGAGATCAACACCGACGCCGAGTTCTGCCTCGCCTGTCACCACGACTGGCCGTGCCCGGACCGGCAGACCCTCGATCGGTACGTCGAGACTGTCGCACAGCTCCGGCGCAACCGCTCCATGCGATGAGCGCTGCGGCCAAGACCCGCCAGGTCACCTACTACCAGTGCGCCTATGGGCGCTGCGGTAAGCAGATCGAGGTCGAGTCGCCGTACCGCTCCGACGCGCCGGAGGGGTACTACTTCTCGGTTCGCCGGGTCACCGAGTACCAGAACCACACGGTGACCCCCGAGCTGTTCTGTTGCTCGAAGGAGTGCCTGGTCAACTTCATGCAGTACGGGATCTCCAACAACGCGGTCCCCGACACCCCGATCGGCAGCGACAAGAAGCGCCGGTAGTACCCCTAGCTAAGGAATGATCATGATCATGACGAGCACGAACACCCTGCGTACGCGCATCTTGCGCGCGCAGCGGTTGATCAACTCCAAGAGCGGCAACCCCCGCTACCTCATCCACACCACCGACGGGATCTGGCGCACCGCGCTGGACGCCACGGTGGCCTTCTCGATCGAGTCGGCCGAGTACCAGGACACCGATGTCATCTTCTCGCTCGACGAGGATCGCCGGATCATCGGCATCGCGCGCGCCGATGGTGCTGCGGCAGCGGGGAGCCAGGCATGAGGTACTGGTACGACACCGAGTTCCTTGACGACGGCGAGACCATCGCGCTGATCTCGATTGGCATCGTCGCCGAGGACGGCCGCGAGTACTACGCGGTCAACCAGGACATGCCGGTCGGCCGGATCGCCCAGGATGCGTGGCTGCTGAAGAACGTGTGCTCCTCGCTGCCCGGCGACATGTTCAGCTCCGCCCCATGGGATCTCGATCAGACTCACCCCGACGTCAAGCCGAAGCGACAGATCGCCCGTGAGGTCGAGCGCTTCCTGCTGGAGCCTGGCGAGCCTGCCGAGCTGTGGGCCTGGTACGGCGCGTACGACCACGTGGTGCTCGCGCAGCTGTGGGGACCGATGAAGGACCTGCCGTGGGGCGTGCCGATGTGGACCAACGACCTGCGCCAGGAGGTTCACCTGCATCCCGCGCCGTATCTACCCGAGCAGACCTCCGGCCATCACAATGCGCTGGAGGACGCCCGGCATCTCAAGAAGCGCTGGGATCGCCTGCAGGAGTGGCGCGGTGAGCAGGAGCGCCTCGCGAAGCGCTTGGAGGAGCGCTCGAAGTTTTGATTTCACCCATGTAGTCATGTAAACTTCAGGGGACCACATCACAAGGAGACCACCCCATGAAACGCTATGTCCTGCCGATCGCAGCTGCGTCACTCACCGTGCCGATGCTGCTGACCGGAACAGCTCTCGCCCACACCCTCGACTCGCTGATCGCCGACGGCTCGATCACCGACGTCACCCTCCCGGACAACGAGGCCATCGACTATCTCGACGGCAAGGTGCCCGCCGACGCGCTCACGCTGCTCACCAGCGGCACCGGCGCGAAGTACGGCCAGCTGCCGACGTGGGCGCACTCGCTCGTCGGCAAGCGCGAGACGCTGCTGGCCAACTACCCCGGCAGCTGGGGTCCGCTGACCCCCAACTCGCTGCCTACCGGCGGCCTGGGCCGCTACATCCCGCTGTTCGCGCCCAGCTACAGCGACAGCGTCGCTCACGGCGTCGGCGTCAACCTCGACACCGTCGAGGCCATTCGGGACGACCCGCGCTACGACGACCGCGTCGTGGTGTTCGTCGGCTTCTCCCAGGGTGCCGAGACCGCTGCCGACGCCTTCGAGGAGGCGATCAAGCAGGACCTCATCCCGCCGGGCTCGTCGGCACTGATCCTGTCCGACCCGCGCTCGCCGTGGGGACTCAAGGCGTGGGCCAAGGACGACATGGGCATCGCCGGAGCGCTCATCACCCGACTGATCGGCGTGGAGAACAACGGCGCTCGCGATCCCGAGGCGATCACCGACGCCTACACGATGACGCAGGTGGTCGTCTCCGGTGACTCGATCGCCCACATGACCTGGGACCCCAAGCGCCCGCTGACCTCCGCCGGTGTCGCGGTGGCCGGGTACTTCATGCTCCACGGCGGCCGCAACCCCTGGTCGACGGTCAACCTGACCGACCGTACCGCCGAGAACACCGAGGGGCTCGACGACGTCGTGGTGTTCGTCAGCGCCAACGGCAACGTGCGCTACGAGGTCTACGACTCCTACCACCCCACCGCGATCCTGCAGGCGACGATCGAGCAGTTCCTGTTCGGCTACACCGAGGAGGAGTTTGTCGACCGCGTGCAGGAGCTGGAGCCCCGGCACCAGGCGTGGTTCGCCGTCGACGCGCCGAGCATCGAGGACGCTCACGTCGAGCTGCAGCCGACCCCCGAGGTCGAGCCGCTGCCCTCCGGCGGCTACGAGGTCACCGTGCCCGCCGAGGTCGCCACCGGTGGCTCGACGGTGATCCCGGTCGAGGAGCCGGTCACCGAGACCGTCCCCGTCGTCGCCGAGATCGAGGAGCCTGCCGACGAGCCGGTCGAGGAGACCACCGACGCGCCGGAGGAGACCCCGGCCGACACCACTGATGAACCGGCCGACGAGGCCGACGACACCAGCTCGGACTCGACCGAGTCCAGCGACGAGAGCACGGAGGATGCTGCATGAGCGTGACTGACGGACCCAACACCAACCGCGACGTCTGGGTCACCCCCGAGGGAAACCTGGTCGTACGCCGCGACGAGCTGGGCAACGTGTTCGGCAAAGAGGTCTATCTGGAGGGTCGATTCCAGCACAGTGCGGACCTCTACTTCTTCACCCAGCACGGCGAGGTCGATGAGTCGTGGTTCAAGCTCTCCGAGCTGCTGGAGACGGTGCAGCAGAAGATCGAGGGCAGCGACGTCGCGTACCGCAAGGGGTACGTGGCCGGTCAGCGCTTCGAGCAGCACAAGGAGGAGCGGCCGAGCGACAACGGTGAGCCGCTGCTCTGGCGCGACCGGCATATGCTCGTCGTGCGCAACAATGACTGCCACGGCTACAGCCACCTGGAGTTCCAGAAGGCCGCCACGGGCGTCTTTCAGTGGGTGTGGGCGGCGAACCTCGATCAGCTGCCGCACGGCGCGCAGCCGCTCTACGATCCGGCCAAGGTGGAACTGGGCTCGCTGCTGCCCGAGGTCGAGGTCTACCGGGGTCCGAAGGCCATGGAGCCCGACGATGATCCGGACGTCGTCAACGACTGGTTCGCCGATCTTAGTGAGGTCGGCGAAGTCAACGTGACTCTGTCCTACAGCCTCGGCAAGGGCGGCGACCGTCTCGACAAGGCCATCGCTGACGCCTCGCAGCAGCTGGCGACCTTGCTGGCGATCCAGCGCGCCGAGCGTGCCGAGCGTGCGGGGAAGATCGAGGGCATCGCCGACTGGATCCTGTCCACCGTCGACGAGTACGGCAACACCGTCGACCTCTCCGTCGACAGCGCGCGCGACATCGCCGAGATGATGATCGAGCGCTACGACATGACTCCTCGGGGGTCTGCGTGAGGCTGCTCAAGACCCCGGTGCGTTTCCCGCACTGGTACCGGCCGATCTTTGTCATCCACGGTCCGGGAGTGATGCTCAAGGAGGACGTCAGCTGGCGCAACATCAACGGCATCGCCATCCGGCGGGGACATGTCGTCTATTGGTGGGAATGGCGCGTCAAGAAATAAGTCGACCGTACTTATCGTGAACCCCCTCAAGAAGGAGAAGTGAATGGCAGACAATGAAGACCAGGCCGAAAAGCCGGAACTGGATCTCGATGCGATCGCGCAGCGCGCCAGCAATATCCATGCGTCCAGCCGGTGGCTCACCCGGCTGCTGACCGAGGATGTCCCGGCCATGATTGCCCGCATTCGAGAACTGGAGGCGAAGGACCGCAGTCGGGGCAATGACTGACTCAGTATTTCGGTGTAAACTTGACCGGAATCTGTGCCCCCGATTTTCGACAGAAGTGAGAACGAGATGACAGCGCAAGTGGAGCGCGAGCCTGTGGTGTTCCTGGACCGCAACGAGTTCGCCGAACGCATCGGCGTGCTGCCGGACACCCTGAGCCGCTATACGCTGCCGACCCCGGATGCCCGTATCGGCAGTGGGCCCCGGGCCAGCAAGGGTTGGCTGCCCGAGACCATCGACGAGTGGAATGAGGCGCGCCCTGGCCGGGGGTTCTGGGGTCACGCCAAGCCACGTCGGCGGCTGTCCAAGGAGGACAAGGCCCGTCTGCAGGAGATGTTCGAAGACGGCGAGCTGAAGCTGTCCGAGATCGCCGAGAAGCTCGACATCAGTCTGACCTCGGTCAGCTACTGGCGCGAGAAGATGGGCTTCGTGAAGTCGGCCGCCCGTGCCGAGTGAGACCCTGCCGGACTGGCCGGAGACACACCGACAGGGCCGGGCGATGGTGCACAATCAGGACGAGATTCTGCCCCTGCTGGAGAGCAATGCCGAGGTTGACCTGGGCATCCAGATCGCCTGGGACGGACGCGTGTGGCTGTGCGTGAATGGGCAGGCCTTCCTGCGGTTCAAACCGTCGCCGGGGCGCTAGGCTGCGCTGATGAACGTAACCGTATTCGGCAAGCCCGACGCCCTCTGCAAGCAGTGCATGTTCACCAAGAAGTGGCTGACCAAGAACGGGGTGGAGTTCACCTACCTCGACGTCACCACTGACGAGGAGGCGCTGGCCAAGCTCAAGGCGACCGGCTATTCGTCGGCACCGGTCGTCGTGCTCACCGACGACGAGGGCAACCACATCGACGACTGGAGCGAGCACCGCACCACCAAGCTGGAGCACTACTTCGGCAAGAAGGCAGCGAGCGCGTCGGCATGACGCAGGGGTCGTCCTCGAACAACCGGCGGCGGGTGTGTGACACCTGCCAGTTTCGCCTCGATGTCCCGCCGTATCTGACCCGGGACCATGTCGAAGCGATCGCCCAGCAGATCGAGGACGGCCACCCGCTGGAGTGCCACGAGCTGCATGACCCTCGCCGCATCACCACCCGGGGCTGTGCCGGAGCGATCATCACCTCCGGCCGCCCCGGGACCAACCCGGTCGTCCCCCACCCCTGCTACCCCAACCTCAAGGAGTGGGTAGAGGCCCACTGATAGCCACATTCCCAAGGAGACCAATCCCGTGGCGTACACCGAGATCAACTACGGGTCGCAAGGCCCCGAGGACATCGATCGCTTCGGCACCCGGCAGACCTACGACCTCTGGGGCGTCAATGGCCCCGACCATGTCCGTCAGCGGATCCAGCCGTTCGACGCCCTCAAGGACTACCTGCAGCCGCGCTGGGGACCACTGCGCCGCCTGGGGCTGGTCCTGGGGTCATGGCGGGAGTATCGCGGCGGAGTCGAGCACTACAGCCTCTCCGTCAACGGCCGCTACCTGCAGATCCGCTCCTACGCCGACGGCCGCATCCAGCTCTACCTCGATGACCGGTTCGTCTATCAGGAGAAGACCGAGATCGTCACTCGATCGGGCAATCGGGAGCGGGTGTGGAGAATCAGTCACGACGAGGAGATCAAGCGTCGGGAGTGGCTGAAGGAGACCGAGGCCCAGCGCGAGGAGCAGGAGGCCGAGAGCGAACGGCGCATCGCCGACGCTCGGGAGCGGCTGAAAAAGAAGTTTGGCTGAGGGCTTTGACAACACCCATGGGGGCGTGTATTGTTCTTCTTGTACGGCACACCAACCACTCCCAAGGAGACCACCATGACCGCCATCGCCACCCTCCCCCAGGTTCCCGCTCAGCGTCTGCGCAACTCCAACCTCGTCGAACTGGTCAACGCCCTCAAAGCGCGTCGGGCTCAGAAGCTCGACGTGGTGGTCCCGACCAACCACATCCGCCTCTCCGGCGGCAACCTGCTCGTCGGCGGTCTCGACGAGGTCAAGGTCGCTGACCACATCGACGAGAGCGGCGTGACCCCGGGCTTCTCCTTCGATCCCTCAGGCCTCTACGAGCCGACTCACATCGTCGACCAGCACATCGCGAGCCTGTTCAACATCCCGGTGCGCTACGTCCGCAAGCTGCGCGAGGAAGACGTCGAGCTGCTCGACATCAACGTCAACCGGCACGCCGATCGGGTCACCACCGGCTCGAACCTGCTCCGCCTGATCTGGGGCTCCAACCCCACCGACGCCGCGACCACCGGCATCGTCCGAGCGATCCTGTCCGACCGCTACCAGATCATCGACCACCTCGACACGGTCCTGGCGATCCTCGCGGGTCTGAAGGAGGCCGGTCTCGGCGGCGAGAACGTCAAGAGCGTCGACCTCTCGGAGAACAAGCTGTACCTCAACATCGAGGTCCCCGAGATCGCCGTGCACGGCCGCTCGCTGATCAAGGGCTACCGCTCCCCCTTCTCGGGTCAGTCCGGCGAGGACCTGCCGCTGGTCCACGCGGGCCTGGAGTTCTCCAACTCGGAGAACGGCAACGGGGCCTTCCAGGTCACGCCCAAGGCGATCTTCCAGGTCTGCAACAACGGCGCGACGATCAACGCGTTCAACCTCCGCAAGATCCACCTCGGCCGCAAGCTGGAGCAGGGGCAGATCAACTGGAGCAAGGGCACCATCACCGCCGCCAACGAGCTGGTCCGCAACCAGGTCCGCGACGCCACCAAGTCCTTCCTCTCGACCGACTTCCTCAACGCGGCCGTCGACGAGTGGGAGAAGGAGGCCGGTGTCGAGGTCCGCAAGCCGCTCGACGTCATCAAGGTCGTCGCCAAGGAGCTGAGCTACACCGAGAACGAGCAGGAGGAGATCCTGGCCGACTTCATCAAGGGTGGCCAGCTGACCTCCGGCGGCATCGGCCACGCGATCACCTCGGTCGCCCAGCGCATCGAGGACCCCGACCGCAGCCACGACTTCGCCGAGACCCACCAGAAGGCGACCTCCATCGCCGCCCGGGTCGCCGCGACCGTCTGACAGACTGAGAGCAAGGGGTGGGCCTTCGGGCCCGCCCCTTCTTTCGCTTCACCGAAGGGATCCGCCATGACCGTCTTCGCCACCGCGCGCGGCTGTCCGTTCTGCCGCCGCCACTGGGACCAGCTCGACGTCCTCGACTCTGTGTCTACCGACCGCGACGACTACGCCATCATCCGCCCGCTGCATCCGGTCACTGAGGGGCACCTGCTGGTGATTCCCGGGATGCACTTCGACTCCGCCCACGCGTGCCCCTGGTCGGCCGGAGAGGCTGTCGAGGTCGCTGCGCGCTACATCCGCGAGGAGCTGGACTCCGACGCCAACATCATCACCTCGATCGGCCCGGCGGCCACACAGACCGTTTTTCACCTTCACGTTCACATCGTTCCTCGGCGTCCGGACGATGGCCTGACGCTCCCCTGGACCGGCCAGATCAAGGACTGATCTCACCACCCTGTCCTCTCCGCACTCTTCGCCCCCAAGGGGTGAGGAGGCAGAGATGTTTCGAGATGCACACGTGCGACAGGCCGAGCTGGCCGACAATCGTCTGAGCGCTTTCGAGCGGCAGTGGCGGGGGTCCTCGCGGTCCTGGTTCGACGGCAGCGTCGACTCGGTCGACCGTCGGATCACCCAGCTGGACCGGATCACCGCGCACGCCGCCGACGTCGCCGGTCGGCTGGGCAGCCACACACGCTGCGCGGCCGTGCTCCCGCAGCTGCGCCAGGCTCGCGAGGAGCTGGTCGACGTCCGTGAGCGACTGCTGTCCGGCGCGGCCCCGATGCAGGGCATCAGCGAGCCCAAGCAGGCTTCTTACCTGCAGTTCGAGGACTTCGACGACTCTCTGCTGACGTCCTGAGGTGTGCGTTGATGGATGAGCCCCAGCTGTCTGACACCGCTCGCCACCGCGCTGAGTCCAAGCTCCGCGCGACGGCAGGCTACGTCTACGGCGAGACTCTTCTCCTGGCGGTGCTCCCGCTGGGCTACGGCATCCTGACGATCGTGCTCGGCGATGCCCTCTGGCTCGTCGGCGGCGCTCACGGGGTCTTCGAGTCCGCGCTAGAGGTGCCGCTGGCCCCCGAGTCCTGGGGATCGGCCTTCATGCTCGCCGGAACCGGCATGGCGATCACCAATCTCAAAGCCCGCTGGGGTTTGTTTCTGGCGGTATTCTGCAGCTTTTCGGGCCTGTTTTTCATGTTCTTCTCCCTCTCATTCCTGCTCGATGCTTTTGACGGTTCCAAGCCGTCCTGGGGTCCCGCGCTGGTGTATGCGGTTTTCGCGATGTTGTGCATGAACCGAGCGAGATTGGCGTGGCTATGGAAAAGCTGAAGGGAATTGTTCGCAGGGGTCTGCACCACACTCGTATCGTTACGTCGGGCAGCTACCCGCTCTACCGACTGATGGTCATGGGCGCGGTGGTCGCGAGTCTGATCCAGATCGTCACGGTCACGGTGCCCCCGTCGCTGCGCAGCCTCGGGCTGCACGCGGCCTACGACTGGTTCTTCCTGTTCCTCCAGCTGGGTGGAGCGATCACCATCCTGATCGCCCTGTACATGGAGAACGAGGAAGAGCCCGAGCCCGATCACGCCCACCTGAGCCTGACCCTGGAGGTCGTCGGCCTGTGGCTGCTGGGGACCGCTCTGGCGGTCTACCTGTTCGGCGTGATCATCAACAACGCCGGACCCCCGACGGTGGTTGTTACCTGGTTCGGTGTCGCATTCCTGATCTATATCGGTAAGCGCATGAGGGAGGTTCGCGCAGCGATCAAGGAGTTGAGGGCATAGTGAATGGACTCAATGCTGTCGTCCTGCTCTTCTCTTCGGCCGGATTCCTCGCGGGCGTATTGGGCCTGCTGCAATTCTTCAACACCCGCAAACTGGTTCGATCCAAGTCCGAGGCGGACATTGCCTCGGTCTGGAATGACCTCACGGAGGGCTCCTTGAAGAATGCCTACGACCGGATCACCGGCCTGGAGCGGGAGAACCGTCTGCTGAAGCTGCGCGAGGATGGTCTCTACGACCTCATCCACGACCTCATCCGGGAGTTCCCGGACCCCAGTGTGCGGGGACCCTTCCAGGCAGAGCTGTCTCGCCTGCGATCGATGTCTGTGGATGACCCCGACACTCCCCCTGCTGGATCACAGTAGGGGGAGAGCTTTGGGATACGCAGAATCGCGTAAGGGGATGTCCCCGACGCAGTACAAGAAGTCGCGCGAGCGTCAGCGTAAGCGGCAAGAGGCCTACTGGGCTTCGAGGTCGGGGCCGGTGACGGTGCGCAAGATCGGCGACGAGCCGACGACCTCGGATGTTGCGGAATCCAACTGAACGTGTGCTAGAAATGGCGCAGGCCCCGGTCCTTTTGACGAGGGAAACCGAGGCCTGCTGTTACATCCAGTTGTGACCCCGAGACTACTCGTCGGGGTGCAGGCCTCGCAAGCCTGGCCGTCGCCCGTTAGAGGGGCCTTGGCGTGATTGACCTTTTGCGGAGAGCGACACAAACGGGAGCATCGGGCGGGCCTCCCGGGGAAACTGCAACCACCAGGCACTACACGCTTCGCGCAGCCAGGTGAGAACGTCTGGAGAGCGTCAGCCCCGCAGCTCACTCGCTGCTCCGCTTCGCTTCGCTTACGCGAGTGACAGTCCGGCCTGACGGCCGGACGGAGGAAGCTCGATTCGAGATAACCCCCGCGACTTACCTTCTCTGGGCTTAAGCACAACTCTGCCCATTTTCCGGCATGTAAACCGTCTGCGACCGGCTCCCAATGGATGTAGACACCTTCGACTGGGAGTAGGCAGAGATGAGTGAGTTCGACCTGTGGGACGCCGACAACGCGACGCAGAGCGCACCGGCGGTTCGGGCCCGACAGGCCTCCCATCAGCTGCAGTCCGCAGTGCAGGCCGTGGCCGGGACGTACGGCAAGTTCCTGTTCGCCGCGACCGGGCTCGATGACTTCGACGACCGCTGGCACCTGTCCAAGAAGGACATCCGCAAGACCGTCGAGGCGGCCGGGCTCTTCCCCAACACCGGCTCGATGCGTCGCGTGCAGGCCGCGCTCAAGCGCGCGTACAAGGACACCGGCCGCCATCAGCGCCGCACCGCCGACAACACCCACCCCGAGATGGATCTCGACCAGACCTTCGTCGCGCGCGAAGACGTCGACCTGATCCCGAAGGACGACTGGGAGGGGTACAAGGACTCGGTCTCTCAGGGTGCCGAGGAGAAGGCCGATCGCAACTTCGGCGAGGGTGGCGACTCCGGCAAGGATCGGCACGCCAGCATGGCCGTGACCGTCTACGCCGACTGGGCGCGCTCCAACGGGCTGCGCGTGGCCAGCTTCAACTCGCTGGCCCTCTACGCCGAGGTCGGCGTCCCCGAGGACGAGCAGCGGATCATCGCGCAGTTCATCCAGGCCGCCGACGAGGATGACGACGACAAGGACGACGACGGTCCCGACATCACCGTGGAGGTCGACTCCGATGATTCGGACGACGATGACGACTCGGACGAAGGCGATGAGGACTCTGCCGACGACGAGTCCGACGACGATGATTCTGACGATGACGAATCGGACGACACCGTCGACGCCGACGAGAGCGACGACGAGGAGACCAAGGACAAGCCCGCGTTCCTGACCGCCTCGTACTGGGGCTTCACCGCCGCCAGCGACGACGACCAGGACGACGCGCCGCCGTCGGACGACGCTCCTCCGGCCGACGATGCCCCCGCTGGCCCGCCTGCCGACGACGCCGGTCCTCCGGCACCGGACGCCGGGGCCGACCCGACTGCCCCGCCTGCTCCCGACGCCGGTCTGCCTCCGGCTGCCGAGGGCGCTCCCCCGGCACCTCCGGCTGGCCCGGCACCGACGGAGAACCAGCCTGCCGAGGACGCGCTGCTCGACACCGCGCTGCAGTCGGTCCAGCAGATGATGGACCGCGAGACGCAGGAGTACCAGCAGATCATGGGTCCGCTGAGCGAGGCCCTGCAGGCCATCGACTACGCGGCTCAGGTCGAGCAGGCCAACAACCCGCTCGACGTCACCCCGCCCGAGGGTACCGTCGACGCCACCCCGGGCGCTGCCGCTCCCGAGCCGGAGGTCCCCGAGCAGCAGGAGCCCGCCGCGCCGCCGCAGGCCCCGCCGTTCCAGCCCAAGGCCGCGCGCGAGGCCGCGTTCCGCATCGCCAAGACCTTCGACATGCCGTCCTCGGTCTACGAGCGCGTCGTGACCGCGATGAGCACCGCCGACTACCGGGAGGTCACCCGGGCGGTCGCCAGCCTGCCCCAGGCACCGCGCCAGCGGGTTGCCAGCGCGCTGGTCGAGCTGTACTCGCGCACCAACCCCACCTTCAGCGCTCATCGCTTCTACCTCGCGGCAAAGGTGGACCCCCGCCCTTTCGTCGGTAGTTCGACCCGTGAGGGAGGTGACAAGAAGCACTGGAGCGACTCCGACACCTCTCAGCAGTCGGGCACCTGGGCCCCGAAGGACAAGGGCGAGGACCGCCCGAACGGCAAGGATGCATTCGGCAACCCGAAGGACGACGAGAAGGACTCCGAGAAGCCCAAGGCCGTCAAGAAGAAGTCCGGCGGTGTCGTCGACGACTGGGAGCACTGGAGCCAGGGGCGATCGGGCAAGGGGCTGAACCTCGGCGGCGACGCCGAGATCGACGAGTTCCTCAACGACAAGAGCGGCTACGGCAGCCGCGCGTCGGAGATCCTGCACCGGGAGAAGGGCGTCGCTCCGCACCCGCACGAGGCCAAGACGGCCGGGTTCTTCGACATGCCCTCGTCGGCCCGCAAGGTCGCCGGATGGGACTGGGACGGCCGTCTCAACGGCTACGTCGCCAAGACCGCGCGCCTGTTCCAGTGCAGCTGCGGTGAGCCGATCCAGACCCCGAGCTACACCAACTGCCGGTGCGGCAAGATCTGGAACAGCTACGCGGTCGGCAACGGCGGCGACGGGCACACCGCCTCGGTGGACATGTTCATCTGTCGCGAGATCCCGCAGCGCGCCGGTGTCGTGATGGCCAATCACAAGACGGCCGGGGAGTGCGACTTCTGTGGCGACCCGAACCACGACTGGACGGTGCACCCTGAGGCGCATGCCGACGTCGCCAACTGGCAGCGTGAGCAGCACCGCGAGGAGTTCCCGTTCGGTGACCACCGCGAGAGCAGCCGTCGCACCGCTTGCGACGGGCATGACTGCAACTGCGAGAAGCGCGACGAGGACCACGGTCTGGAGCACGCCAAGGACATCGAGTGGGTGACCGACGCCGACCGCGAGCACGCCGACGCCCCGCACGCGCCGGGCAAGACGGCGGCCGCCAGCCCGGACTGGATCGCCAACGGTGACGGCCAGTGGGATCTGCACCACCCGTCGGGCGCGGGCTCGGGCCACGTCGAGGTCGACGGCGACGCCGGTGCCGCGTGGCACCTGCTCAACCACGAGGGCGACATGGTCGACTTCGGGCGCTCGCCGCATCCCGATCACGCCATGGACGAGGTCGAGAAGCGGATGCTGCACGCGGGCCTGCTGCGCGAGTCTGACTGGACCGTCTATGACGACGAGGCTCCGCAGGAGAATCGGTCGATCCCCAGCACCGAGGTCAAGTCCCCGCCCTCGGACTGGGCGCGACGCGGTGGCGACGGCAAGTGGTCGCCGCCCGCGATTCCCGCTCGCCCCGCCAGCTAGGGGTACCTGTGGCCACCGGACTCTGCTGGTCCTGCAAGGGGCTCAAGGAGATCACCTACACTGAGGACTCGACTCGGCGGGGGTTCTGTGAGGCGTGCATCGCCATCACTCCCCCGTCGAGTGACGAGATGGCCGTGCTCTACCTGCTGAGCACCATCCCCTTCCGCGTCGGCGATCGAGTCGAGGCGCGCACTGCCGGGGAGGTGCTCGACGGCGTCGGTGTCATCGACGACTTCTCGGTATCGCTGGAACACGGTGGGACTCCGGTGTATCCGACGTTTCACGTGACGTTCGAGGACAAGGCGCACGAGCTGTGCCCAGATGGGGCTTGGTACACGGAAATGTGCCTGACCCTGTTACAGTCCTATAGCGAAAAAGAACAGACCGGATAGGGGATCATGACCGGGTCACTGCATATGCCGAGTCGCAACTGGGACTCCGAGGTCGGCCGCCTGCGCCGACAGGGGGCCACCCTTCCGTCCAATCGTTATGCGGCACAGGCTGAGGCCGCCAACATGCAGCGCGCGGTCAAGAACCGCACGCTGACGGCGAACATGAACCGGCAGCGGCTTGCGGCGCACACGCGCCAGGCGACCAACCTGCAGATCGCGATGCCCAAGATCCGCCAGCCGCTGGGGAGCTTGGCCGACAAAGGCATTCCGTTCAACGTCGAGGACGACAACGAGCTGAAGGAGATCCGGCGCTGGGCGAGGCTGTTCTACTCGACCCACGACCTGATCCCGCTGCTGATCGACATCTACTCCAAGTTCCCGATCGTCGGGCTGGAGCTGCAGTCGAAAGACCCGCTGATCCAGACCTTCTACGAGGACATGTTCTTCGGGGACGACCTGAACTACATGGAGTTCCTGCCTGACGCGTTCGGGCGCGAGTACTTCACCTCTGGCGAGGTCACTTCGCTCGCGCACTTCAACGAATCCCTCGGTGTCTGGTCGTCGGAGGAGATCCTCAACCCGGACATGATCCGGGTGACCAAGTCGATGTTCGTGCAGCGCGAGCGTGTGCAGCTGATGGTCAAGGAGATGGTCGACGCGCTGCGCCAGGGTCCCGAAGGACTCGGCGGCACAGGCGATAACGTCGAGGAAACCCCGTCCGAGCGCCTGCAGCGCACCGAGGACTTCGCCGAGCTGGCCCGCCACTACCCCGAGCTGGTCCAGGCGGCCGCCCAGAACGACGGTCTCGACATCTCTGAGGCCCTGATCTCGCGCGTGGTCAACCGGACCTCCCCGTGGGCCCTGCGCGGCACCCCACACCTGCTGCGCAGCTTCCGCACCCTGATGAGCGAGGAATCGCTCAACGCCGCGCAGGACGCGGTGGCTGATCGCCTCTACAGCCCGATGATCCTGGCCACCCTGGGCATTCCCGACGTCGGCGACGGCGAGCCCTGGATCCCCAGCACCGAAGAGCTGGAGGACATGCGCAATGACATGCAGGCCGCCTTCGCCTCCGACTTCCGGTTCGTCGCACACAACTTCGGCCTGAAGATCGAGAGCGTCTTCGGTCGCGAGTCGGTGCCCAACCTGGACAACGACTTCAGTCGCATCGACGCCAAGCTCATGCAGGCCTGGGGTATCGGCGAAGCGCTGATCTCCGGCGGCACCAGCGGTCCGTACGCCTCCTCGGCGCTCAACCGCGAGTTCGTGACGCAGATGATGGTCGGCTTCCAGAACGCGCTCAAGCGCCACATCCTCAAGCGCGCGGCCGTCGTCGCCGAGGCTCAGCAGCACTTCGACTACGACCTCAAGGGCGGCCTGCGCGTCCCGATCTACCGCGAGATCGTCGAGTACGACGAGGAGACCGGCAAGGAGTACATCCGCAAGGTCCCCAAGCTGCTGCTGCCCGAGGTCTCGTTCTCCACGCTGAACCTGCGCGACGAGGCGCAGGAGCGCGCGTTCATCGCCCAGCTCAAGGCGATGGGCGTGCCGATCTCGGACAAGAAGCTCGCGGTCAACGTCGACGTCGACTTCGAGCAGGAGCTGGAGCGTCAGTCCGAGGAGTCGGTGGCCAAGATGATGGCGACCGCCCAGGCGATGCGTAAGACCCAGATCATGTGCGACGCACAGAATCTGCCGTACCCGCCCGAGCTGGCTCAGCACCTCAACGCCACTCTGCAGCTGCGGCAGATGAAGGACCAGACCGAGATGGCCGACGCCGAGAAGGACGTCGCTGTCGCGCAGTCGGAGATGCAGCTGGACCAGATGGAGGCCATGGAGGCCCAGGGCGGCATGGGCATGATGCCGCCGGGCGCGGGCGCTCCCGGGGCACCTCCCGGCGGCGACCCCAACGCCATGGGTGACGCGGGCGTGTCCGATGGCGACCCCTCGGTTAATCCGCCGCAGGCGGCCGGTCCGGGTGCCCCGGGCCCAGGTGGCGGCACGGCGGGCGACGTCAACGATCAGATGATGCGCGCGGCCGCGACGCATATCCAGGGGCCGCAGGCCAAGCCGCCGTCGGCCGACGGCCCCAGCGGCAGCGACCCGATGGAAGAGGTTCCCGCGCCGGAGAAGCCTCCGGTCGCGATCGAGGTGCCGCGCAACCGGACTCGCCCTGCCGAGTCCGACAGCATGCGCGGTCACCAGCCGAAGGCCATGCGCCTGCACGCGGTGGACGAGGTCGACGAGATGGCCCCCGACCCCGGCTACATCGACGGCATCTTCGACGTGCACAGCGCGTACCGCATGTCCCAGGTCACCAAGGGCCCCTCGTCGTACGGCACGCGCCACACCGTCGCCCCCGAAGAGGTGCAGCGCCAGGTGCAACGGCTGGAGGCCGTCCAGCGCCACGTCCCCAAGCGCCACCCGAAGGTGGAGGAGCTGGTCCAGGACCCGTCGTTCTACAAGGCGACGAACATGAGCAACTACGAGGGTCAGATCAAGGCCGACTGGCCCGAGATCCTTGCCGGTGGTAGCAAGGCGCAGGAATCCAAGAGCGTGCTCGACGGAATGCTGGAGCTGTACTACCAGATGTACGGCGTCGAGCCGAGCTGGTGAACCGAGAGAAGGGGGACGACATGGGGGAGCATCCTGCTGGAGTCAGGGCTCAACGACATGTGGAGTGGGGCTTGAGGACTCCCGACGGCACCGAGGTCTGGCAGCCCGAGAAGTGGCTGGGCATGCCGATCTCGACCGAGGAGGAGCGTCAGGCTGTCGAGGCCGCGCTGACCACTCGGCTCACCGAGATGGGCACGGCCGACCAGGCTTTGGGTCTCTACGCCTGGGTGTGCCGGATCGTCACCGTCACCGTCGTCACCGAGTACCCACACGACTATCGCTCCTTCTCTCCGCCCCTCCCTGAAGTGCCGCCCGAGCCCGAGGTGACTCCGGAGCAACCGGCCATCGACCACATTGACGAACTGGTCAATGACGCGATTCAGAAGTACGACAGTTGAAATGGGGCCGATTCCGCAAAGTCCCGTCGACTTTACGAGTTCGCTCGTAGTCGAGCCGCTGACGGACAGTATTGACGACCTGAGCGATCAGGTCCTCATTTCGGTGATGGCTCCGGCCTTTTCGTGGGCCGAGCATCGATCCTTCCCGGGGTGGATGATCGTCCCCGAGGAGAACCAGGACTTCCTCTTCTACATCCCTGATGAAACTCGTCGCCTTGCCGCTTCCGGTGAGGAGGAGGACGAAAGTCGGTATCATCTCGTCCGAGGCGCGATGGAATCCTTCTCCGAGAAGGGTTTTGCCATCTACGCCGAACTCATCAAAAATGGCGTGTCTTTAGACATCGCCCGAACTGTTCTTCCGAGCAACCTGATGGTTAGGTGCGTCGTAGCGGGGTCTCTGCGCACACTTTTCGATTTCATCTCGTGGGCTCGAAGTGACGTCGCCAGCGACGAAATGGCGACGTTAGCCGAAGGGTACGAGCTTGTGGTGAAGAACTGTGCGCCACGATTTTGCGCCCTCCTTGACGGCACCAGTGCCGATGTAGAGAGAGTGGAGTAATGAACCAGTCCCGCACGAGTTATCTCACCACCGTGACCGAGAGCAACGACCAGGCGGAGTCGTTGGCGTTCTATCTCGGCGAGCACGGTGTGGCCGCGATGGTCCAGGACACGATCGAAGTCGTGTGCCCGATCCTGACGGTCGATGACGTCGCGGTGATCGATCTGCTCAAGAGGTCGTGGGCGATGTTCTGGGAGACATCGGATTCCGGGCTCCTGGGCCTCGCCTGCTACGAGAAGCCGTGAACACCGTCAGCTCGATGCTGATGCGTCGAGTCGCTGATGCCGAGCAGGCCAAGAAGACCGGCGGCATGATCGCTCTCGTCCCGCGCACCGCCGACGCCGAGATGCTTGCGATGCCCGGCGGCGAGCCGGTCGAGGACCTGCACGTGACGCTGGCATTCTTCGGCAAGGACATCGCCGACGCGTCTCCCGACCAGGCGGAGCGATTCTGCCAGGAGATCGCCGACCAGGGCGGAGGTCCAGTGCAGGCCCGGGTGTTCGGGCACGCGCTGCTCAACCCCGACAAGGACCCCTGCCTGGTCTACCTCGTGGGCGAGGACAAGGGTGAGGGCGGCGATGGGGTGTTGCAGGACCTGCAGCGCACAGCCGCACAGTGTGCGATCGAAAAGTACGGCGCGCCACAGCATCAGCCCTGGCTCGCTCACCTCACTGCCGGGTATGCCGAGTCCATGCCGCTGGACTACACCGGGCCGCTGGTCCTCGACCGGATCCGGCTGGCCTGGGGCGGAGAGGTCCAGGACTTCCCGCTGTGAGGTCGGCACTGTAGTCAGCCGGGCGACTCTTCTGAATCTGTAGAGGTCAGAGGAGGGCTCATGACACAGGTGCACACCGCCTACGGACCGGGTCGAATCGTCGATTCGGAGACCGACCGGGGCCGTACGCGCTACCGCGTCGCGGGGAACGGGTTCGACATCTGGGAGGACGCCACCAACGTCCGGATCGCCTTCGAAGACGGCGGTGCCGCGCTCGATGGTGGTGCGGGTCTCGCGCAGCCTGCCGAGGGTCCTGCGCAGATGAACAACTACGTGTTCAACCCCGAGAATCAGATGCCGGACGGGATGAGCGATCGCCTCGGCGGCATCCATCAGGCTTGGGCCCCGGTCGATTTCGACAACTCGACCACGCTGCCCTACGACCCGACGCCGCAGTATCCCGCGCTGCCGGGCGAGACCGAGTCGACGATCCAGCCGATCCATCAGATCGAGCCGGACGACCGTCTCGACGACACCAACTCGGTGACCTTCCGCGACGAGGCCGACGACCGGGACGACCTGTTCTCGGAGAACTTCGCCAAGGGCGCGGCAACCCACTTCCTGCAGGCCAACCCGGCCGCCCTGGCCCTCGGGCTGGGCCGTGGTGCCGGTGGTGCTGCTGCCGGTGCCGAGGGTGGCGCTGCTGGCGGAGCCGCCGGAGGCGCGGCCGGTGGTGCTGCGCGCGGCCTGATCCCCCAGATCCCCGGCATGGGTGGCTCGGGCGAGATGGACCAGAAGGGCGAGGAGATCGAGCAGCAGATCGAGGATCTCGGCCCCGGAGAGGGCTGGGGACCTCTGGTGCAGGCTGCCATCGGCCCGGACGGCGACGACTACCAGACCGGCGACATCGCCGACCTGGATGCGGTCCAGGAGGGTCGCTCGGGTCCCGACGATCGGGTGCCCCTCGTCGAGCCTCCCCGCCATGATCGCGAGAACGCCGATCGCCTGGTCAACACCGAGCGCCCCCGCTCCGAGCGGCCGCAGCACGGGTCCGAGCCCGACACCGAGGCCGACATCGTCGAGCGTCCCGACCACGGTGCCCCGGCCGACCCGACCGGCCGTGACACGCTGCCCGGGCTGGACGAGATCCCCAGCGTCTCGTCGAAGGACGTGCGTGGCGTCGGCGATCGCGCACGGGCAGAGCTGGATCAGCTCGGCCCCGGCGCGGGTTGGGGCGGCCTGGTCAAGGCCAACCTCGGCTCGAAGTACATCGATCTGCCCGAGCAGGTCGATCACTTCAGCCCGCTCGCGCAGTTCCGGCACGACCCGGTCGGCTACATCAGCCGCATGGGCCACGTGCTCGACGACACCGACGACACCGGCAACCACCACATGGCCCAGTACATGGACCTCGTGGACGCCGATCGCCAGCTGCGCGAGGCAGCCTGGTCGGACGTACGTGCCAAGGCGCTGCGCCTGCGGCGCGAGGGCGCGATCGACGTCGAGGACGTCGGCCCCGATCGCATCTACGCCCGGGTCAAGGGTGACAACGGCACCTACGACGTGATGATCGCCAAGGGTGGCGTCACCTCGGGCTTCGGGTCCGGTCACGCCATCGCCAACTGGCGCTGCGCGTGCGACTGGGGCAAGTGGGCGTTCAAGCGCCAGCACACCTTCGTCGGCCGCCTGTGCAGCCACGCGTACGCGACGTACATGGAGATGCAGTCCCAGCACGTCAAGAACAAGCCGCGCACGCAGAAGGTGCACAACCCGCACCCGTACCGCAAGCGCGCCGACGCGCTGCAGATGATCCCCACCCGGCTGCAGCCGGAGATGGTCGTCAATGACACCGACGACGCGGCCGAGATGGTCGACGTGCGCGAGGACGAGCGCAAGGAGACCGGCCCTGACGGCATCCTGCACTTCTCGCGCCTGATGCTGGCCTGCGACCGCGACCAGCGGCCCTACCCGCGCGAGCTGGTCGCGTTCCTGGAGCGCTACGCCGAGGACCAGACCCCCGAGGACTGGGTGGTCGGCGACCACACCGAGGGCGAGCCCGCCGTCGAGGAGCTGCGCGACTACGCCACCGAGTCGCAGGCCGAGCACTTCGGCGACATGGAAGACCACATCGACGACGTGCGCGATGCGGTCGACCAGGCGCGCGACAACGGTATGGATGCCTCCCCGCTGGTCGCCAGCTTCCACGAGGCCAAGCCCGACGTCACCGGGATCGACTACAACGTCATCCCCGGCCCGGGCAGCCACCAGCCGTTCAACGGCTCGGGCCCGCTTCCCCCGTTGGAGGTCGGCACTGCCGAGGACGCGGTCAAGGACTTCACCTACGACGACGTCACCGAGTTCTCCGATGGGGACTACGACAACGACGGCATGGAGAAGTACCGCACCAAGGAGGGCGGCCTGGCTGCCCCCTGGGAGAACGATCAGCTGTCCTACACCGCCGGGTACTACGGGCGCGAGGCCGCTGTCGAGGAGCCGACCACGCGCGAGGCTGCCGCGCCGACTGACGACGCCAGCGACATCGTGGCGCAGTTCCAGCGTGAGGCCGGGGCGCACCTGATGGGCGGCGGCGCTGCTGCGGCACCGACCGGTGACAACGACATCGCGGAGGCGGCCAAGGCCTTCCTGCGCACCGCCGGTCGTCACTACAGCCCGGCCGAGCAGGCCGAGCTGATGGGTGAGCGGCACGCGCTCGGAGCACGCAACCTCGACGGGCTGGATCTGACCGGCACCCACTACGAGGACGCAGCCGTCGGGCTGTTCACGTAGTCGGGCACCGGGGACGAAAGGAATCATCTGGCAATGAGTCGCCACCTGCAGCGGACGGTCGAGAACAACGCACCCCGCCTGGCCACCATCGGTCAATCCGGCGGGGCCGCACGGCGTCTGAAGCGACGCATCGTCCGCGAGGGCTGGAACGTCGACCAGGACTGGAAGCCCCGTCAGGGCTTCCTGTACACCGTGGTGCGCGCCATCAGCGCTCGGATCAACCAGAACTTCGACGGCTGGCCGTCCGACGAGCTGCGCAAGGCTGCGCACACCTTCGTCGGCAAGCCGGTCTTCGTCAACCACGTCAACGAAGACCCCACGGCCGCACGCGGTGTCATCGTGGCCTCGCGCTACGTTGAGGCCGGGAACGACAAGTACATCGAGTGCATCCAGGAGGTTGACGCCGAGCGTTATCCGAAGGTCGCTCACGAGATTGTCTCGGGGGGACTTGATTCGGTGTCGATGGGTGCCGAAGCAGGCTTCACCATCTGCTCCTACTGCAACAACAAGGCCGTAGACGATCGAGATCTCTGCGATCACGTCCGTATGCATAAGGGGTCCACACTTCCCCGAAAGAACACCAAGACAGGAAAAGTCGAGGATGTTCTCGTCTACGAGTCGTGCCACAAGATCGCGTTCTTCGAACTGAGCTATGTCTTCGATCCGGCCGACGAGACGGCCGTGGCCTCCAAGGTGCTCATGGCTGCGGCCAAGAAGTACGCCGAGTGCCCGCCCGGCATGGACTGCTCCAACCAGTTCACCGAGTCGGACAACCCGGTGCCGGGCATGCCTGAACTCGGTGCTGGCACCGACAGCTCCGCCCCGTCGAGCGACATCACCAACGTCGCCGATGCTGCTGCGGGAGCTGTGGATTCGGCGACTGACTCCCTCGGAGATGCCCTCGGTGGCGCGACCGATGCCCCGCGCTCTGGCGAGGCTCCGGCCACCAACCCGGCCGATTCCGACGCCCCGATCATGGCCAGCCGTCGCCGCACCGCGACCATCCCCGGCTTCATGCCTGCCGAGGGTGCACGGCCGATCGATCCCACCAAGCCGGTGTTCGTCCACACCAACCGGCACGCGGTCAATGCGATCAAGAAGGGGCAGGACCGCCAGGACGTCTGGTCGATCAAGCAGGATGACCCCGAAACCGGTGTTCACGTGCGCGGATACGCGCCCGAGGTGCACATGGAGAACAACAAGTTCGTCGTCCAGCAGGCCGGTGCCCAGAAGTTCAAGGACACCGCTGGTGAGGACGGCCAGGGCGGCAAGCGCGTGGTCCATGCCGGTGTCGTCGGCTTCCTGTCCAGTCCTCCATCGGAGGCCCAGAACTACTCGCTGACCGACTACCATCCCGGCTTCCACCAGTCGTTTGTCCACCGCGACAACGGCGAGCCGGTGGCCGACGCCGACCGGGTGCACTTCACTCCCGACGCAAAGATGTACAGCGCCAAGGCCGACAACTGGGGCCGCGACCACGAGCCCCAGCTGCTGGCCCAGCCGCACCCGTCGGTCAACGCCGCCAACATGCACACCATCGGCGGCGAGCCCCAGGACCGCCCGCCGGTGTTCGGCCAGGAGCGCACCGCGCGCAACCTGTACGCCTACGGCGAGGTCGAGGCCCCTCAGCAGGTGGACACCCTGCGCGAAGAGGGGTCGACGCCCGAGGACGACACCGACGACTTCCACCAGTATGTCTCGCCGCCTCGCGAGCTGGGGCAGCCCGACCTGTCGGCGGCCGGGAGCATCGACCGCGAGCAGGACGAGGCCGAGGCCGACGCGGCAGGAGCGCCTGGGGCACCGGCGGCACCTGGCGGGGGAGAGCCGCAGGCCCAGCAGTACATCGAGCTGAAGATCCCGGTTCCGCCGGAGCAGGCTCAGCAGCAGATCCCGATGCAGGCCTACGCATCTGCTGCCGAGCGAGTGGCCTTCGTCGAGAACTACTTCGGCCGTCGGGTCGCCGACTGGCGCGACGCCATCACCGCCAACCGATCGATGACGCCGGAGGAGACCGTGGACTACATGCGGTCTCGCGCGGACTTTGTGTCCGCCTCGGCACTGGAAAACGCCCACCTTGGCTCGACAACAGATAGAACGCCTGAGAAAGGACGCACCACCATGGGACGTAGCACCCTTGCCACTCGCGGGACAGAGGCTTCCCGTGGTCGCCGTCGGCACGCCGACGGGCCCCTCGTCGACACCGGCGATCAGAGCCGCAACGATCAGGGCGAGCAGGAGGAGGCCTTCATCACGGAGACGCCGCCTGCCGAGCCGGTGGCTGCGCCCACGGATGATGCCTCCAACATCACCAACACCGAGAACAACCTCGTCGCTCGCGTTCAGCGCGGCCGCGAGGCCCTCTTGCGCGACGTCACCGCGCTGGCCAACTTCCAGAAGGGCAAGACCGCTGGCGTCGACGGCAACGCCGACACCGTGGTCAACCCGACCGTCGACGACTCGGCGTCGGAGGCCCTGACCGGCGACCACTTCGAGCCGCTGGAGGAGACCCCGGTCGAGACCCAGCCGAAGGACGCCAGCCTCAAGGTGTTCAAGGCCTTCGATCAGTGGCTGACCAAGGCCTCCGGCAAGGACAGCCGCTACCACACCGAGGCCTCGCTCAAGCGGGCTGCCGAGCGCTTCACCGCGCAGAACAAGATCTCTGCCGAGGCCATGTTCCCCACCCTGGGAATGGTCCTTCGAGAGGCCCGAAAGAACGACAAGCTGGCCAAGAAGGGGAAGCCCATGCAGAAGCGTGCCGACGAGAAGCTGGAACTTGCAGCTCCCGACGATCGCGCCGATGTCGAGGCCCCGGTCAAGGGTGACACCGATCCCGAGGCCCAGGCTTCCCAGTTCGACTTGCACGACTTCGGCGACAACGCCTCGGACGACAAGTCGGACCCCGATCTCAGCACCGACAACCAGTTCTGGGCTCCGGGCGAGGGTAAGAAGACCTCGGCCCGCCGCAAGGTCGCTGGTGGCATCCTCGCGATGCGCTGCGCTGAGGCTTACGTCGAGGCCGGTATCGCCTCCCACGAGGATCGCTACCGTCTCGCCAGCGAGTTCGAAAACATGAACGCCGGGGTGGTCACCGACCGCCTCGCTCTCGCCACGAAGTTCGCTGAAGTCCGGGCGAACGATCGTCGGCAGTATCAGGTCGCCAGCGGAGTGAATCGCGGGACCGCCAAGTCGCCTCTCCCGCCCGGCATGGGTGGCGCGCGCGTCGCGGCGACGCAGCGTGTGGCGGCACACGATCCCCGGAACGACAGCCTGATGTTCGGCTGATCGTTCTCTTCCCCTAGCTCTGATTGAAAGGAGAGCGACCATGTTGCGTGTTCCGGCAAGCAACCCGGGTCTGCGCCGGACCCTGCGTCCGCTGTACGCACAGACCCAGGCCACTCCGTGGGGCGGATTCCTCGATCCGACCTACGATCCCACCACCGATCCGGAGATCTATCCCGGTACCGTCATGAAGCGCGCCGACCTCGGCACCGCTCGCGACGGCGGCGAGGTGTGGACCCCCTACGACGGCACCGGCGAACCGGTTGGCCTCTCGGCGCTCTTCGTGGCACCGAGCCTCCAGGTCAACGAGGTCACCGCCGGAGGTACCAACCTCTTCACCATCTGGGTGGGCGGCTCGGACGCGGTCTTCGAGATCCTGGCTCCGGCCTTCGACCCGACGAACCTCGCTTCGGCCGAGGCGGGTGCCTACCTCACCGGCAACAGCGACGGTCTCCTGACTGTCGTGGGTGCGACCAACGCGAACTCGATCGGTCAGCTGGTCGAGGTCGTCTCGGACGCGAAGATCATCGTCCGCCTGCATCGGAAGGTCACGGCATGAGCGTAATGGTGGCAGCCGGTTCGGGATTGGGCCGGTTCAGCAAGGCGTCGGACGACTACGTCTCCGACATCGTCAGCGCGCGTCAGCGCCTGGGCAACCGCAAGCTCTCCGCACAGGAGAAGCAGGCCAAGCTCGCCCACATCCTCTCGGACAAGGTCGGCGGCATCACCCGTCTCGGCCAGTCCATGATCGGTCCGATCCAGCTGCAGCTGCGCTACCAGGGCATCCTGCGTAACGTCCTGCTGGAGGACACGCTGACCCCCGGCGTGCCGATCATGTACGACGTCCTGGATGACCTCGGTCAGGCGTACATGCTGCACGGCAACGAGGGTGAAGTGAAGATCACCCCGTTCGAGGGCAAGCGTGTCGAGGTGCAGCTCTTCCGCATCGCTTCGTTCCCGAAGATCAAGAAGGAAGACCTGTACTACCTCCGCGCGAACATCGTGGAGTACACGCAGGACTACACCAAGCAGGCGATCATGCGCCAGGAGGACTCGCGCCTCGTGACGCTGCTGGAGGCCTCGCTCAAGCAGTTCAACGTCACCGACCCGTCGTCCAACCCGGTCGGCGGCGAACTGCCCAACGAGATCACCGTCGCCGGTACGCACCTCATGCCTGCGGACCTGTACGACGCGGTCACGGTCACCGACCAGCGACTGCTCGACAGCTCGCGGCTGCTGTGCCACCCGCAGGAGTACCGCGACTTCTACCGGTGGGACATCAACACCACCGGTTGGGCGTTCAAGGACTCGGTCGTCGCGGGCGAGCGCATCGTCCAGTTCGGCGAGTTCCAGATCGGCAAGTCGATCATCATCCCGAAGGGCACCACGTACCTGACCCCGGAGCCGCAGTTCCTCGGCGTCTTCCCGGTCATGTACTCGCTCGACGTGGAGGAGAACAACCAGGTCGAGCAGTTCCACAAGGGCTGGGTCATGGATGAGCTGGTCGGCATGGCCATCCTCAACCCCCGAGGCATCGTGGCCCTGCGCAAGGCCTGATACCCCAGATCGGCCTGAATCCCCCCTCAGGCCTCAGAGCACCCCATCAGTCGCCCCCTGGCTGGTGGGGTGTTCTGCTGTCTGGTACTGTCAGAGCCCTGAGGTTGCCGAGCCCTCTGAGCCCCTGAAAAGGCCAGAAAGAAATCTAGACCAGGACGAATCTCGGAATAGTCCTGGAGCCGCCAACGGGGGAACGGCCCGATCCTTGAAAGCCGTTGGAGCAGCAAGCAGAACACGGGACGGAAGCGCCTCGACATCCATTGCGGATGGCGGGGCGTTTCTGTGTTACGGTTCCTGTGGAAAACGTGCCGACAGGATCGGTCGTTGACTTCCCCGCCGAGAAATCGGCCCGACGGTCGCCCTTCGGGGCGGCCGTTTTTGTGTCCCCTGTGCCTCGCGCGATGAGCCGTCAGAAGAGGTAGAGGCGTTCGAGCGAAGGTGGGTCCAAGTGATTCCTGCATGGGCAGAAGCGTGGGTGGACAGCCAGGGCCGTCACTGGCGGCTCAACGATGCTGGTGAGCCCGAACGCATTCCGACAGTGTCGAATCCGCTCGGCGAGGGTGGTGGCGACACCACCAAGCTGACCAAGGCGGCGGCCGACGACCTCTACGTCGGCCGGGGTGACCTGATGGTCAACGCCAAGGACGCTCCATACCGTGCGGTGGGCAACGGGATCGTCGACGACACTGCGGCACTTCAGGCCGCTGCGGCCGCTGTGCCGAACGGCGGCATTCTCTTCGTTCCGCCGGGCGATTACCGGATCAGCTCCACCATCACCAACGGTGGGAAGTCGCTGATGGTCTACGCGTACGGCGCGCGATTCATCAACTACGGCACCGGATCGGTGTTCAGTCTGTCGGGTGGCTTCGAGAGTGCTCTCGCCGTCTCCAGCTTGGTCGAGGGCACTGTCCAAGAGGTTGAGAACGCCCTCCCTGCAGTGATTCTGACTGTCGCCAGCTCCCCCTCCTGGAAGAAGGGCGATGCGGTTCGGCTGGTGTCCGATGACGTGATCCCTGGCGGACGTCCGGAGACGGGGTCCACGCAACGACGTCTGGGCCAGTGCTTCACTGTTCACGAGGTGTCGGGCACCACGGTGACCCTGATGGGCGCGCTCGACGACCCCATGACCACCAATTTGCGGGTGGCGCGATACCGCGACATCCGGTGTGGCTTGTTCGGAGCGATCGGGACCCTGCGGCCAGATCGAGTCATGCCTCCGGCGTCGGTCGGCGTCACGGCGGTGGCTGCCAACATCTTGACGATGGCTGCCGAGCGATCGCTGTTCGCCGGACAGCCGGTGCAGTTCTCGGGCACCACGGTTCCTGCCGGGCTGACGGCAGGGACCACCTACTACGCCATCCCGGTCACCTCCACGACCTTCCGGGTGGCCACGAGCGCGGCCAATGCCGAGGCGGGGATGGCCGTCACGATCTCGGGCCCCACCGCCTCGATGACTGCTCTGTTCCGCACCTGGAACGCCAACACCGTCTTCGCCTTCACCGGACTGCGCAACGTCTACGCCCGCGACTTCGTCGTGGAGAACAGCGGCGGCGCGGCCGTGGCGTTCAACGGCTGCTACGGCGGCAGCGCAAGCAACCTCGACGTGCGGTTCGCCTACGACAACGTGAACACCGGCTCGTTCGGTTACGGCGTGCTCTTGTCGTGCTCGACTGACGTGACGATCTTCGACTACCGGGCCGCCCGGGTGCGGCACGCCTACACCGACGACACCTCGCAGATCGCCGCCGGGTCGGCCAACCTGCACCAGTACGGGCGCACCAAGAACTGCGGAGTCATCCGGGGGACAGCTCGCGACACCTCGTCGACCGCTTGGGATACCCACCACAACGGGTGTCAGGGATTCTTCATCGACTGCTACGTGGGGAACTCTCCGGCGGCCGTGGCCTTCCGAGGCCGACGCCATCGGGTCAAGGACATGCGGGTCGAGAACGTCCGGACGGCGATCCGGTTCTTCACCGAGGCCGACGGCGGTGAGTCGTGGGGTCACGACATCGACGGCGTCATCGGCACCGCCCGGGCCGCATTCCAGGCGAACATTCACCCGGCAGGCCACCCCAACGCGGGAGTGCGCGAGATGCGCGCCTCGCGGGTCCGCAACGTGGAACTCTCGGGGCTCTCGTCCTACGGCACCGAGATCAACAACGCCGTCGTCCACCTGGAGCAGATCAAGCTCCGTTACGCGGCCGTCCTGGTCAACTTCACTCGCCTCAACGACTGGACCAACAGCGAGGTCCGCACTTACGACAACATCGAGCACGACCTCTCGCTGCTTGACGCGACGTCGGCAGGCAACCTGCGTATCCATCGGGTGACCCCGTCCCTGGGGGCGACCATGTCGGTGCGTGGGAAGACGATCTTGATTCGAGCGGCTTCGACGGTCTTCTCCGACAAGGTGAGCTACATCTGGGAGATCGACCCCTATACCGGGATTGACACCACCGACGTCCGGGTGGACTATCCGGCCTCGGCGTACCTCTCGACCAATCCGGCGACTTACTCGGTGCTGGAGTACCAGAATGTCTATGGCAATTCGGACAATTCTGAATGGATCGGTGCTGCCGACTCCGCGATCACCAGCTCGGCGACTTCGTCTGCCCTGCGCCAGACGCGTGCGCCTGTGGTGATCATGAACTGCATCCCCACTGCCGATCGAATCTTGGTCAACTTCAACGATGGTCGCCGCCGAGGTCAGGTCTTGCATCTGCGCAATTCGGGGACTGCCAACCTGACGGTCAAGCACGGCACCGCCGCCAAGACGGTCCTGGTCGGAGGCACTGACAAGGTCTTGGCCCCCGGACAGATGATGACCCTGATTTTCATTGCAGGCGCTGGGTGGACCCAGTCGTCGCCGGTCGCATAGGGGGCCTTGAGTGGCAACGATCTGGGTCGACGGACGCGGCACCGGCTGGCGGCGGCCGCCTGGCGGTGGTTGGTGGCAGATCTACGACCCCGACACCGATACGTGGAACTACTCGCCGGTCGCACCGCCCAAGAAGATGCGGAAGGTCGAGGCGGGCGAGGGCTGGGTGCCTGCTGGCGGTAGCCAGATCGTGGCGCGTGCAGTCGTCGGCGGCAAGGACACCGTGGTGCCGGTCGGCCCGCCCGGACCTCGCGGTCTGCAGGGCATCCCGGGTGAGGCCGGACCTCCCGGGCCGCCGGGATCTCCAGGGCCAAAGGGCGATCCGGGGGCCAAGGGGGATCCGGGAGACCAGGGGCTGCAGGGACCCAAGGGCGAGACCGGTGGCCCTGGTCCCAAGGGTGACCAGGGTGATCCCGGACAGCAGGGGCTGCAGGGTCCGAAGGGTGATCGAGGAGACCCCGGCCCCCAGGGCAATCAGGGGCTGCAGGGCATCCAGGGCATCCAGGGTGTCAAGGGTGACCGTGGCGAGACCGGTCTCCAGGGGCTCCAGGGTCTCCAGGGACCCAAGGGCGACAAGGGCGATCGTGGCGACAAGGGCGACCCCGGTGATACCGGCCTCCCGGGCCCTGAGGGGCAGCGTGGCCCCGCTGGTACCAGCGTCACCATCGTCGACGATGTCCCCACACCTGCCGAGTTGCCGACCGACCTGACGGCCGACGACGCGGGGATCGGCTACGTCACCCAGAACGACGGGCACCTGTGGGTGTGGGGCGGGTCCTCCTGGACCGATGTCGGCCCGATCCGAGGCCCCGAGGGGCCGCAGGGTCCCAAGGGCGACCCCGGCAGTCAGGGTCTCAAGGGCGACACCGGCGCGACGGGACTCAAGGGTGATCCCGGCGACCCGGGTCCGAAGGGTGACCCGGGCGACCCTGGTATCCAGGGACCCAAGGGTGACACCGGCGACCAGGGTGTGCAGGGCCAGCCCGGCATCCAGGGCACCCAGGGGCCGAAGGGTGACAAGGGAGATCAGGGCAACCCTGGGCCAAAGGGCGACACCGGCGATACCGGTGCGACCGGCGAGGTCGGCCCTCGGGGATTCCAGGGCGATCCCGGCCCGAAGGGAGACAAGGGCGACAAGGGAGACCCCGGCGACCCGGGCCCCGAGGGTCCGGCGGGCAGCACGACGATCGCCGGAGTCACCGGACTGCAGGCCGCTCTCGACGCGCGCCAGCTGACGTCGCAGAAGGGGATGGCCAACGGGTACGCCGGGCTCGGCACCGACGGCAAGGTCCCCTCTGGTCAGCTGCCTGCTGCGCCGGTCACCTCGGTGGCTGGACGCACTGGCGCGATCGCCTTGGCCAAGAGCGATGTCGGCCTCTCGGCTGTCGACAACACCGCCGACGCCGACAAGCCGCTGTCGACGGCACAGAAGGCCTACGTCGACACCACCACGCCGAAGATCGCCGACGGCGCGGTCATCAGCGGGCCGAGCAACATCAGCGGCGCTCTGGGCACTTGGGCCCCGGAGGCGGCCGGTTTCGTCCACCTCCCGCACCTGTTCAACGATCTCGCCTACAACACCTTGCGCGGCGGGGCGATCACGATCACCCAGAACGGCAATGTTCTCAGCCCTGGCAGCGCCTCGCGTGTCTTCGAGCCCAACACCACCGCGCTCTCGATCGCTCTGGTGGACAAGGCGACCGACGTCTTCGTGATCGAGGTCGACTTGTGGACCGCCTTCAGGTACGGGACTGTCGCCGGTATCGCCATGCCTGCCGGATTCCGGGGCAAGCATGTGGTCGCCGAGGGCTTCTGGAACGACGTCTGGAATCCCATCACCACGCGCACGGCTGTCGAGACCGGCGTGGTGGTGCAGCAGATCAGCATCCCCAGCGGCGGCACGCCGATGACCAAGCTGCGCTTCACTGTCACCGACTTCCACTCGTCGGCGAGCTTCCGGATCTCCAGCATCTTCGTGATGGCCTACAACTCGGGCCTGCTCGAAGTCCCCTTCCTCTCGCGCTCGGGTGGCGAGATCTTCGCGCCCATCACCTACGGCGCGGACCCGGTCGGGGCCAACGAGCTGGTGCGCAAGGCCTACGCCGACGGTCGGGTGACCAAGCTGGCCGCCGGACAGACGACTCAGGTCTACGCGCGCAACGGGGCGGGGGTCGACACCGGCGTGCCCTACTCCGGCAGCGCTCTGGCCGACACCTTCCCGATCCGCGATGCCAACGGCCGCCTGACGGCCGCCGACCCCTCGGCGGCAGGGCACGTGGCCACCAAGGGGTGGGCCGACACCGCGCTGGCGGCCAAGGTCGACACCTCCGACGCCCGGCTGACCAACACCCGCAACCTGCGCACCACCGACCTCACCACCGCCACGGCGGCCGCGACGGCCGCCAAGACGGCCACCGGCACTGCGCCGGTCGCGGGTGACATCGTCAAGCTGACCTTCACCCTGGGCAACTCGGCCGGGACGATCACCCTGGCAGTCAACGGCGGCACCGCCTACCCGCTGCGGTCGGGCAACACGGGCATCGCCTCGGCGGCCGCGCAGGTGGCCGCCAACGGCCTCCTGATGCTCTACTTCGACGGCGCGGCCTACCACGTCATGAGCGAGCCGCAGGCCTACGCCGAGATCTCGACCGCCGACATCGACGCCGGGACCGCGACGACCCAGCGCGCGATCACCGGCCGCCGGGCTCAGTACATCGTCGACAAGGCCCGCACCGGCGTCGAGCTGGCCGCCAACAAGGGGCAGCCCAACGGGTACGCCTCGCTCGACGGTGGCGGCAAGGTGCCTCTGTCGCAGCTCCCTTCGGCGCTGATGACCTACAACGGCATGTGGAATGCCGCGACCAACACGCCTCCGCTCGTCGACGGCGTCGGCGACACCGGTGACGTCTGGAAGGTCAGCGTGGCGGGCACCCGGGACTTCGGCTCGGGCCCGATCTCGTTCGCCCAGAACGACTACACCATCTACAACGGCCTGACCTGGGAGAAGTCGGACTCCACCGACGACGTGGTCAGCGTCGCGGGCAAGACGGGTGCGGTCGAGCTGACCAAGGCCGACGTCGGGCTCGCCAACGTCAACAACACCTCGGACGCGGCCAAGCCGATCTCGACGGCGACCCAGGCCGCGCTCGACGCCAAGGCCAGCGCGACCGACCCGCGCCTGAGCGACGCCCGACCGCCGACGGCCCACACCCACACGGCCGCTGAGATCTCCAATTCGACCGCCATCGGCCGCTCGCTGGTGACGGCCGCCAGCCAGCAGGCGGGCCGCGCTGCCATCGGTGCATCGGATCTCGTGCTCGGCACGACGGGCACTACCGCCAAGGCGGGCGACTACGTCCCGGGCTGGGGTGAGATCACCGACAAGCCCGCGACCTTCCCGCCGGTCATCGGGTCGTCGGCGAGCACGGCGGTGGCGGGCAACGATCCGCGCCTCGTCGACTCGCGGCCGCCGCTCGCGCACACTCACGCCGCGCGCGACATCACCAGCGGCGCGGTGCTCTCCTACGGCAACGCCACCGCCGTGACGTCGATCGAGGACGGTGTCACCGCCTTCGCGCTGCCCAACATCGAGAGCCGGGCCGCCCTCGTCGGCGCGGAGATCAGCGACCTGGTCAACGCTCAGGCCTCGGGCAGCTGGGCACCCAACTGGAAGTCGGCCAACGACGGCACCACGCGCACCGTCGCTGACGCGACGAGCAGCTTTGGCCTGGACATGTGGGTCGGCGGGACCCGTTACATCGAGTTCCAGCTGGCCACCCTGCCCGGTTACGGCATCAAGGTCTGGGTCGACGGCCTGCCTTACTCCGACCTCCCGGCCTCGCCGCCGTGGACGGCCGGACAGGTCAACACCCTCAAGATCGACTTCGGCTTCGTCAACGGTCCGCGACGGGTCCGCCTGATGGTCGACCGCTGCGCGATCGGTGAGGTGTGGACCGAGCCTGACGGCATCGTCTGGTCGCCCGCCCTCGACGGCCAGCGGCTGCTCGTGCTCGGCGACAGCCTGGCTCAGGGCACCCTCTACAACGCCGGGGGCGAGCTGGGCACCTGGGTGCCGCGTCTGGCCGAGTACCTCGGGTGCGAGGACTACTGGAATGCCGCCATCGCAGGCACCGGCCCGACGGTCGGCTACGGCGGCTACCCCAACTTCCAGGTGCGGGCGACCCAGGACGTCGTCCCGACCGACGCCGAGCTGGTCTTCGTCGGCTCGTGGTTCAACGGCCGCGAGAACGGCGGCAGCGCCAACGCGGCCGCGATCACTGCGATCATCAACACCCTGCAGGGGATGGCGTCGGGCCCGACCGTGGTCGTCTTTGGCCCGCCGGACCCGGCGGGGGTCAACGCCGACACCGCGATGCTTGCCGTCGACACTGCCGTGCGCGAGGCGTGCGCGACAGCGGGCGTGGCCTACGTCAGCCCGCTGACCGGCGACGTCTATGCCGAGACCGGTACGCGCGTACTCAACGGCGACCCCTGGATCACCCTGGAGAACCGCTCGACCCTGATCGCCGCCGACGAGATCCACTTCACCGACCAGGGGCACAAGGTCTTCGCCTCCCGGCTGGCCGAGTCCTACACGCTGGTCAAGCCGGGCCCGGCGTCGAGCAACCACGCCCACCCGATCAGCGAGGTCACCGGGCTGCAGGCCGCCCTCGACGGCAAAGTGGTCAAGTCCAACCTGACCTTCCGGGTCTACGGCACCGACGGGGCGGCGGTGCAGCAGGCCTTCCAGTGGTCGCTGGACCCGATCGGCTTCACCATGCCCGCCCGGCGCGACAACGGGCAGGTCAGTACTGGCCCGGCGTCGAATAGCGATGACGCGGTCCCGCTGTCGCAGCTGCAGTCCGCGCTCGACGTCAAGTCCGATGTCGGCCACACCCACGCCTGGAGCACCATCGCCGACAAGCCGTCGACGTTCGCGCCGATCATCGGGTCAACGGCCACGACCGCCGTGGCGGGCAACGACGCTCGGCTGACCGACGCCCGCACGCCGGTCGCGCATACCCACGTCGTCACCGATCTCAGCAACTCGACCGCGACCGGGCGCTCGCTGCTCACCGCCGCCGACGCGGCGACCGCGCGCTCCACCCTCAGCGCCGAGCCCGCGCTGGCGACCGGGACCACCTCGCAGTACCTCCGGGGCGACAAGAGCTGGCAGACGCTGAATAAGGCGGCCGTCGGCCTGAGCAACGTCGACAACACCAGCGACGCGAACAAGCCGGTGAGCACCGCCCAGGGCACCGCCATCGGGGCCAAGCTTGACCGGTCGAACACGGTCAGTTCGATGTATGGCACCGACGCCTCAGGCAACCAGATCATGGGCGCGTACTCCACCGGCGCGGTCGCGAATACGGTGGCGATCCGCGACGAGGCGGGCCGGGTGGCCACCGCGACGCCGACCGGTGGCGATCACGCGGTGAACAAGGCCTATGCCGACACCGAGTTGGCAGGCAAGGTCGACACCCTTCCCGACCCGTGGCTGCTGTACGCCACCGACGACAACGGCCTGACCGGCATGCAATATTCGGCCAACGACTTCGCTGCGTGGACGATCGCGCAGCGCGGTGCAGGCGGCGTCGTCAAGGTCGGCACTGCCGTGGCCCCCGAGGACGCTGTCACCAAGGCGCAGCTCGACGGCAGGATCCATTTCGGCACGCGTCCGGCCACCGGTGTGGCTGGAGTGCTCTACGTGGAGGGCTGATGGCAGGGATGTTCCGGTTCGATCCGGGCACCAACCAGTACTATCCGCTGCTGCCCTACGCCGGTGCCGGAGTCGCGCCGGTCGCGCCGTCGCGCGTCTCCTACTGGGACCCGGCGACGTCGTCCTACAAGCAGGTGTATCCGCCGCCCGGGCCCGCCTTCGTCAAGGCGGCCAGTGACACCAAGGACAGCGGGACCAACCCGTCGGTCACCATCGACATCGCGGCCGGGGCGACCCTGTTTATCGGGACCACGACCAACTCGGGCATCACTGCGGTATCCATGGACGGCGGCACGGCGCTGACGGCCTACGGGCAGGTGCTGACGACCCGCATCCACCAGATGTTCGTGCTGACCGGCGTAGCGGCCGGGCCGCATACGTTCGCGATGAGCGGCGGTGGGTCCTGGAAGACCCTGCTCGTGGCCGAGTACTCCGGCGTGACGAGCGTTGGCGACTACACCTCCAAGGTCTCGTCCACCCAGGTGCAGACCCACACCCCCACGGGGTCGGGCAAGCTCGCGGTGGCGCTGGTGGCCTCGGCCTCGGTGTCGTCGGCCGCCGGGCAGAATCCGGCGAACTACATCGGCACGCTGCGGCATCGTAAGGACGGCCTGAGCGACCGGTCCCTCGCCTGGGTGGACCACACCGCTGCCCCGCTGGGTCTGAACGTCAGTGGATCGGCGATGTCGGTCGGTTGCATGTGGCTGAACTAATTCCTTTGACCTGTAGCAGTTCTATAGTAGAATTGCAAACATGGAAACCAATGAGCTGTATCGCGTAGACGACCAGACCCTGAATCGTGAGCAACTGGAGGCCCAGGTCCGGCCTCAGCTCGATGAGCTGAATCGGATCCAGAACACCGACGTCACCTTCGGCGAGTACCTCGCCAACTCTCTGTTGGTGGGCACCATCGTCGACGTCTCTGCCGACGTGTGATCGACTCTCTGGCGCACCCCAATAGATGTAGGGACGCCAGAGGAGGATGGATTACATGGCCCGTCGCATCGTGACCGCCCGGGAGCAGCACTCCTTCCGGTTCGCCGACTTCCCGCAGGTGTCTCCGGACAAGCCGCGCCCCGGGCACCCGGGCGGTCCGTCGCCGGTCATCCCGTCGGCGGACAAGAACATCGGCGAGAACACCCCGTGGTCGCAGACCGACTGGCGTACCGCCGACGACTACGGCGCATTCCACTCGTCGAGCCGTCCGCCGATGTCGTCGGACATCCCGCACCCCAGCGAGATCTTCGATCCGAACAAGAAGGCGCACCAGCCCAAGCTGCAGCGTGCCATGGCGTCAGAGGACCCGACCAATGACCCCTACGGCCTGCTCAACGGCACGCCGTGGGGCTTCGAGGACCTGGTCAACAACCACGTCTCGCACCAGCTCAACGCCAACCCCGACCAGGACTTCCAGGGCAAGACCTGGTACGCGGCCGCGCACGATGCCACCAAGGACGTGGCGCAGAAGACGATCGGCGACCACGAGCGCGCGGTGGCGGTCACCTCGGCGCTCTCGCCGGTCAAGGACTGGGACCTCAACAACGAGCAGGCCGTGCACTACCTGCTCAACTACGAAGGCCAGGAGGGCTACAAGGCCCCGACGCCGAACATGAAGGGCTTCCCCCGCGACGCTCCCGAGCGCGACCCCGACAACCGGTTCCGCGTCAAGGCCCCCAACGACCAGAACCAGAAGGCGCACGACCTCATGAACGCGCCCGCCGGGTCGCTCAGTCGTGACGACTACCTGAAGATGCTGGCCGGTCCCAAGACCAGCTCGTTCTTCAACAACATCCTCGACGACACCCCGCTGCGCGAGCCGCGCCAGGGCGTCGAGAACGACGAGGGGTACTACCAGCACCAGATCAACCCGAACACCGGCGAGCCCGACTGGCGCTACGGCGACCAGGACGTCACCGTCGACACCCATCACGCCCGCGTGCAGACCAACCCGCACGGCGGGGATCTCAGCGAGCTGAGCTACCAGACGCCCCCGCACTTCCAGGAGAAGTTCACCGTGGGCGGGCAGGCCTACCACCCCGGCTACGACCTGCACGCTCGCGCGTCGGCCGAGGCGACCCGCCGGATCAACGCGATGAGCGACGACCCGGCGCAGACCCTCAAGCCCAAGCAGGCGCAGGCCGGTCCCTGGGTGAAGTTCAAGCAGGACGTCATCAACGCCGGTGTCTCGCCGAACATGCCCGAGCCCGGCACCGCGCCGAAGTCGTTCAACCCGGCCAAGCCGAACAAGCTCACCGGCCCCTACCCGGGCGAGCAGGACCAGCCGCGCTACCAGCGCGACCGGGGCGACTTCTGGGTGCATCCGGGGCGACCGGACGTCGATCCGCGCACCATGCCGAACTGGGGCCGCCGGTCCTCGCTGGAGCGCACCGCCGCGACCGATGAGTGGCTGCACGGCTGGATCGCCCAGAACTTCCCGCACAGAGCCACCGGCGGGGACCCGCAGATGCTCCAGGCCAACCTGGCGCAGTGCGGGTACTGCGGTGTCGACCGCCGCCGGTCTCGGCATGAGGCCAACTGCCCGGATGTGATTCACGCCGACGTCGCGCCGCGACGGGCTGCGTTGGACCCGGTGCAGGCGGCCCTTGACGCGATCGCCTATAGTGATGCTGTAGTGAAAACTGCAGTCTCGGCCGACGACCTGTCGCCCGAGTGGGCGCGCGAGCGGATGAAGGAGGTGCGCGACAGTGGAGGATTTTCGCGACGCGGACCTGATGCGCCGCCGGACTCGGGCTACATGGTCGCCCAGCCCCACACCGAGCGCGTCCAGCCGACCGACTCGCTGTCCGAGGACGACCTGCGCGGCTACGGCCACGAGCACCTGCAGGACATGCAGGATGACCCCGACCTCTACCAGGGTGGGTGGGATTCCGGGGATGAGTACTTCCACGACATGTCCAAGCACCACAACGACATCTGGGATGCTGCTGCAGCCGCCTATGGGGATTCCCCCGAGACCGCGCAGCATGGCTTCTACGACATCAACACCGGCGAGTCTCCGAGCCCGCTGGAGTTCCACCACGACAAGGGCAACCAGGGCCTCATGAACTTCATGGGGTCTCACCGAGGGAGGTGACCCCATGCCCGAACAGGATCCCTACGACCGTCACGATCGCCGTGACATCGGACGCAAGTACGCACACCTGACCGAACGCCGCCGCCAGCAGGAAGCCGAAGAGCGCGGCCGCGCCGAGGTGGCAGATCTGTACGAGGAGAAGGACTGACCCATGGCCCGACCGATCGTCTCTGCGAGAGACCAGTTTGAGACCCTGGCCCCGTGGCGACGACGGGTCGGCGGCTATGAGGCGGGTCCGCATCCCGACCTCGCTCATCAGCAGGCCACCCACGGGTCGGTGCACACCTCTGGCGGCCGCGTACTCCCGCAGCAGGGCAGGATCGCGCGGACCTCGCCCGAGCACCAGGAATCGCGGCTGGCCGACCCGGCGGGCTGGGCGCACCACGTCTCCTTCTCCCCGTCCGGGTTGGCCATCACTGGCGCGAAGGCCTACACCGGCCAGCTCGGCCTCCCGGACCCGCACCAGTACAGCTACGAGCAGGTCAAGCAGACCCCCGACGCGGTGCGCGCGGTCGGCCGCCACTACGACTCGCTGCCCGATCTCGACAAGAAGTCGATCCCGCACTTCGAGGCGATGCGCAACGAGGTCAATCACCAGCACGACTTCATGACCAACCGGCTGGGGATCAAGACCCAGACAGTCGATCACGACCCCTACGCCGACGTGCACGAGATGATGCATGACATCAACACCAACAAGCGGCTCAAGGTCATGGGCACCGCCGTCACCGGCGGGCACCCGTACTTCTCCGACGCCGAGAACGACAAGTTCCGCGCCGTGCACGACTTCTTTGGGCACGCCGCGACCGGCCGCAGCTTCGATCGTCACGGCGAACAGGCGGCCTATCTGGCGCACTCGCAGATGTTCACCCCGCACGCGCTGCCCGCTCTCCAGAGCGAGACCGCAGGGCAGAACACCAGCCTGATTCTCAACGGCACCTTCGGGCCGCAGAAGATCGCCGCCATGGACCCCAAGGTCACCGGCCTGCTGGGCGACCACACGAGACTGCCGAGGCTGGGTGGCTGATGGACCCGATCGCTGACAACTTCGGACCCCACTACAAGCCCGGCTACGACGGAGATCTCGACGCGGCTGCCGAGGCCTACGTCCGCTGGGCCGGTCGTCTCGACGACTCCAAGGTCGACCACCTCAACGCCACCCTGATCGATGCGGTGGACAAGGCGGGGCTCGGCAGGCACGAGGATGCCTGGGACGCGGCCAACGCGCTGCAGGACCACACCCGCCGCATGGCCTCTTCAGACCCGACGGTGATCCAGTACCAGCGCAACAACAACGGCATGCGCGGTGTCGGCGGGTTTGGCCAGCAGCACGAGCCCTGGGGTCGCTACGTCAGCGAGGATTTCCCGCGCGAGCTGCCTGAGGGCTGGGAGCGCGGCACGGTCAGCTTCGACAACCCGCTGCGGATCCATCACGACAACGGTGGCTGGAAGCAGACCCTGTCCGAGCAGTACGGCGGAGCTACCGGCAAGGCGCTGTCCAAGGCCCTCATGAACGCCGGGCACGACGGCATCATCACCCACGACGAGTACGGGACCGGCGAGATCGTCGACATCCGACCCAAGGGTCAACGCAACCATGTGGTGACCAGTCGCCAGGATAGGTACGAGTTCTGATAAGCACCCCTAAAAATGGCGGTACTTATCACTTTTGAAAAAGTGCCCGGCGTTTCGCGATTGCGGGATGTGGTATTTTCCTGCACACTAATCGTGAGGGAGGACAAAACCCCCCTCGGGACAGATGGAGAGACCGATGAAGCGCACCTACCTGGTGACGTTGATCGATCGCGAGACCGGGCAAGATCAGCGCATCCTCGTACGTTCCGAAAACGCCGACGGCATGCAGGAGTTCGTCGACACTCTCACCGATCTGGAGATCGATGCTCCGGTCGTCATGGGCGTGCGCGAGCTGGCCGTCAAGCGTTCTCTCGCGAAGACGAATCTGCTCTTCGTCACCTCCTGACAACCACAAAAGACCTGGTGAAACCCACCTTTCTCTTCGGAGGGGTGGGTTTCGTCATGTCAGCTTCCTGAATCTGTAGAAGGACCAATCCCGACCATGATGGAGAAGACGATGACCGCACCGACGATGACCGAAGGCCGCAAGACCCTGCGACAGCTGCGCGAGAGCACCGAGACCCTGTACGCGCAGAACAACACCCGCTCCAAGGTCTCCTGCAACACCGACAAGGTGACGTTCGGGCTGGAGCCCGCCGGTCGAGAGGACTCGATCGCGGTCATGCCCAAGGAATGCCTCGACGTCCCCGGCTTCCAGCGCCTCTGGATGAAGGGCGCGGTCTCGATCTCGGACAATCCGGAGATGGAGAACAAGATCGCCCTCATCACCGCCGGACAGGGCAACCAGGGCCCGATGGTCACCGTCGTCGACGAGAAGACCGGCGAGGAGTCCATGGTGGCGGCCACCCTCGGCCAGTCGCCGAACGCGCGTGACATCTCCATCCGCACCGACGCCGAGGGCGTCGCGGTCCAGTCGCACTGCATCATCAGCGGCAAGCCGATCTTCCAGACCCAGCAGCAGATCGAGGCCGGTGAGCCCCCGCTGCACGCGGATTACCAGCATCGTGCCCACGAGGTCGTCTCGACCCCGCAGGCCGACGGCAGCTGGACCCACCAGTTGGCCACCTTCAACACCGTGCAGAGGAGCAACTGATGACCAGTGCATTCGATCGGGCCATGTTTCAGACCAAGCAGTTCCCTGACCCCACCCAGGGCGGGAAGATCCTGAACGCCATGGCCAACATCGGCGGCACCTACGACGACGCCAAGGCCGCAGCGGCCGTGGTCCCCGATCGCAGCATCGAGGAATTGGTCGAGGTGCCCGCCGGTACCGAGGTCGGCCCCCTGGGCGGCTTCGACCGACAGGTGATCGAGGCGGCCGAAGAGCCGCCGAAGTACGCCAACACCGCCGCCGTCCTGAAGGACACCTCGCGTCATCGCGACGTGTACAAGGACGGCTATGACGCTGTCGGGCCGCACATCCCGGTCGCCGAGCCCGCCCCGGGCACCTGGGCCGCCACCACGGCCTACTCGCTGGCCAAGAAGGTCAACATCGGCGGCAAGGTGCTGGAGGTGACCACCGCCGGTACGTCGGCAGGCACCATCCCGACCGCGCCCGGCTCGGTCGGCGGCACCGTCACCGATGGCACCGTGGTGTGGACTCGCCGCACCTGATCCACCCCGTCATGGCAGTCGCTCCCCACACAAGCCCAGTGCAGGTGTGGGGAGCGACAAACTAACAGTAGTAGGGAGTTTGTGGTGGCGACTGGTTATCCGCAGAATGTCGACACATTCACCGAGCCGTCGCTTCCCGAGACCACCAGCCTCTCGTCCGCCGGAGACGGTTCGCGCAATCACGTTGAGCACCACCGTGATATGGGCGATGCGATCGAGAAGATCCAGGCCGAGGCCGCGCTGCGCGGCCACGATCACTCCGGCAACGGCGATCGGTTCCACGGCAACAAGCTCGCTCAGGTCAACACCCACGAGAGCGCTGACACCGACTCCTCCCCCGAGGCGATCCACCACACCCTCGGCCCCGGCACGCACCAGGCGGCCCCGGGCGATCACGTGCACGACTACAACGGCCCGTCGATCATCAACAAGCCGTTCGCGTTGTGCACCTCCACCACTCGTCCGGGCGCGCCGTACCCCGGGCTCATGATCTACGAGACCGACACCAACTGCTTCCGCGTCTGGGGAAACTTCGGCCCCACCGAGCCGGTGACCGGTCTGGACTCGCTCGACGACTTCGTCTACAGCTCGCTGTTCACCGATGCCCACAACCGCCCGAGCCTGAATCCGGCCGAGTGGGAGCAGTGGTACTCCGACGACCCGGGCGCGACCAACCACGGCGCGATGGGCGTCATCAACTCCGGCACCGTGCGCTGGCTGGACCAGAGCAACGACTCCAACACCTGTATTGCCCGGCGTATCAAGGCATCTGACCGCGTCACCCAAACTGACGACCAGGTCGTCACCTGGCGCACCGGCTCGATCATCATCGAGAACGAGCCGATGTTCACCGAGTCGGCGTCCAACGACGTCTACCTGCGCATGTCGGCTGACCGCGCGAGCTACATCCGCGTGCAGGTGCTCTACGACCGCGTGCAGTTCCTCTACACCACCACCGGGCCCAGCGGCGAGAAGCTGCTCGGGGCCATCGGCAGCGTGAACACGAACCTGCCCAACACCACCTGGATGGCCAAGCTGGTCGACCGGACCATCACCCTGTTCCGCAGCGGCGAGCAGGTCGGCCAGGCCATCGACACCAAGAACCTCTCCGCGCGCGGCATGAACAACCGGGGCTGGGGCTTCGGCATGATGTCTGGCGATCGCTACCTGGGACAGAACACCCCGGGCTCGATCGACTGGGTCCGCATCCAGGACAACGTCACCTACATCGCCAACAACCGCTGGACGGTCCTGCCGATCGCCAACATCCCGACGGTGCGCCTGCGGCAGAACTTCCGCCAGCAGCTCAACTACACCGGCACGCTGATCGAGTGGAACGAGGAGCTGGAGGACCCCTTCAACTTCTTCACCACCGCGCGCAACACCGAGGTGGTCGCCAAGGAGCCCGGGCTCTACGACGTGAAAGCGGCCATCCAGTGGGATGCCGACCGGGTGCCCGACAGCGTCGAGATCGTGGTGCTGGTCAACGGTGTCGAGAGCGAGATCCGCACGGCCGCCTACCTGCGCGGCAACGGCTTCGTCCCCGGCTTTAGCCAGACGGTCAATCTGACCGGACAGATCCGGCTCAAGACCAACGACATCCTGGCGATCCAGACGACCTTCGTGCCGCGCAACGCCTGGCTCAACTCGATCTTCTCGTTCTTCCGTGAGGCCTCGAAGATCAAGAGCCGACTCGACGTGGTTTACATTCGCCCATAGGGGGAGCCGATGACCGAGCCATTCAACGATCCGATCCCCGGCGGGACCCTGCCCGACGGCGAGGCCGTCTACAGCCCGAAGATGGTCAGCCAGGCCGCCATGCGCAAGTTCATGAGCCTCGGCGGCCGAGGCTACTTCGCGCTGGGCATCGCCGGTCCGGACGGACCCATCGACGCCGACCTCAACTCGCTGTCGCTGAAGGTCTCGCTCAAGCTGCCTGGCGATGAGACGACCAACGAGCTGGGCACCACGATCGCCCAGGTCGACGAGTCCGACATCACCCGTGACTCGGTGGGCAAGTACCACTACGACATCGGGCCCCAGCACACCCGTCAGCGCGGGATGCTCACCGCCGAGTGGACCTACTCCGTGGCCGGGACCGAGTTCACGTTCTTCGACCGCGCGCAGGTCCTCGACCAGATGCCGATGTGGGACGCGCTGCGCGAGGACACCAAGTTCACCGTGGAGCAGATCAGCTGGCACTTCGCCGACCTCTTCGACTCGACGGCGGGCGGCCCCTGGCTGCAGGAGAACTTCCAGACCCACTTCAACTACGAGCGCATCGCGTTCCTGCTCGGCCAGGCGGTGATGAAGTTCAACGTGCTCGCCTTCCCGGTCACCAACTACGGGGTGACGCGCGACGACAAGGCGATCCCGGAGAACTTTCAGGCCCTCATGGTATGGGCGGGCAAGCTGGAGGTGCTGCGGCACCTGATGGTCTCCTACACCGAGCAGCCCGAGTTCCGGAACATGAACACCACCTACACCGATCGGCGCGACTACGCGCAGCGGTGGAAGGCCATCCTCGACGAGGAGAAGCCGGACTACGAGCGCGCGGTCAAGCTCTCCAAGCGCTCGCTGCTCAGCATGGGCAAGGGGGCCTACCTGGTCGCCGGAGGCATCTACGGCGGCTCGGCGCGGTCGTTCTTCCAGTCGGGCATGTACGCCGCCCAGACGCGCTCGATGCGGTTCTACCCGGCCGCCCCGGCCGTGTCCTACGGCAACATGGGTGCGGGGAGCCCGTTCTGATGCGCGGCATCCGCACCGCGCGCGAGCAGGTCGCGACGCTCGCGCCGTGGCGGACCGCGAGCCTCCCGGAGCCCCACGAGGACAACATCTCCGCGCAGGTCTACTCCGACTGGTGCGAGCAGCGCGGTCGTCATCCCGCCGACCTGGACACCGCCGCCGAGTTCTGCTCGAACTACGGCGAGGCGTCGGACGCCAAGGGCATCTACGAGTGGATCAAGCCCCACCTCAAGCAGGGAAGGACCGCCGCCACCCCGCCCGGGTACAAGATCCACCTCTACGACACCTCCGGCTACGGCGACGGCATGGCCGGGATGTACTCGACCCGAGTGAAGCGCCCCGGACCCGCCAACTGGCACAGCGCCATCGCCTGGGACAAGGACGGCAAGATCACCAACGTTGACACCAAGGAGCCGCACCGGGGCAAGGGGCTGGCTCGGTCGCTCTACGACCACGTCAAGGAGAACTGGCGTCCCGACCTGATGCACGACTTGGCGCTGACGCCGGATGGCAAGGGGTTCGCCAACGCGGTCGGCGGCCAGGCCTACGATCACTCCGAGTACGAGAATCGTCGGCAGCAGCGCGAAGAGGAGAAGAAGCTCCCCTTCGAGGAGCGTGACCAGCTGTGGCGCTCGCGCGGCTGGCCGGACCAATTCGACTCGGTCAAGTACGCTCCGCGCACCTCGCGCGTCGCTCAGGACTACCGGATGGACCACACCGCGCCGGGGCCCGAGGACGGCTTTCCGCTGCACAACATGGCCGGGAGCGAAGCGCTCGGCGGCGTGCCGGACGACTGGCACACCCATCCGCAGTACTACAGCTACGGCGAGGTGAGCCCGCGCGAGACCAAGAGCGTCCAGCAGATGTACCAGCGGACCAACGGCAACCCGCACGAGATGGTCGACATCTACCGGGCGCTCCCGCATGGCAAGGACGACTTCCACACCGGCGACTGGGTCACCCCGTCGCTGGAGTACGCGCGTCAGCACGCCATGCACCCTGACGACCCGTCGCAGGACATGCCGGTGATCAAGAGCACCGTCCCGGCCAAGCACCTGTTCCACAACGGCGACAGCTACTACGAGATGGGCTACCACGGCCCGTCGCACAAGGGCCAGGTGGTCTGATGGCCAAGATTGAATTGATCGAGCCTTATGCGGTTCGGCAAGCGCGGCAACATATCCGGGACTCTTTGATGTCGCACGGGGAAGAGGTCATTCTCCTGCACACTTATCACGTCAACGAGGATCAGGATAAACACCCCCGGTGTCCGGCCTGTTGGGACGACATCTACGAGCAGAACTCCAAGCAGGACTGCCCGACGTGCTTCGGCACCACTTTCCAGGGCGGCATCAAGCAGGCGCTGCGAGCGTGGGCGATCTTCACCGACGCCCAGGACACCGAGACGACATCCAAGCGCGGCGTGTGGAATCCGCGCGAGGTCACGATGCACACCGAGCACCTCCCCGACCTCTGGAAGCGCGACTTCGTGGTGCGCGTGAACGGCTGGACGCCTGATCATCGGCCGACCGGCGTCGCAGGCATCTGGGTCATGCGCGAGGTCACCAACGAGTCTCTGCGCACCGGCAACCGGCTGGGACAGACCTCGTTCGACATCGTCGGCCAGCGGGCCGACATGACCAAGCTCTCCGAGGACATGCCGATCTTCCGATACCCGGTCGTCGGCGAGCGCTTCGAGCGCTTCGACGGGCGACCCAGGTGACCCGGTTTCCCGCGCCTGCGGGGCTGTCCAAGAGCATCGCCGACCGGGCGGTGCAGCTCGCCCGTCAGGACGTCCGCAACCGGGGGTGGAAGTCATCGGGCGCGCTGCGGCCCTACTACAAGGACGGCCAGGTCGGCATCGACTCCACCGTCAAGCACCTCTACTTCCAGAACAAGGGCATCAGCCCGTTCCTGATGCACTGGGTGACCGGCCGTACTGTGCCGATGGGGTGCTCGGCCGGTGACGGCCCGCACTTCCGGGTTGGCAAGGACGTCGGCATGCCGGGCTGGGTCGACATCCCCCACCGGGGCAAGGTCTTTCGGCAGCAGAAGTGGAGACACCCTGGGCTGAAGCCGAAACACTTTATGGAGAAGGCGATCTCGCGTGCGATCAAGGAGTCGCGCGATCAGACTCGCCAGGAGATGCTGAAGGTCTTGAGAGGAGGCCGGTAGTGACTGACGCGATCCTGCGGACCAACACACCGATGCCGGAGTCCGGCGGCGGCATGATCGAGGCCACCAAGCGGGCGGTGATCGTCGGCCTCCGCGACGCGATCAAGGGCAGCACCCTCAACAACCTGATCGAGGGCAACGAGATCACGGTGGATATGGAATATCCACTGGTTCAGGAAAAGTACCCCGGGATATGGGTTCAGTTCTCGTTCACCAATATCATCAACTCTGGCCTCGGCTGGGAGCAGATGCTGGTCGAGATCGAGAACGAGGGCCAGGCCAACGAGAAGCCTCACTGGATGCCGGTCCGCGAGTTCACCTTCGAGGGCCGCGCCACGCTGACCGTCGTCGCTCTGACAAGTCTGGAGCGCGATCGCATCGCTGACGCCATCGTGACGATGCTGATGTTCTCGCGACCGCCGGAGACCGACGTGCTCTACAAGGGCACCAAGCAGTTCCGGCAGCTGCTGACCTCGCTGGCCAACAACCCCTACGTCTCGATGTCGATCAACACCGACAAGATCATCCCGGGCGGCCAGGCCACGACCACCGGGGTCCCCTGGGACCCCGAGATCCTCGGCTACGAGGACACCTACAGCTTCGACCTGCTTGGACAGTCCAACATCATCTTCCGGCACGACGGCACCTACGAACTCAAGCGCATCGACGTCGCGCACGAGGTCGAGGTCCCCGAGCCCTACGACTGGCAGTGACGACCCTGTGAAGGGCTCTGCGCTGAGCAAGAAGACGTAGAGAGGCTTCGCGGAGCCGGACGAGAGAGGACTGGTGAGGAAGTTGGCCATCGACTTCACGCGCTATCAGGCTCCGGGCATCTACACCGAGGAAGTGCCTGGTCCACAGCTGTCGGTGGGCTCGTCGGTCCCCACGGCCGTAGCCATCTTCGGCACATCGATCGGGTACCAGACCACCCGGGAGTCGCTGCAGATCAACCCCGATCTGGCAGCGATCACCACGGTGATCACCCTGACCGTCACCGGCTCTCCCACCGGCGGCGACTTCGTCCTGGAGTTCGGCGGGTCGGAGACGGCCGCCATCGAGTTCGACGCCTCGTCGGCCGACCTGCGGTCCGCCCTGGAGGCGCTGAGCACCATCGGTGCGGGCAACGTCACCGTCACCGGCGGCAACGGCGGCCCCTGGACGATCACTTTCGTCGACGACCTCGGCGGCGTCGCGCAGCCCGAGTTCACCATCGAGGCCAACCTCACCGGCGGCACCAGTCCGTCGGTGCAGCAGGCCAAGGAGGACCAGGGCACCCCGGCGATCAACCGCACCCTGGCCAAGCAGGGCATCAAGACCAGCACCATCCGCGTGGTCGACCCCAACACCGGTCAGGTGTTCGTCGAGGGCACCGACTACACGGTGGTGCGCGTCGGCGTCGGCATGGATTCCGAGGTCAACACTCGCGACGACACCTACACGATCTCGCGCGTGATCGACGGCGGCCACATCGATCCCGGTGACACGGTGCAGCTCTCGTACAACTACACCAACCCGGACTACTTCAAGGTCTACGCCCTCTACGATTTCGACGACGTCCGTGATCTCTACGGCGAGGCGTTCGACAGCAACGGCGCGATCCAGTCCGAGGTAACCCTGGCGGCCTACTTCGCCTTCATCAACGGCGCGAGCACCGTGCTCACCTGCGCGATCGACCCGGAGGACCCGGAGTCGATCACGATGGGCGACTACGCCGAGGCGCTGGACAAGTTCCGGGACGAATCCCAGATCGCCATCATCGTGCCGGGCACCGGCAACCAGGCCATCCAGGCCCTGGTGCACCAGCACGTGGTGAGTCAGTCCAACAACAAGTACGAGCGTCGCGCGATCATGGGCATGGACGGCACCGTGGTGCCGGTCGAGTCCTCGCAGCGCATCGCCAACGCCCAGGCCCTCAGTGAGCGTCGTGTCGCGCTGGTCTCCCCGGCCAGCTTCGACTACTTCGCTCCCGAGCTGAACCGCGTGATCCAGCTCGGCGGGCAGTTCGTCGCTGCCGCGCTCGCCGGACAGGCCGCCAGCCTGCCTGCCGCGCAGCCGCTCACTCACAAGCGGATCTTCGGCATCGTCGGCCCGCACACGATCCAGCGCGAGGGCGAGAAGAACCTGGAGTCCTCGCAGGGCCTCATGGTCGTCGAGCGGACTCGTCGCAACATCGTGCACGTCCGCCACGGCGTCACCACCAACCCGACCGACCTGCTCACCCGTGAGTGGAGCATCATCGGTCAGGCCGACGTCATGGTCTACCGCATTCGCGACTACCTCGACGGCGACGGCCTGATCGGCCAGCCGATCTACGACACCACGCTGGTTCAGGTCAAGGCCTCGGCCGAGAGCGCGCTCACGAGCCTGGTGCGCGACGGCGTGATCGTCAACTACCAGAACCTCAAGGTGCGCCAGCTGGCGAACATGCCTGAGGTCGTCGAGGTCCGCTTCGAGTGGCTGCCCGCCTACCCGATGAACTACATCGTGGTCCGCTACAGCGTCGCGGTGCTCTCCGGCGACGTCGAGGTCAACGAGACATCGGTCTGATCCATGAAAGACCCTGGTACGACAGTGATTACAGGAGGTGAGCGTCGATGACCGAGTCCAAGACTCGCATTGGCGGTAGCGGGTATACCACCATGACGTGGCGCGGTCAGCGGCTGGCTTACCTGCAGACCCTGCAGGACACTCCGCCGCAGCCGGTCGCCGGTGCGCAGGTGGTCCAGCCCATCGACGAAGAGACCCCGCTGGAGATCGTGACCGCTGTCGCTGTCGGCGCGGGCACCCTGCGACTCACCTTCTACGAACTCTGGAACGAGCCGGTCTGGGCAGGCCTGCCGGGCCTGGAGGGCACCAACAACCTGCTCGACGTGCTCAAGCGTCAGATCAGCCTCGGCGAGATCTCCTGCCGCAAGCTGATCAAGTCGCCGTCGGGCGTCACTCGCGCACGGGTCTATCACGGCGTGGTGCTCACCGACATCGACGAGGGCGAGCAGATCAACATCGGGACGATGACCATCCCGAAGACCATCACCCTGCAGTACATCAAGACGAGCACCGTCTGATGGGCATGCCGATCGCTCGCCAGAGCGAGCAGTACAACGTCCATCAGGCTCAGCGCACCGAGCCTGCTCGTCACGACGAGATCCTTGCGCACGAGGTCGCCGAGAGCTACCGGGGCGGCCGGTCGGTGCAGGCCGGGTACAACAACCCGCGCGCTCACCGGCGCGAGGCGTTCGACTTTCCGGGCCTCGATACGCTCAAGGGGCTCAACCCCTTTGGCGGTGGCGGTGACGACAAGGGCGGCGAGTCCAAGCCCAAGGGCACCGGCCTGGAAGGCTTCCCGTCTCTCAACGGTGGAGGCGACAGCAAGGGTTCGGAGCCGGACACCGACGAGGACTTCGGCGACACCGACGACCAGGACTTCGGTGGGCTCCGCAACGATGAAGGGCTGGGGGCCCTGAACAAGCTGTATCCGGGGAGCGACGAGTACATCGGCGACACCCTTCCGGGGTCCGCTCCGAAGAGCACCGGCGGCCCGAACATCCAGTACGTGTAGCCATTTGACCAGGGGGCAACAACCACACATGAGCGAAGAATCTGCAGCACCGGACCCGACTGTCGATCCTGATCTCGCGCCGCCGGAGCCTCGGCGTGTCGTCGGAGAACCGGTCGCCGTCGAGCCCGAGCAGCCTGAAGAGGCTCCTGAGGAGAAGATCACCACCCTCACCGACGCCGAGCGTCACGATCTGCAGATGCTCATGACCTGTGGTCGCCGGTTCAAGACCATCACGGTCCTGGGCCACCGGGTGAAGGTGCAGACGCTTCGATCGGGCGACGAGATGCGCATCGGTCTCTACACCAAGCCTCACCTGGGCAGCCAGGGGTTCGTGCGCGCCTACCAGGTCGGGGTCTGTGCGGCCGGGATCGTCGAGATCAACGGCACCCCGCTGTACTCCCCGCTGCGCGAGGCCGACAACGATCCCGACACCGCCTTCCAGAAGGCGGTGGAGCAGCTGGAGAACTTCTACGCGGCGTCCCTGTCGCCGATCTACGACGCCATCATGGGGATGGACGTCGAGTTTGCTGAGCTGGCGGACAAGCTGGGAAAACTGTCTGGCTAGACGAGCTGAGTGAACTCTTCGTCGGTCTAGCCTTCTCTCAGGGTCTCCTTACCCAGCAGTCGCTCAACAGCTTTCAGTCGTGGGCGCTGCGCTACCACAAGCAGATGGAGCGCCGCGACCACGTCGCTGAGATCGAGAAGACGCTGCGCAAGCAGTCGTTCTACCTCAACCCCCAGCACTACCTCGCCATGCATCCCGAGCTGGTTGAGGAGGCTCTGCTGCCGCCCGGCCTGGCCCCCTCCAGCGTGGTCGAGAGCGACGATGTGCCGGTCGACGACCTCGACGAGATCGACCGATACTGGGAGACCATCGACGAGAGTCGCTCAATGAGTGGAATGGATGTGTTCGGCCGGGACGAAGGGTGGGTGTGAGATGACCGGACCCTCTGGCGGATTCGAGTACCAAGACGAATCGGTTATCGCCAAGATCTCGGTCGACGTCCCACCTCAGGCCGCCACCGAGCTGGCCGACCTTGCCTCTCAGACGCGCGCGCTGCGCATCGAGATGGAGGCTCTGTCCCGAGCGCAGGGGTCGTGGTCCGAGCATGTCGCGGCGATCCCGGAGATCGCGCAGCGGGCCGCTCAGGGGCAGCAGGCCCTCATCACGCAGCTGGAGCGCACCGCCTACATCCAGCGCGAGTTGGGTGGCTCGCAGCCCAACGTTGGCGCGGTCGGCTCGGGGCAGGCGGCTGGGGCTCAGGAGCGCCAGCAGGTCGACGAGGTCTCGCGTGCGCCGCAGCAGCAGTACAACACGTCCGCCCCGGCGGGCTACGTCAACCCGTTCCACGGCATGCTCGCCGGACTGGGGATGCAGCAGCTCGGCATGCCGAGCAATCTCCAGGGCCAGGGCATGGGGCTTCATCAGGCCCAGCAGTACCTCCAGGGCATGGGACAGCAGGACCCGCGCCTGTACGCGAACATGATGGCCCAGCGCGGCCATCAGGTGGATCTCTCGGGCATCTACGGAGGCCCGTCCACCCAGCGCATCGGTTCCCAACCCGCTCAGGGCCCGCAGCAGGCCGGTCAGGGCGGCGGCCCCCGGCAGAGTCAGATGCCGCCGGACGCTACCCAGGGCGGCGCTCCGACTCGGCCGCTGCCTCCCGGCCACCAGCAGGTGCCCGAGAGCGGCTGGCAGCGCGGCGTGATTCAGGGGACCAACGCTGCTCAGCAGATCCTGAGCGAGACGACCCGCAACGGCTCCAACGGCTCCCTGGGGCGGGCTTCGCGACTCCTCGGTCAGTGGGCGGCCGGGCGCGCTAACGGCAGCGCCCCCAACGGCGCGCCGATCGGTGCCCCGGGCGGCCCTCCGGCCGGTCCCGGCGGCCCGGGTGGTCCTGGTGGCGGCGGTGGTGGACCGGGGTCCGGCGGCCCCGGCGGCGGCGAGGAAGAGGGCGGCGGTGGCCCGCTCAGCGGCATCACCGGCAAGCTCGGCGTGGCCGGAACAGCCATCGCGGCCGGTGCTGCGCTCAACAAGCTCATCCAGGGTGCGGGCGAGGAGTACGTGAAGTACCAGCAGCTCGGCTCGGTACAGGGCGGTGGCTTCACCGAGGGTGTCGGGCACGAGCTGGCCGCGCGTGTCTGGGCACTCGACCCCACGGTCACCAAGGAGCAGGCGCGCATCGCCAAGCAGGTGGCGCTCTCGGCCGGTTTCCGGGGCCAGGACCGGACCAACGTCGAGCACTTCATCCAGGACAGCTTCGAGAAGTACGGACTCAACCAGCAGCAGTCGGGCCAGCTCGCGGTCAACGCGCGGGCGGCCGGAGACACCCCTGCGGAGAAGTCGCAGAACATCCGATCGCTGGCCGGTGCGTTGGAGGACAACCACGCCTTGGCTGAACAGGGTGGCGCGAGCGTGCAGAGCCGCAACCAACAGTTCCTGCAGTTTCAGAGTGCCGCGACGTCGGCCGGAGCCAGCCAGGAGGACATCACCAAGGTCAACCGCGCGCTGCAGTCGACCCTGGGCAAGAAGGACGAGCTGCAGGAGGATCTGGGGCGGATCTCGACCGACATGGTCAACAGCCCGCACTTCCTCACCGAGGCGGGCTCGCGCCTGTCGCCGCCGGTCCTGGCGGTCACCCCCTCCGCGCAGGTGGCCGAGCTGTCCGACAAGGGCAAGCTCGACGAGGCCATCAAGCTGCAGCTGCAGGAGGTCGCCAAGATCGCCACCAACGGGGCCGACTCCAAGGCCAACCGGGCCGGTATCTTCCGCGACCAGATGAGTTCCTTGGGCGTGCAGCTGGACTACGAAGAGGCCGAGGCGATGCTGGAGGCCGTCTCCGGCAAGGACTTCAGCGAGGGCTACGACAAGGGGCTCAAGAACTCGCCGGGTCGCGAGCGAGCGATCAAGAACTCGCCGCTGTTCCCCGAGCAGAAGAAAGCCCTGCTGGAGCGCGAGCGCAAGCGTTCCGAGGACGGCGGCAGCGACAGGCCTGACCGGTCGTCTGGAGAAAAGGCATCTCCTCAGCCGGAGGGCGACGGGGTTGCCCCTCCCGGGCTGGGGTTCAGCCGTATCTCGCAGGTCTCTCCCAGCACCGGCATCTCGACCCCGTCGGTCCAACCGGCATCGACGCGGCTGTCCGACCCCGACGCGCAGGCGGTCGCCCGTCTGGGCGAGGCGTCTCTCGGTGGTGGCAACAAGGTGCCCGGAGGCATGGACGGCAACGTCAGCGGCGAGCTGCGCATCGTGGTCGACCAGAGCGGCAAGGTCACCGCACCCCCGTCGATCAAGCTCTCGGGTCACCAGACTGCGGTCAACTACGGCATGTCCGGCTCGGGCAAGAACGACCCGCCTCCTGGCGATCGTCACGCTGATACGGGGTGGTCGGCATGACGACTCCGGACACCACCAACGAGGGCACACCGCGCCCGCAGCCGCCCGGCAACGAGTCGCCCGGCGGCGGCACGAGCTACCTCGACCGGCCCAACGACTACGGCAGCGGCGCGGTCGGCATTGTCGGCGGCGCGGCCTGGCCGCAGGTCTCGGCCCCGCTCGCCGCCGGTACGCGCGGCATCGCCAGCCTGACCCACGACGGGCGGACCCTGCGGTTCCGGACCAACCCCAACGAGTTCCAGTGGAACTACAACCTGAACAAGCGCATCGACCAGACCTACGGCGGCCGGGTGATCCAGCTGCTGGGGATCAACATCGAGGACTTCTCGTTCACTGTCGAGGCGGGCGGCGGCCGCTGGGAGTACATGGAGAAGGTCGTCAACTTCATGCGCGACGTGCTGGTGGCACAGCGCAACGGCCGACCGGCGACGTTCCAGTACACCACCCGGGGGTGGAAGCTGAACTGCTACATCTCCAGCTTTCCCTTCGAGGACGCGGTCGAGGCGGTCACGCGCCCCTTTACCGTCACCACCAAGGTGCAGGAGGATGTTTCCGGCGTCGTCAGCGATCTGACCCTCAGTGCCGAGCTGCAGCGCCTCCAGGACGGCATGGGCTTCGAGCGCTCGCAGTACAACACGCCCAAGGGCGCGCTGGAGGGCGAAGACGGCGAGGGTGGCGACAACCCGATCGAGAGCGTCATCGACCAGGCGAACTCTTTCGCTCAGCAGGTCTCTGCCGGGCAGTACACCGGCGACATCTTCTCGGGCGTCTTCGGCGAACTGGCGAATAGGATCGGAGGAATCAGGCTCTGATGGCGGACTATGCGGCGAACTGCCCGATCTCGTGGCCGGTCAATGTGGGCCAGACTCCCGAGGCTAATCTCGGGGGTATCTCGTGGAACGCTGACTTCGGCTTTTTCTATGAGCCGCAAGACGATCCGGAGATGTTCGAGCTGCCCACTTTCGCCCAGCGCGAGCGAGCACGGAGAGGGCTGCCTTACTGATGTCACGCCTGGTGATCAAGAGCGCCAAGCTGGGGGAGTCGTTCACGATGAACGTCACCCAGTTTCGCTCGCCGATGTCTGCCGAGATCCAGAGCGCCCAGACGCGCCGGATGCTCAACCACTTCCCGATTCGTGCCGGACAGCCCGACATCCAGTTCACGGTCCAGTTCGCCAGCCAGCAGGACAAGTCCGCGTTCGAGAGCTTCGTGCGCCGCTCTCACCTGGCCGCCCTCTACTTCGACGAGGCCCACATCACTCTGAACTGGCCCGAGCGCAACATCAAGAACTGGATCGGGTACTTCAACGGCTACCAGGTCAATGTGCGCCGCTTCGAGGTGGCCTCGGTGGCCACCTTTGGCATCTCGGTCGTTTCCGGGCTCGTGAGCAAGCTCGCGACCGGCTCTACCGTCGGCACCCCGTTCGCCTCGGTGCTCGGCGAGCAGATCCGCAGCCTAATGAACGGCCGGGGCGAGGACGACATCCTGACCCCGCCTCAGGCGCGCCCTGCTCCCGGCTCCGGACGGACGGTGTGACCCGATGACCACACCCAACGTCACCCCGGGTGGCGGGCAGGACAACGACTTCATCGGCGAGGGCGACAAGGCCTACGGCGAGTTCCATGAGATCGTCAATGTCACCCCGAACGCACCGCCGCCTCAGAAGACCTTGGTGATCCGGCCGGGAGTCCGAATCATCATCGCGCACAACAACATCGAATACGATGTCAGCGAAGACATCACCTCGGTGTCGGTGCAGCGCAGTGAGAACGCGGTGGCCAGCCTGGTCTTCACCCTGTCGAACAAGCCGGTCTCCGATCAGGAGAACACCAAGCTGCGCTACACCAACCTGTTCGACCGCATGGACCGCGTCAGCGTGTTCATGAAGCGCACCAAGGAGATCCAGGTCTTCGCCGGGTACCTGGACATGGTCCCGTTCGTCCAGCTCTACCCGGGCGTGGTCTCCTTCCGCGCCTCGTGCACCCTCAAGCGCCTGGCCTACACCTACTGGGACCCGGGCCTGACCGCCAGCGCGCCGCTGTGGCAGCAGGCGCAGATCGACAGCCAGGAGCGCGAGGAGGGCGAGGACGCCGGTCCCGGCCAGGCTTCCGACAACGGCCTCGGCACGATGCTGGTCAACATGCTCAAGGAGGTCGGCAACTGGGACGAGGACAAGATCCACGTCCAGCGGGTCCCCCTCGGGTACTACCAGTTCCTCACCGAGCACCTGGAGAAGACCAACACCTCCCTGCGCGAAGACCAGGACTGGTTCCGCAAGCTGATCCTCGGCGACGACACCACTCTGGGTGCCGGTGGCGTCTCGGCGACCGGCGTCAGCCTCGGTGCTTACAGCGCCACCCAGCAGGAGCGCATGTCCGAGGTGGTCGCCGCCGTCGACGAGAAGGGCATGGGGCCCGACAGCACCAACCAGGCCGCCTCGCAGGGCTTGCGGACGTCGTCGACGTTGAGCACCGACGAGCGCGACCAGACCGCGTGGCAGGCGACCCGTCAGGTCGGCGAGGCGTGGAATGAGGCGGCACAGCGCAGCGACGCGGCGATCATCTGCTTCATGGTCATCGCCGTCGAGTCGAGCTGGAAGATGTACGCCAACACCGGCAACCCGGAGTCGCTGACCTTCCCGCATGACGCGGAGGGGTCCGATCATGACTCGGTCGGCCTCTACCAGCAGCGCGACAGCTGGGGATCGACGGCACAGCGCATGAATCCGCGCGCCTCGACCCACCTGTTCCTCAACCGTGTCGCCGGGCTGGACTGGCGCAACATGCAGCGCGGCGACGTCTGCTGGCAGATTCAGCAGCCGCGCTCGGACCTGCGCGGCAAGTACGCGCTGCACGAGGCCGCCTCGATCGAGCAGGTGCGCGGCATCCGCACCGCCAAGGGGTCGACCACCGACACCCCCGATGTCGTCGAGACGGCCGCCCCGCGCGTGACCCAGACGGTGACCAACGCGGTCACCACCGGAGGGGCAGGCAACGCTCGCGGAGCCAACGCGCTGCCTGCGACGCCGGTCGATGACAAGGTCGAGACCCCCGCGCAGCGCGCCGGGTCCCGCCCGTACGATCTCGGCGTCGCGGTCAAGTTCGCCCTCGACCAGGTGGGCAAGCCCTACGGCTGGGGAGACACCGGCCCCGACAGCTACGACTGCTCCGGCCTGACCATGGCGGCCTACCGCATGATCGGGCTGGACATCACCCGCACCACCTACACCCAGATCGACCAGGGTCAGACCATCAATCAGGCCAGCGCGGTGCCGGGCGACCTCATCCACCCGCCGGGCAACGAGCACGTGGTCATGTGGCTGGGTGGTGGCAAGTTCGTGCACGCCCCGACGCCGGGCCAGAACATCACCGTCGCCGAGCCCTACTTCGACCTCAACGCCTCCACCTGGAAGCACCACCCTCCGGCCAAGTGGTACGGCGACCCGAACAACTTCCAGTCCGGGATCGCGGGCGGCTACGACATCAGCAAGCTGGGCGAGGCGGGTGTCCCTACTGGGTCTGGTGCATTCCAGACGGTCTCGGACTCGACGTCGGGCAGCCAGGAACAGATCGCGCGCAACCTCTACACCTACTTCTTCAGCCCGGGTCGATTCTCCAATCAGATCTCCGATCGGTTGGGGTCCAACCCGGAGACCAAGGAGAAGGCCTTCCTCAACGACGAGCCTCTTCTGACTGCCATTTCGAGCATCACCCAGGCGAGCATGCGCAACTTCCAGAGCGCGCCCAACGGAGACTTCGTCGCCTACTTCCCGGACTACTTCGGGCTCGACGGCAAGCAGGCGGTCATCCGGGTCGAAGACATCGAGATGAAGAACGTCCAGATCAACCTCAACGACGACGCGCTGGCCACCCACGTCTATGTCGGCGGCGGCATCGACATGCGGGGCTCGCCGACCAGCGCCGAGGCCTGGGTGTACAGCGGTGGCTTCGTCAGCGTCGAGAACGAGCCCGCCTTCACGCGCATCACCTCCCTGGCCCCTCGGGTCTCTGGTGACACTGCCGTGAGTGGGATCGACGTCATGCGCAAGTTCGGTGCCCGGCCGTACGTCAGCAACATGCCCTGGATTCGCGCTGGCGCGATGGAGTTCCTCACGGCCATGCACCTGTTCTCGACCAAATGGGCCGAGCAGTACTCGACCTCGATCGACCTGTGCTTCATGCCCGAGATCTTCCCTGGCATGCGGATCGAGCTGGCCGGGCACAACCTGCAGGTCTACGTCACTGCCGTCACCCACTCCGGGGACTACACCAACGGGTTCACCACCACGGTGACGATCATGGCCCCGAGCATGCCGTCGGTGGCGGACATGGCCCTGGAGGCCGAGGACAAGAAGTTCCAGGAGACCTCGGAGGAGCAGAGCTTCCAGACCGAAGAGACAAGGTGGTTCTACTGATGGCGGGCTTCAGTGGAAACCTCGACCGGTCGGACAACACCCAGGTCGTCTCGATCGTCGACGTCAACCCTCAGCGTCGCGAGGCGACCGGACTGACGCGCATCCGCACCCAGATCTCCATCGACTGCCGATTCCCGGTCGGCGGGGTCTACACCCTGCCGTCGGTCGGCGAGCAGTGGGTGGTGCAGCGCAACATGGTCCTGCGCGAGTGGCGGCTGTCCTCGCGACTGCCCTACAACGACAACAACCTCTCGATCGAGCCGGTCGAGGGGCAGGTCATCGTCGGCGGCACCGGGCCGATCGACCTCAACGGCTCCACGGTCCGCGTCGGCAGCGACATGTCGGTCACCGGCGTCGTCAGCGGCGACCGGATCAACATCGGCAACCTGATGCAGCTCGGCAAGAGCCTGTACCGCACCGCCGACGGCATCCTGGAGTCCCGGGTCGCTGACGACGAGAGTGCGCCGTGGACCCCCATCCTCGGCGGCGGAGGCGGCGGCCCGAGCGGGGTCACCTCGATCAACGGCCGCACCGGCGACATCTCTCTGGCCTCGTCCGACCTCAGCGACATCACCGGTCTCGGCCAGGGGCTGCTGACCTCGGCCACCGACTCGGTCGCCCGGCAGCTCATCGGCGCGGTCACCCTGGGCATGACCAGCGCGACGGCCAAGCCCGGCAACTGGCTGCCCGCGCTCGATGACATCACCGGCGTCACCGGCATCGGCCGCAGCCTGATGACTGCCGACAGCTTCCTCGACGCCCTGCAGCTGCTCGGCGCGATGGCTGAGGACTGGCGGCCCTCCCTCGACGACGTCACCGGCATCACCAACTGGGTGCGCAACTTCCTGACCAACGCTGTCGACTCGATCACCTCGGGCAACATCCTGGGCCTGATGTCGAACCTGTGGCGGCCGTTCGTCGACGACATCGTCGACGCCAGCAACTTCGTCCGCAACTTCCTCACCCAGGCCTCTGACAAGTTCTCCGCCCAGAACATCCTCGGCGCGCTGAGCGAGTTCTGGCGGCCGCTGGCCGAGGACATCCAGGATGTCACCAGCTACGTGCGCAACTGGCTCACCGGCGCGAACACCCCGGTGCAGTCGGCGAGCATCCTCAAGGTCCTGCCCGACACCTGGCGGCCGTCGTCGGCCGACATCACCGACGCCACGGCGTTCGTGAAGAACTGGATCTCGACCGCTTCGGACATCCTCGACGCCGACGACATCCGGTCGACGTTCAACGGCCAGTACTCCGGCGGGAACATCGCCCTACTGGCCGTCCAGAACATCGTGCGCACCATCCGCCGTCTGGCCGAGGGTGTGATCAGCCCCAGCCGTCTGCCCAAGATCGGCATCGGCTCGATCACCGAGGATCGGCCCAACCTGGTCCTCAACCCGTCGTTCCTCGACGATGACGCGATCACCGACGCTGTCGCGTGGGTCCGCGACTCGGTCATCGGTCGCCTGGTCCCCGGCTCGGCGCGCACCACCGCCGACGGCACCGAGAAGCGTCTGCTGTCCAACGAGATCTTCTGTGACGCGGCCGAGGAGTTCGACGCTGAGATCTGGACCCGCTGGCAGGGTGTCGCCGCCTCCGGCGCGGCCGCCACCCTCAGCGTGGTCGCCTACAACGCGGCCAACGAGGAGCTGAGCACCACCCCGATCGCCTCGGTCACCAACCCCGGGGCCAACAGCTCGGGATGGAGCCAGCTGGCGGGCAGTTACACCGCGCCCACCGGCGTCTCCTACGTCCGCACCCTGTTCCGCGTCACCCCGAACGCCACCGCCGGGCAGTTCTGGTTCGACGACGTGCTCATGCGCAAGAAGGCCGCGACCCTGCCGCAGTCGTTCGTCGGCGGCCTGAGCCAGAAGCTGCAGGATCTCGACGACAACGACACCGGGCTCGACGATATGCTCGGCAACCTCGCGGGCAACATCAACAACGCGCTGCTCGCGGCCGCCGAAGATCTCGGCGAGGGAATCGGCAACGTCCGCGAGGTCTTCAACACGATCTTCCGCTTGCGCAAGCGGGCCGACGATGCGCAGGAGGCGGCCGTGGTCGCCCAGCAGCAGCTCCAGCAGCTGCTGTCGTCCAATGAGGCCGGAGCCTCGGGCGGCAAGAGCGGCGGCGACGACATCAACCGCGCGAACTCGACCAGCCTCGGCCCGCTCTGGATCGGCAACAACATCGGCGGCGGCCAGATGGTCGTGAAGGACAACTCCTTCGAGCTGTCCTACACCAACGTCGAGGAGGCGGGGCGCGGCTACGCACTCTGGGACGGCGAACCGCCGGTCAGCGACTACTTCCAGAACTCGATCGTGCTGCGTGACGGGTTCACCGGTGGCATCGGTGCGGGCAACACCAACATGTACCTCTACCTGATCTGCCGGTGGGACGGCCTGTGGTCGGGCACGACCGCCGCCAACACGATCCCACGCAACGGGTGGATGGTGCGCATCAACCGCATCGGCAACATCCAGCTGTACATGGTGGTCAACGGCGTGCTGGGCAGCCCGGTGGCCACCTCCGACGTCGACGACCCGCGCTCGGGCGACGTCATCCAGATCCGATGCGGATCGTTCGCCGATGAGCGCGCTATCACGGTGCTCTACAACGGCCGAACTGTGGCCGCCCACACCGACAACGCCGACGCCTCGGCAATGGGTCCGGCCTACCGCAAGCACGGCCTGGCGATGTACGGCGAGGGCGTGCCCTTCGTCGGCTGGAAGCGCCCGTCGGCGGTGTCGAGCTATTCCTGGTCCGACATCCCCGGCGGCGGAATCATTCTCGGAAACACCTTCCGGTATTCGCGTGTGGCCGCCGCTGCGGTCAATCAGACGAACGGCGCTCGCATTCCGGCCAATTTCTTTGATACCCAGGTGATGTCGGAGGAGATCAAGCCTCCGGCCGGGACCACATACGATTACACGCGCGGCGAGTTTGTGGTGACAAAAGAGGGCTGGTGGCGATTCAACCTCAATTACACCGGCACGACTCGCGAGATCGCCTCGTCCAGTGCTGCAGTGGTTCGTCCCGCCCTTTTCTATGGTCAGGGCGTTATTGGCACCACGAATATCCCGATGTCTTACCAGCGGGTTGTCAATCCGAATCAGGATGACCCCGGCACTTTCGGCGATCAGGGCGCGACAACGGTTTCCCTCATCAATGTCCTGGGGACGGTGGATAAATACTGCCTCGCGGGAGAGCGGGTGGCCCCGGGATGGGGAACGCTGTCTCCGCTCAGCTGCGTAGGAAGTGCCGACGGGTATGCTATGGCCTTCAGTGGAACACTGTTGAGATAAAGGAGACCAGAATGTCTGAGACACAACACCTTCAGTTCGACAGCCTGCCCGGCGTGGACATCGTCGCCACCCGTGGCCACGAGGAGTATGGCGAGGACTTCATCACCTTCGAGTGCTTCCGGGATGGCGAGCTGATCAAGGGGGCCAATGGCGGCTTCAATGGCCCGGGCGCTCCGCTCCCGACTCCTCCGCCCGTCGAGTCCGCCGGTGACGTGCCGGTCTACGCCGACCCCGAGGGGCAGTGACCTGGTCGAGTAACCCCACCCCTCTCGTCGCCGGAGTGGGGTGGGGTGAGACCCAGGCCGACCCCGCCCGCTCTCCCGGCTGGACTGACGGCACCCCTTCGCAGTCGGTGCTCGGCGTCGACGAGGGCTTCGGCTTCGACACGGCGTCGATCCGTGCTCAGCTGCTCTTCTCCGACCTCGGCGTCGGTGAGGATGTCGCGACGGCGACCGTCACCCGGATCTCTCGGGTCCTCGACGACAATGGCTACGGCACCGATGCCGCTGCCCTGGTGCGTGCTCACCTCACATTCAGCGATCTCGGCATCGGCGAGGACGCCGCAACGGCCGCGTTCGCCGCGCACGCCGCCGAGCTGGCCACCTTCGTCACCGTCGGCGCGTTCTCCTACCCGATCCCGAACTGGAGCGTCTATATCGACATCGTTGCCCTCGGCGCTGGCGCGAGCGGCCAGACCGGCAACGGCGGCAACGGCCAGCCCGGCTCGGGCGGCCTGCCGGGGCAGTACACCGCCTTCACCCTCCAGCGCGGCGTCGACATCCCGTGGACCCAGGCGACGCTCACCGGCACCGTCGGCGCAGGCGGCGCACAGCCTGCCAACAGCGATCTCGCCGGGCCGAACGCGGGCCAGTCGAGCACGGTGACCGGAGTCCTCACCGCCCCTGGCGGATCCGGCACCAACAGCGGCGACACGCGGCGTGATGGACCGGGCCCGGGCAACTACTCTTACCTCGGCATGGAGTGCGTCGGCGGCGCGCTCTCCGACGGCAATGGTGCGGTCGGCAACCCGCCCGGCGGCGGCGGGTCCGGCGGTAACGGCGGTTTCTTCACATCACGAACGCGCGGCGGCGCAGGAGGACGGGGACAGATATGGCTCAGGGCGAGACAGTGATCGACTTCATCACCGATTTCCAGATCGAGTTCGGCTCGCAGATGTTCGTGCCGCTCGACACCGAGATCCTCAGCATCACCACCGAGGGCAACAGTCGGATCTTTCAGTGTCACTGCGTCTACGACTACGGCCCCTTCGCCGACGCGTACGCCCCACCCTTCGAGTTCCAGGCCATGCTCTTCCAGGTCACCCTCTTCGGCGAGTTCCTGGACCCGCAGGAAGTCACCTGCATCAGCAGCCCGAGCGGGGACGGCTCCCGCGTTACCACGAGCAAGGAGTGATCCATGGCCAAGGAGGCGTCTCACAGGCGCGATGTCTGCAACTACATCGCGAGCAAGGGCAACACCATTCGCGCGCACACCGCAGACCCCGGGACCACCGGAGCCAGTGCCATCGGGACCACCCCGGCGTCGGCACCGACCACCTGGGGTGCGGCCGTCGACGGCACGGGGCCGGATGCGGGCAAGGCTGTCTCGACCGGGTCCGGTGTGAGCCTGTCGGTTCCGCCCAACACCGTGGTGACTCACTACAGCATCTCCAACGGCAGCACGTTCCTGCGCGGCGAGGCCTTGACCAACCCGATCACCGTCGGTGCTGGCGGGGCGGTCACCGTCGACATCGTCCCGCAGACCAAGTACAGCTGACCGCGAGCGCCCAGAAGTAGAGAGAAGGCGCGAAGAGAGGGGCCCGGAGTGAGTTATTCGCTGGCTGTTGTCAATGGCGATCTCGCTCAGCAGGGTTCGCGCCTCGATCTCGTATTCGGCGTTGACAAGCTGAAACAGGACGTCGACCTGTGGTTGCGAGAGCGCTTCGGTGGCGATCGTTTTCACACAAACATGGGGAGTATCCTCCAGGACTTCATCGGAGATGTCGTGTCTCCGGACACCAAGTCGCAGATCGAGTCAGAAGTCCTGAGGGTTTTGCAGAACTACCAACAGGTTCAATACCGCCGACTTAAGCAAGATCCCCAGTCCTTGAGCAACAGCGAGCTACTTCTCGCCATCGACAGCATCAAGACAAAAGTCGACTACGATACCGTCATCGTGACCGCCAGGCTGCGGAACGGATCGGGCACCCTGACCACCGTCTCGGTTGCGAGCACACTCTAGTGAGGGGATGACGTGGCCAAGACGCCCGACACCATCGCGCAGGACATCATCTCCAAGCTCAAGGTCACCGCGCCGGGCTTCTCGCTGGAGCTGGGCACCCCCGAGCGCAAGATGGTTGACGCTGTCTCCGAGGCGATCTCCGAGTGCTACATCGACCAGTACCTCGTCGGCAGCCTGCTCGACATCGAGTCGAAGTCCGGCATCGAGCTGGAGCAGTGGGTGGCCACCTTCGGCTTCGGCCGCCTGCAGGGGCGCAAGGCCACCGGTGTGGTGCGCGTCGAGCTGGCCAACGCCAACCCCCAGGACACCGCGCTGGGGATGAACACCCAGTTCTACACCGCTGCAGGCCTTCCGGGCTCGGCCAGCCAGATCTACTACTCGTCCACCCAGGCTGTGGTCATCCCCACCGGCTCCTACGTCGCCGACATCCCCGTCGAGTGCACTGTCGTCGGCACGGCAGGCAACGTCGGACCGGACTCGGTCGTCTTCGCCGGGTCCATCCTGGGCGCATCCTCGGTCACCAACATGCTGGCCATGACCGGCGGCGTGGATGTCGAGACCGACGACGAGCTGCGCCAGCGATTCAAGGACACGTTCCTGCGCAACATCGCGGGCACCTCGGACTGGTATCTGGGGCTGGCGTACCAGAACATGCACGTCTCCAAGGCCGTGGTCTTCGGCCCGATCACCAAGTACGCGACCCAGATCAGCGTCCCCGACACCACGCTGAATCTGCCGGTCACCGCCGATGTGAAGTACGCCTGGGCCGACGGCGAGAGCGTGTTCAAGGAGCTGGGCCAGGAGGGCGAGACCTTCTACCGGCCGATCGACGACTACAACTTCATCTCCGGCACCAGCCCGCAGATCTCGCGCGTTCCGACCGGAGAGATGGAGGTCGACGAGGTCGTCGACGTCGAGTTCCAGTACACCACCCGCAGCTCGCGCAACGATCCGGTCAACGGCATCACGAACAAGGTTGACATGTTCGTCAACGGCGTCGACCCGTACACCGTCACCGAGCGCACTGTCGTCCCGGCGCAGACCCTCTCCGGCACCCCCTCCAACCCGCTGCATGTCGGCAAGTTCGCGCGCGTCGGCAGCCCGGGCACCCCCTCGACGGCCAACCGATTCATGCGACTGGGCAGCGTGCCGTTGGTCAGCTTCCCCTCCTCGGTGGTCTTCGACGGGACCAACTACCAGCAGGGCGTGCACTACCACGTGCTGCGCGGCACCACGCTGCTCGCGGGATCCACGCGCGAGGTCGCGGGCATCGAGTGGGAGGCGGCCGGACCGGCCACCGGCACCCCGCTGACCCTGACCTACACCTACAATCGGGTTCCCGAAGTGCTTGGCGCGGTGGTCCGCCAGGGCAAGCAGGTCACCACCGACGTCATGGTTCACCAGGCCAGCTACGCCTACCTCTCGCTGTGCGTGTCCATCGAGTACGACCGAGGTCTGGTCATCAGTCAGGTCAACAACGCCATCAACGAGCGGCTGCGCACGTTCTTCAACTCGGTGGGCTACGGGGCCTGGATCGAGATGAGCGACGTCACCCTGGCCATCCGGCAGGTGCTCGGCGTCGACAACGTCTGGATCACCACGGCGGCCGAGAGCCCCGAGAACTACGGCATCCGGGTCTTCGGTGACAGCTCCGACGTCACGCCGATTTCGGTGGAGACCGAGGATTTCAAGCTGCGTGACAACCAGCTGCCGATCTACTTGGAGACCACCTTCCTGCGCCGTCCGAACCGGTAGGAGCGCCCTATGGCCACAGTCACCTCATTCCCGTACTTCCCGGGCAAGAGCACCGAGCTGCGCATGGCTCACTTCGACGAGATCGCCTACACCGCCGACTCGACGACGACCCTCTACAAGTTCCTCGACGCGCTCTGTGGCGACGCCGGGGCGGGCTCGCTCAAGAAGGAGCTGTTCGTCCAGCGGCTGTCGGCCTCGATCGAGACCATGTACGGCTCGGACCTCGACTACGTCTTCGGCTCGATCCGGTTCTTGAGCCGCCTGTCGTCGGAGGCCTACGACTACGACCCGATGAGCGACATGCTCACCTCCGACCAGTGGGACGAGGTCAAGGTCAAGGACGCCTGGTTCCGGGCTCGGATCGTCGGGTTCTTCACCGCCTGCGCGTACGGCAGCCAGGACGACGGCCTGCGCAACGCGGTGCACTCCGCCGTCAGCTCTGACTGCGAGATCTTCGAGGTCTGGCGCTACCTGGACAATTTCGAGATCGCCGCGCCGCTGGGTCGCGCGCCGGTGACTGCGCGCAACGAGGTGGTGGTCAAGCCGCACAAGTCCTCGATCTCGCCGCAGGAGTTCCGGGTGCTGCGCGACATGATCGCCAAGTTCATCCCGATCGACACCATCGTCACCATCGATACCGACGGCCTGATGGTCGCCGCGCCGGTCGGAGTGAACGCCATCGCCGCCGACTCGTCCTACTACCAGGTCGAGAAGGAGGTCACCGGCACCCCGCTGCTCGATCAGATCCCTGAGCCCGAACTACTCGCGATCGATCTGCTGCCCAGCGAGAAGTGGATCTTCTCCAAGTTCCCCCAGCTCGCGCCGTACGCCGCCTTCAACATCTCCTCCGAGACCTGCTTCTACTACCTGGTCTCCGGCGGGGCGCGCAGCCCGATCGACTCCGTCACCTACGGCACCCTTGACGAGACGGGACAGATGGTCGCCGAGGCCAGCTTCGAGATGTTCCAGGAGACCGGGGTCTACTCCGACTGGCACCCCTACGAGGTCGCCGACTCGCCGGACAACTACCCCGGCGGCAAGTACGGCCTGCACCCCTACGAGGCTCCGGCGGTCAACCCCGACCAGAGCGAGTACCAGTTCCCGTACGCCAGCCAGAAGGCCTACGTGGACACCAAGAAGGCTGAGGTGCTCGCGATGGGCGGCATCGCCACCGACAGCCAGTACCGCACGCCGATCACCCAGGCGGGCCAGACCAAGCGGACCTACACCCCGGACCTGGCCGTGGCCTACACCGCGCCGACCAAGGACTCCACCGTCACCTCGTCGAGCACGTCTCGCCGCCCGTCCGGCATCCGCCGCGAGATCCGGGACCCTGCGATCATGATCAGGAGCTGAGGCGTGGCCAACAGCACCCGGTTCTACTACGACTTCAACATCCCCCTGCGGGTCGTCGAGTTCCTGCGCGGGCTCATCGAGGCCAGTGGCCGCGAGGAGAGCACCAGCACCTCCTCGACGCGCGAGTGGTTCTCCCAGCCGCGCCCGAGCAGCGACGCCACCACCGAGGTGGTGCGCATGACGTTCAAGCTCCCGCTGTCCATCTCCGAGGTCAGCATGGAGATCCTGCGGCTGCCGTGCACGGTGGAGGTCTGGTACCAGGACCGGTCCAACAACTGGCGGCAGATGCTCGATCCCCGTCGGGTTCCGTTGCGCGTCAACGTCTCTCGTGCCGAGACGAAGAGCTACTACAAGTTCTCCTCGCAGTGCTACCCGGTGGTGGCCAAGCAGGTCCAGATCCGAATGACCCGCACCCCCGACTCCTCGCTGGAGAACACCCCCTACGTGCTCGGGCTGAAGAACACCCTGCTGCGCCGCAACGTCTACGACCGCGAGTCCGGCCGCAGCGACTTCGAGACCGAGACCGACGTGTTCGGCAACGTCGTCACCCGATACGTCAAGGACTGGTCGCCGGAGAAGGCCTTCGACGCCAACGCCACCACCTTCTGGAAGTCGGCCGCGCAGCCCACCTCGGACGCCGTGGTCTCGATGTATCTCGACGTGCGCGGCGAGGGCGGGGTGCCCAAGTCGATCGACCGGCTCTACCTGGACCCGGTGTACTCCGGCCAGCACCTGAACATCTACTACTCCAACGACGACACCCAGGGCACCCTGAAGCTCAACCCCTCCTCGATCATCGCCGAGGCCGACGAGAACACCCGCTGGCGGATCGGTCAGGGGCGCTGGGACATCTCTACCGGCACTGACGAGAGCTTCTACCGGTGGAATGCCAACGTCGGCCCGCTGGTCGAGCGAGACGCCTGGATCGGCCTGGACTGGCGGCCGGACTTCGTCCCGGCGGAGGGTCCGGCAGCCAACCCCGTGCTCTTCCGGTCGATCTCGTCTCCCGGGCAGGTCGCCTACAGCCCCACGCTGCTCTACGACGTCGGCGCGGGCCAGTTCACGCTGCAGTTCGTCAGCGGCTCGGACACCGTCAACTACTCGGCCCCGCTGGCCACCATGTGGAAGCCGGGCGACACGCTGCGCATCGTCGTCGGCTGGACCTACGACCCCGGCCGGGTGGTCTTCCGGATCTACAACCAGGGTGGCACGCTACTGGCCACGTCCGACCAGGTGGCCAGCACCCTGCCCGAGGTCGTCTCGCTCGGCGGCGCGTGCGAGATCCGCAACTTCCGGGGCCTGATCACCTCGCTGGTGGTCAAGCAGGAGCCCTACGCCAATGGGCTGGAGCGCTTTGTCGCCTCCCCGGCCTTCTACGTCGACCCCGACCCGGTCATCCCGGACTCGGCGGGCAACGTCCCCTCCACCACCCTCGACAACGCGATCCTGTCGGGCGCGTGGCTGAGCCAGGAGCATCTGTCCGGCGGCGCGAGCCAGACGGCCTACGAGGACAAGGAGTGGACGCCGGTCTGGCGCAACTACCTCTCGGCCAAGGGCATGATGTTCTTCCCGCAGGCCATCTCGATGAAGTACCTGAAGCTGGAGTTCACCAACCTCACCGAGGAGCCCTACCCGATCTACGAGCCGGGCATCCAGACCCGGTACAAGACCTACCCGGTGTCGGTCTCGACCGGCCGCGCCCTGCAGTTGGGGACCTACACCGGCTTCGGTGGTGTGCTCGGCCCCGGCGTGGTCACCTCGCTCAACGCGCGCAGCATCAACTGGCTGGACCCGATGTCGATCTCGCGCGCGCTCGGGCGCGGCAACACCAAGCAGACCGTGCCGCCGATCAACATCAGCTACGGACCGCCGGTCGTCTCCGACACCCTGCCCAACCGGGGTGCGCAGACCTTCACCGAGACCTACCGCGCCGAGGCGTCGAACGCCTACGTCTACCGGCGCAACGCCCTGGTCACCTCGGTGCTCGCCGAGACCTCGTACGTCACCACGCTGAACAACGAGGAGTCCCAGCAGATCCGGTCCATCCTCGGGGTGCCCTGGCGCGACGTGCGCGCCTCCAACCCCACGGCGGTCACCCGCACCTTCTCGGCCGGGCTCGCGGCCATCCGAGGCAACGACTGGTGGCTGTTCCCCGGCCAGTCGATCAAGATCCCGACCTCGATGATCGATCGCATGACCGGCTCGGAGGTCTCGGTCAGCCGCAAGCGCACCCTGGAGCACCGCGTGCGCTTCAACACCACCTCGGTGCACCGTTACGACTACCGCACCATCACCCGGGACGCGGCCGTGGCCTACTTCGCCGGTGTGCGCGAGGTGGTGCCCTACACCGCCAGCTACATCGACGCCGAGGACAAGCCGAGCTTCGAGTTCACGACCTACGACGCCGACCAGTTCGTGTTCAACAACGTCCGCCAGGTCACCGAGGGCCCGATCACCACCGGCGCGGCGGTCTACCGGGTCAACAACCCCGGTTTCGATGACGGTCTGACCAACTGGGTCCAGCGCTCGGGCGAGTGGGAGGCCGACTTCGGCACCGGCCACTGGCGGCCGGGCACCGCGCGCGCGACCGCGACCGGCATCGAGGCCGTCCTGGCCTCCTCCGAGGTCTCGGTCGACGAGAACGTGGAGGTCACCGTCTCCTGCTGGGCCAAGTGGGCCGACGTCGTCGCCGACGACGACTCGGAGGCCATCCGGCTCACCGGCGACCTCTACGACGTCAACAACGCCCTGCTGGACACTGTCGTCTTCGACACCGTGCTCCGCGCCGACTGGTCGGCCGACGCCGACTCGGACTGGGTCCTGCTCCAGGGCACCGCGACCACGGCCGCAGGCTCTGACGCGCTGCGCGTGAATCTCGTGGTCGATGCCGACGAGGGCCAGGTGTGGTTCGACAACGTCGGCCTGCTCGACACCGAGAACGCGACCGCGACCGTGTTCAAGTCGGTCTCCACCATGAGCACCTTCGCCAAGGCGGCCGTGGACTTCCGCGACTCGGGCATGGTGCGCTCGGACTCGATGTGGGCCGACATCCTGCCCGACAGTCAGGCCATCAGCGACGTCGCGCTGGCCCCGTACGTCGAGACGATCCCCTCGACCCTCCCGGGCGGCCTCTGGGGCGACTTCATCAAGAGCTGGGGCGACCACGACGCCGAGTGGGGCTCTCCGATGGGCATCGTCTCGGTGACGCTCGACGGCGACCGCCGGTACCAGCGCAAGCGGGTTCTGAGGTTCACCCGCGCCGCCGGTGCGGGCGAGGCGGGCCTCAAGGTCAAGCAGTGGACCAACTTCGTGCCCGAAGGCCTTGCGCGGCTGGGGTGTGTGATCCTCAAGCCCTACGCCAACGACAACGAGATCACCCTGCGTCTGCGCCGGATCTCCGACGGCGAGTTCATCTACGAGGAGACCTTCGCCCCCTCGGTTGGCCGCTGGTTCCAGTTCGAGAGCCAGTTCTTCGAGATCCCCGAGGGCTCGGACCAGAACTACGAGATCACTCTGACGATGACCGGCGACGAGGAGGACGAGGTCATGGTCAACGATCTCTACACCGAGCTGAGTCACATCCGGTACTTCATGCGGCTCGGCGGCGTCGGTTCCTACCTGCATGAAGTGACCGACCTGCGCTACGCCAGCGGCCGCTCCACGGTGGTCACCACCGAGCCGGTGAACCAGATGACGGTTCAGGCGGTCATCCTGAGTCCGCAGGCCTACGCCTTCGGCGCGACGATCACCCCGACGTATCTGAAGTGAGCGACGAGTGCTGCTGTCCGGTCCATCCGCTGGACCGGATGCCCATGCTGGGGTCTGCCGACTGCCCGCTGCACCGGCCGCCGAGACCGGTCGCCATGCCGGTCTGGAGCACCGAGGATTGTGGCGACGACATGGGGGTGTCCGGAGTCGGAGAAAACGTGTCGGACTGATAATCTAGGATCCAGCGACGGCAGTGGTTGTGGATTGGTCTCCTTGCACTGCCGTCGCTTCCCCTTTTCGGCCTCTCGGTCGGTTACCATGCAGGCATGGCATTCTCATGGAGCAGGGGTTCGGTCGACTCGGATGTGGCGCGTGAGATCACCGCCAGTTCGGACGGCGCGGCCCGCAACGACGAAATCCGCACCATCCAGCTCTCCGAGCCCGACGGCTACGCCGTGGTCTCGTGGGACAAGAAGACCGGCGTCTGGGAGACCTGGCTGAACACCGGCGAAGGCTGGAAGAGCTTGGCGGACAATGATTCCGCCACCGACGCCAAGGACTACGCCAGCATGCACGCCTCCGCGATCGAGGAAGGCGACACCGCCGTGATCGACGAGACCCCCGGCGTGGAAGAGCAGCCGCCGCACGATCCGCCCGCCGACACCGAGGGCGAGGGCCGCACCGACGACCCGGCCGAGGCCCCTCGCGATCTCGTCTCGCAGGAGACCGACCAGGTCGATTCGATCAAGCCTGCCGACCATCCCGGCGACCCCAATCCGGGCGACCCCGCCGACAAGCCGGTCCCCGACGATCCGTCCCGGATCGAGGAGGGCAGCACCAACGGCACGACCCTGCCGCCGATCGACAAGGGGCAGGAGCCCTACGTCGCTCCGGGCGATCCCGACGAGCGGGTGAAGGCCACCGGCTCCACCGACGAGCAGCGCGAGCCCGAGCGCTTCATCCCCGGGGCCGAGGTCCGCGCCGGAGAGCTGTCGGCCGACGGTGAGAGGGTCGTCGACGTGGTCGTCACCTGGTCCGGTGAGAATCAGCGCGGCAACCCGCCTCAGGTGGTCCGGGTCCCCGGCAGCCTCGTCGAGCACACCATCGCGAAGTACGAGCGGATGGGGCAGCGCGCCTTCGTCAAGGAGTAGCGGCCAGAGCCTCCGAGCCCTCGTCGTCGAGACCCAGGTAGTAGTCCTGGTCCGACGGCGGGGGCTCGTTGTCATCGGTGTGGTACGACAGGTCCTCCCGCGTGCCCTGAACGCTCTCCGACAGCAGGCGGCGCTTCTCACAGGTGTTCCAGATCCGGTTCTCGATCGGAATCCCCTGGGTCACCATTACCTGAGCTGTCAGGCCGTCCAGGTGGGAGTCCACGCGGTCAATGCGGGCGTTGCGCTGGCTCAGCAGGTCGTAGGAGTAGACCGGGTCCACCGAGATCACGTAGCGCGCGTTCTGCATCGAGATGCCGGTGGCCCCGGCGTCGGAGGTCAGGAACGCGGTGATGTCGGGGTTGGACTTGAACGAGTCCTTTGCCTCCTGGGACTCCTGGGCGCTCTGGCCGACGCCGTAGTGCAGCACGTGCGGGACGTCGACCATCTTGGCCAGCGGCAGGATGCCCATGTTCGTCCAGTGGCAGAAGACCAGCGCCTGGTCACCGGCCTCGCGAATCGAGCGCAGCTGCTCGTTGAGCATCTCGACCTTGTTCGAGGCCGACCTTGTGCACAGCTGTGGATACTCCTGTGCAAGAAACTGGACGATGGGACTCTGCGAGTAATGCAGGAACTCCGGACAGACGGCGGCGATGCGCATCGCCAGCACGTAGGGGGCGAGCGGTTCCCCGGCCTCTCGGGCGGCCGCCGCCAGGGTCCGGATGATCGAGTACAGCTCGCGCAGCTCGCGGGTGGCCGGTACCTCGACCTTGAAGCACTCCAGCCCCTTGAACTGCTCGCGCACGCCGCGATCGGACTTGCGCACCGGCACCGTACGGTCGCTGACCCGGTGGCGCACCTCGTGCAGCTTGTCGCGATCCCACTCGTACTTGACCAGGTCGAACGAGGCCCCGTTGGGCTTGGTGATGGGGATGTGGGTGACGCTCTTGGTGTACTCCTTGACGAACTCCGTCTTGGTGCCGAGCGGGTTCTTGCGAGGGAAGCCATCGAGGCTGAAGACGTCGCGGTAGCGCAGGGCGTTGCCGTTGACCGGCGTGGCCGTCAGGGCCCACATGGTGGCCGCGCAGGCCTTCACGATCTTGTCCAGGCACTTGCGGGCCTGGTTGGGCGCGCCGTCGGAGAGCAGCGAATGCACCTCGTCGACGACGAACAGCACCCGGCGCTTCTTGGTCAGCGCTGACAGGGCGGAGAAGTCGGTCCGCAGCTTCTCGTAGTTCATCACGAAGACCTTGGTGCCCTCGTCGAGCCGCTGTTGGTAGCGCGCCTTGCGGACGTCAGGCTTGGCGTGGTCGTTGATCACGTTCGGCAGCTCGGCGACGTCGTAGAAGCGCCGCAGGTCCTCCTTGAACGGCGAGGGGCAGATCACGATGGCCATGTCGACGTCACCGGCCTCGACGAGCACCTTGGCCCCGGCGGCGGAGATGAACGACTTGCCCGCGCCCGGGGACCAGTTCCAGAAGAAATACCGGCCCGCGTTGCCGTTTCCTGTGCGCGAGCGCTCGATCGCCTGGTTGAGACAGAAGTTCTGGAACGAGCGCAGCTCGTAGCCCTCGATCTCCAGCGGCTGGTTGTACCGGTGGTAGCTCTCCAGCGTCTTGCGGGTCGATGGGGCGAACACGGCGACGGTGTTGTTCTCGTCGAGGTCGGCGAGGAAGTCCTCCAGCGTGAACAGCCGGTTGAGGGTCAGGTGACGCGACACCCAGTCGCTGTAGCGGCGGTAGAAGTCCTGTCGGGGCATCTCCCACGGCTGGAAGATCAGGCAGCCCGGGAACTTCGGAGGCTCCTCGACGACTACGACCTCGCGGCCGTACGAGAGGGCCAGGAGGATGTCCTCTTCGACGTTGTCAGAGGCGAAGGCGGGGAGCATTCGACCACCCTACCTGTAGCGATGATATAGCGGCAATTCTGTGACTCGTCGGCGGGCGATACGCTGAGGGTGGTTTGTCCCCCTCACGAAAGAAGGCAACCCATGTCCATCGCTGGAGCCCTCATCCTGGGCATCATCTTGATCGTCGTCGGCTATTTCCTGCCGCTGCAGCCCCTGGTCTGGATCGGAGCGATCCTCGTCGTCGTCGGTGTGATCCTGTGGATCCTCAGCGCGACAGGACGACCCGTGAACTGGGGTGGTCGTACTCGACTGTAGGTGTGTGGTAGAAAATGACTCAGGCCCCTCCGGGGAGTGATCCTCGTGAGGGGCCTGTGCAAGTCAGCAAAACGGTGTCCGAAGCCATTGCTGGCCTGCAGTGCAACAAAACACTGGTGATAACTCTACACACCCTGTGTGGACTGTGGCCAGTGTGCATATACCGCTGGCGTTTCTGGGAGTTTCGCCCTCATCTCAATCTCCCCCGGTGTTACCGCGTTCTGTACCGGCAGATCACTGCCCACAAAGGCCTAGTGGGTGGTCACAGCACCAGCCCCTGCTCCCATGAGCACGAGGGGCCATCGGTGCTTGCCCACGGGGTCATGGGACACCCCTAGATGGCAGCCCCCACTCCGTGCATGCGGGGAGGAAGGGGGTCAGGGGGATGGTAGGGGTGCACCTTTATGCCCACCGGCTGTGATAAGCTCCCCTTGCGTCTCGGAAACCGCGCTGACTCCACTCGAAGGCCCCTCGCTTCCAACGAGGGGCCTTCTTGTTTGCTACAGTGAATACGAACCATCCCGACGGGGTCCGGTTCAGCCGATGATGTTGTAGATGCGAAGGGCCAGGTGAGCTGCTGCACACAGCGACCTGGCATGGAAGACCCCCGGCACCCACCGGGGGTCTTTCTGTATTCGAACACACCCTGAGAGGTTTGCTGGCAAGGGTCAAACCCTGTAGTGTTTGTGAAGTAGCAACTTCGCCACACCTACACAAGGAGACCCATGCAGCTGAAGGTCGAGAAGCTCCAGTCCACGATCACCGACGCCATCGAGCGCGCCCGGCAGGAACAGATCGAGTGGGACAAGAACGTCGACGCTGCCGAGGCCGAGTACAACCGGCGTTGGCGCGAGATCGAGCTGCCCAAGCTCAAGCCGCTGCGTGACCTGCTCACCCAGCGACTCAAGGACAAGAAGCCGATCACCCGCGCGGAGATCGAGCCCTTCATCTTCTTCCCCTCCGCCTACTCCGACGATCGTCCGCGCGGATACCTGCGGCCGTTCAACCGAGGCCACTACTCCGGCCACAACAAGACCTGGAAGGCCTCGCACAACTACGGCCCGCGCCCGGTCCTGCAGATCGACGCCTTCGAGACGCTTCGGGACTTCCTGGAGGTCGTCGCCGAGGAGACCGTGTCGACCTCGCAGCTGGCCAACCTCGGCTTCCGGAACATGAGCAAGCTCTTCGACGCCGCCGCCAACGGGTACTTCCAGGACAAGGCCTGATGAAGACACGACGACAGAAGACCCGCCTGCTCCTGCGGTCCACCACGGCGACCAAGGAGTACCTGTTCCACATCTTCTCCGACTCTCCGCCGGTCGAGGACGAGGGTGATCCCCGGGTCCAGTTCGACCCGATCGAGGCTCGGGTCACCACGGTCGATGACAAGGTCATGAAGGTGGTGCTGACCGGACCCCGGGTGTTTCGCAATGGACGACTCGCCAAGACGTCGTCGGGCCGCGCGACCTTCTGGCGGTATCCTCAGCCTGTCCCGCCGTCCCGGTCGGGCACCGCACCCATGATGCCCACGGTCGACCACTCGCGCACGTTCCCGAACATGCCCGAGGTGGTCTCGACCCTGCTGATCGAGTACTTCGACAACATGAAGGAGGCCGCCCGCCGATGAAGGTCAAGGATGCCCAGCGCTGGGCCCAGACACAGTCCGATCTCCAGGCCACCGAGGAGAGCAAGGCCTTCCTGGAGTTCGTGACCATCTGGGCCGACGGCAGCGAGGAGTTCATGGCGCGCAAGCCCGAGGTGTCGGCCGTCGACGCCCTGCGCGCCACCCTGATCTCCACCGAGGAGCATCTGGATCAGCCGATCGGGGTCAACTGGATCGGCCAGATGCTCGCGGTCCTGTCCATGCACTGGGTCCATGCCGAGACCTTCGCCAAGGAGCTGACCCCGCTGGAGTTCCGGCTCTTCGAGGAGGCTTACGCCAGGCAGCTGGTGAATCTGCAGCTGCAGGCGCAGGCGGCCGCCGGACAGGGGTCCTGATGCCTCTCACCCACGAGCGCCTGACTCTGGAGATCGTCGACGGCGAGCACCACTGGTACCTGCAGTCCCGGAACGCGCAGAAGACCGCCAAGGCCGAGGAGGGGTTCTCTAGCGCCCGCTCGGCGCTGCGCAATGCTCGCGACGTCCTGGGCACTCGGCGCTACAACGCGGTCGAGATCCGCGACCTCACCGAGCGCGGTCGGTTCAGTCGACTCCCGCTGATGCCCAGTTGACCAAACCTATAGTGGTCCTGTAGTATGGTGACAACGCCACACGACAAGGAGACCACCATCATGGCGAAGAACGAACTGGCATCGAGCGATTTGCGCGACATCCTGTCGGCCCACGACGGCGACTACGCTGCCGCCTACCGCGAGATCGTCAGGGCGGCCAAGGCTGCCGACGTCGCGCGGGCACCTCGCTCGACGGTCACTTCCCGGCGCAAGGCGTGGGAAAAGGCCATCAAGGTCCTCGACCGCACCAAGCTCGCCGTCGCGAACAAGACCCTGCAGGGCTACGTCCGCAAGGTCCGCGCCAACTCGGAGATCACTCACGCCGACCCGCACATCCTCGATGTCGCCGAGGCCGACGCGCTGATGGAGGAGTTCCTCGACCTCAAGCAGATCGAGGACTTCATCAAGGCGCGCTACGGCCAGATCCGCGAGGCCGTGTTCGGCTCGATCACCGAAGAGGCGCTTGCTCGCAAGGCCGAGTTCCCCGAGCACGAGAACGGTGTCGTCAAGGCTCCGGGTACCGGCAAGCAGTTCACTCGCGAAGGCGCGGGCCGCAAGGACCCGGTCCTCAACGAGGAGAAGCTGGCGGCGCTCGTCGGCGCGGACACCTGGAAGGACGTCACGGTCACCGAGCAGATCCCCGCTCAGACCGTCGTCAAGCTCGACATGGATCTGCTCCTGGCAGCAGCTCGCACCCGTCCCGAGATCATGGAGTGCATCCGTGAGTCGCTGGATCCGGGTGCCTGGAAGACCCCGCGCCTGCAGGTGCGGGACATCAAGGACATCAAGGACGAAGAGGAATGAGTCATGGGAATGCCGCTGTTCAGCGATACGTCTGACCAGCAGCCGAAGGCAAAGCCGGAGTCCGAAGGGGCTCCGGCTACGCCCGTTGGTGAGGACGATCTCGCCCAGGCTGCTCGTGAAGAACTGGCGCGCCGTGCCGACCTGGTGGAGAAGCTGACCACCGAAGAGCTGGTCGCGATGGCCGACATCAAGCCCTACTTCTCGACTCAGGACGTGAGTGAGTTCTTCGACCGCTCGGTCCAGTGGGTCTACTGGGGGCTGCGCAAGAAGACCTTCCTGCACAACGACGGCACCCCGGTCGAGCCCGAGCGGGTGGGCACCCGCCGCCGGTTCAGCGTCCAGGACCTCTACGCGATCCTGACCTCGATGTATCAGCGCAACAACTTCACCGAGAGCGAGATGCGGCGCACCTTCCGCCGGATCAAGACTGCCGAGATGGGTGGCGAGTGGCGCGAGAAGGAGGGCTGGCACAAGATCCGGGGCCGCTACGTGCATCCGGCCGACTGCGTGCAGGACTCCGAGGGCAACTGGGTCCGCCGCGTGCCCGACGACGTCGAAGAGGTCCATCGCTGATGCCCAAGCCGGTCGAGGTAAAGAAGATCGCCGAGGCTATCGAGAAGGTCGTCGAGAGACAGAAGGACTTCCTCGCGCACTCTCCTGCCAACCCCTTCCCCCTCGGTACTGCCGAGGGGCGCTTTCTGTTCGACGGCATGGGGACCAAGTTCCTCGACTTCAGCTGTGCCGACGGCGTGATGGTCCTCGGGCACCAGTTCCGCGCCATCCACGGTGCGATGCAGGAGTTCCTGCGCTACCACCACGTCACCACGTTGGTCCCGGGCGGCCACCTCTACCCGCCGGTGATCGCCTACGCCTCGGCCCTGGCCAACTCGTTCGCCCGGCCGGATCTCAAGGTGACCTTCGCCCTCGATGAACACACCGCGCTCGCCGAGGCCGTTCACCAGGCGCGCTCGCTCACCTACCGCAACCGCACGCTGGTCGTCGCTGGAGACAACCTCTGGTACGCCACCGACTACCCCGATCGGGTTGACACCATCGTCGAGGGCAACATGCTCTACGGCGAGTCCTGGGACGTCTATGCCGCGCTGGTGATCAGTCTGACCGACTGGGAGGGTCGCCCCTACGATCGCACCTGGCTCACCGACATCGTCGCGCAGGCGAGCGCGTGCGGCACCCGGGTGATCATCAACGAGTCGCGCACCGGCTTCGGCCGGACCTTCGAGCACTTCTGGGGCCAGCAGTTCTACGGCGTGCAGGCCGACTACACCGTCGTCGGCGGCCCGCTGGGCGGAGGCTTCCCGCTGGGGGCGGTCATCGCACCCGAGGCCCTCACCCCTGCTCCGTCCCGCGTTCCGCCACTCTCGGGCGACCTGGTGGCCTGTCGGGTTGGTCTGGCGGTGCTCACCGAGATCGACGAGTCCCTGATCTCCGAAGCCACCAAGCTCGCCCTGGTCCTGTCCGACGGCCTGGACTCGCTGGTGGACGAGTTCCCCGACGTCGTCGAGCGCGCCTGGGGCGTTGGCCTGCAGCAGTCGCTGGTGATGAAGGACCCCGACGACGCGCGCGAGTTCGTGCAGCGTTGCTTCCAGGCCGGGCTCTACCTCAGTGACCCTCGCGGCCGGTCGGTCTACATGACCCCGGCGCTGACGTCGACGGCCGCCGAGATCCAGCTGGGCATCGACGTGATGGCTGGGGTGCTGATGGCGTGGGCAGACCCCTCGGCTGGTGCCGACGGCGATCAATCTGCTATAGTTTAGCTATAACAACCACGACCACAAGGCGGTGACCCGTGTCTTTTGTCGACCCTGATAGTGTCGAGAAGCGGATGGGTGTTCGAGTCGAGAAAATGACCCCTGACCAGCTCGTTTGCTACGTCGGAGAGTCGCTGAAGGCCCATCAGGGACTGAATACGGCCATCGACGGCATGCGCGAGCGAGCGGTGTTTCGAGGCCTACAGTCAACCTATGGCAAAGAAAATGCGGGACGGATCGTCAAGTGGGCGTTCTACCGCTATCAGGGGAAGTGGGACGGCGAGATCGTGGGGTTCTTCTCCTTCACCAAGGGGCGCAAGTGGTGGAATGACCGCATGTTCGCCGAGATGCAGCAGCAGCACGCCGTCGACGAGACGAAGGCTGCCCGGGCGGCCAATCCGGGCGCGCGGACGGTGGAGTTCTGAGTGAAGCCGATCGCTGGCGACATCCGTACGCGGTTCCTGTCTGACGGGGACTCCGACTGGCTCTACGAGCACCACCCCGATGTCGGCAAGTCCTCCGACAGCTTCTGTCCCACCTGTGAGAAGCGCGGCACCTACGTCTGGCGCGGCACGACGTACACCTGCGACTGCGAGGAGCAGCTCCAGCTGCTCAAGCACTATCTGGTCGCCGGGATCGGCGCGACATACCAGCGTCTGTCCTGGTACGACATGGACAACCAGGAGTTGACCGAGCAGGTCCAGGACTACGTGCTCAATCACGAGTTCATGCGCCGAGGCATCGGGCTGTTCCTCATCGGCGATGTCGGCACCGGCAAGACCATGATCGGCACCCTGTGCCTGAAGAACTTCGTCAAGGCGGGCTACCGCTGCTTCGCGGTCACCTTCGCCCAGATGATCGACATGTACACCTCGACCTGGCGTTCGGCCGAGGAGCGCAAGCGCTTCAACCACCAGGTGATCGAGTCCCAGGTGCTGCTGCTCGACGACATCGGCAAGGAGACCCGGCTCAAGAACAACCTGCCCGAGGCCACCTTCGACATGGTGCTGCGTCAGCGGGTGCAGGCCGGTCGCTCGACGATCATCACCACCAACCTGCGCCCCGAAGAGCTGCAGCAGGGGTACGGGGCGGCCGCGCTCTCGCTGCTGCGCGAGAAGTCGATCACCATCGATGTCAGCGGCAACGACTTCCGCAACCAGGCCCGTCGTCGCGAGCTGGACGAGATCCGCGCCGGTGAGACGAGGCCGTTGTCGTGAGCGAGTCCGAAGCCTCCATGGAGCGCAGGCTGGTCGGGCTGTTCACCGATCTCGGGGCCCTGACGATGGCTCACGAGCGCGGGGTGACCGCCGATGCCTTCGAGGAGCCTGTCAACGGCGCGATCTACAGCTGGTGTGTCGAGTACTGGCTGGACGCCCAGATGCGCCAGGTGCCCACGCTGGCGGCCCTGAACCTGGAGTTCCCCGGCGTCGCGATCCCGGCCGTCGTCGAGGAGTCGGCCGACTTCCTCGTCGGGCTGGTGCAGCGGCGCTACGTCGTGCGCCAGGCTCAGCGGATCCTCACCGAGGCCGTCAACGACCTGGAGACCGACCCTGTCGCGGTGATGAGCAAGCTCTCCGAGCAGAGCTTCCGGGTCAGCGAGTCGGTCGCGCCCCGCAACATGCGGGTCGACCTCTCCCTCAACGCCGACGAGCGCCACGACCGCTATCGCCGCCGGGCCGAGCAGGTCGACACCGGCATCGGCTACGGCCTGACCGAGCTGGACACCCACACCCAGGGCGTGCGTCCTGGCGAGCTGGCCGTGGTTGCCGGGTACACCAAGGTCGGCAAGTCCTGGTTCCTGGTCAAGGCCGCCGTCGAGGCGCGTCGCGCCGGGTTCCGGCCGCTGCTGGTGACCCTGGAGCTGGGAGTGGACGAGATGTCCGACCGTATCGACGCTGCGTGGGCCGGAGTGAGCTACTACCGGTTTTCCCGGGGCGAGCTGGACCCTATGGAGCTGCACCGGATGCAGGAGGCCCGCCAGGAGATCGCCGACGCCGGAGGCTTCCATATCGAGAAGCCGCAGATGGGCGAGCGCACCGTGCGCAACATCGTCAACCGGGCTCGGCAGCTGGGGGCGGATCTGCTGCTCGTCGACCAGCTGTCCTTCCTCGACGGCGAGCGCGAGTACTCCGGCGACCGGGCAACCACCCAGAAGCACTCCGACATCATCTTCTCGCTCAAGGACGAGATCAACCGCGAGTCGGTCGGCAAGGTGCCCTGCATCCTCGCCGTCCAGTTCAACCGCGAGTCCCAGCGGTCCAACGACGGCCGGGGTGCCCTGTTCAACCTGGCCAACACCGCCTCGATCGAGCAGACTGCCGACATCATCATGGGGCTGTGGCGCAACAACGAGATGCGCGCCAACAACTCGATGGGGCTGTCCATCCTCGGGTCCCGACGCAGCGACCTGGCCGACTGGATGCTCACCTGGAGACTCACCGATCGGACCGAGATCCGTATCCGCGAGCTGATGGTCGCCACGCAGTGAGGACCGGCATCGGAGCCATCCGCGCGAACATCGCCCGGATGGACTACAAGGAGGTCCTGGCCCGGATCGACGTCGAGGCACTGCTGGCCCACTACGGGGCCGAGAACGCCTCGGAGATCCCACACAAGGACGGCGAGAGCACCGAGATCCTGCACTCGTGCCTGCTCGACCGCGTGCACCGGCATCACGCCAACGGTGACGCGCACCCCTCGGCGTCGGCGAACATCGACAACAAGACCTACGTCTGCTGGAGCTACTGGGGCGGCGACATCATCCACTTCATCATGAAGATGGAGCGGTTCGACGAGGTCGACCAGGCGCTGCTGTTCGCCGAGGGCTTCCTGTCGGGTCGGCTGATCGAGGACACCGCCTTCCGCGACGACCTCAACCGGCGGATCAAGGAGATGACCGGCACCTCCACCCACGGCTACGGGCTCTATGCCGGGGGCAACCGGCCGTCGGTGTACTCCAGCACCGTGCTCAAGCCCTGGGCCTTCGTGCACCCCTACATCGTCGAGCGCGGCATCGACATCGAGACCTGCCGGGACTGGCAGATCGGCTGGGACGAGCGCGAGAACCGGATCACCATCCCGCACTTTTGGAACGGTGATCTCGTCGGCTGGCAGAAGCGCGCCATCCCCGCCCGTCCGGGCGAGTGGCCAGGCACCGCCGAGGCCTACCCGAAATATCGGTCCACCAGCGGCTTCCCCAAGAGCTACACCCTGTTCGGGTACGACCGTGCCACCTCGTCGGACTCGGTGATCGTCGTCGAGTCGCCGATGTCGGTGCTCAAGGCGGCCGCGCTCGGCCTGACGACGCCGGTGGTGGCGACCTTCGGGGCCAAGATCGGCGCGGCCCAGATCGACTTGCTGAGACGCTTCGAGACCGTCACCATCTGGATGGACGGCGACGACGCCGGGGCGATGGCTGAAAAGAAGCTCCGGCGTGAATTGACCGGCCGCACACTGCTGGTCGTGGATCCCGAACCGGGCAGAGATCTCGGCGATTACACCGATCTGGACGACGTCGAGCGTACGTTGTCCGGTGCAGTGCATACGATTCTCATCGACGCGGTACGACGACAGAGGGGCAGTCATGGGATTGCGCGATAGGGTGGCGGCCGCTGAGGCCGAGAACGAGCAGGCCTATAGTGATCTGGTCGATGACCAGTTCCTCGCGATCGAGCAGCAGCGGGCTCGGCAGGACGGCGCGCAGTCGCCCACTCCTGCCGACAAGAGGTCGATCTGACCCCGTGCGCATCGAACACTCCAGCACCTTCCGTCCGGGAGGTAGCGGATTCCCTTCTGCGTGCCGGGATCTCGCTCCCCTGCCGCTGAACACGATGGACCCTCACGGCTACTACCGGGAGCTGGGCGTGCCACCCTGGGCCACCGCCAAGGAGATCCGGGCCGCTGTGACACGCCTGTACCGGAAGTACCATCCCGACACCGGCGAGCACCCTGACGTCGATCGCTTTCGTCGCGTCCACGACGTGGCGAAGGTGCTGGGGGACTCGGTGTCTCGGGCCAAGTACAACCGCACCCCGCCCGGCAAGCAGCTGATGGACGCGGCCTACATGACCGAGCTGATCAACTCCGGCATCTTCGACGGGGTCGATGTCGCCGACATCGAGTATGCTCTGAACACCACCCCGGCCGCCGCGCCGCCACTTCCGTTGGTGTGGTGGGATTTCTACACCGTCGGCCATCATCGGGCCGACCACTGGCTTGCTGAGGCTTGGTACCGCCACCTGCTGGCGAATGCCTACGACCACGGCTACCGCAGCACCCTCAAGGTGCTGATGTTCGACGGCCCCGACCCGCTCTGGGACGAGGTCTTGCACATCGTGTGCATCCCCCGGTCATGGGGACCCACGGCGACGGGGGCGGTCACGCTTTTGTCGTCGATGTGTGGGTGAATGTCCGACTCATGTTGTAGGCTAATGACAGTCACGTAATTTAGGGTGGCTATAGGCCAAAAGGCCGTACACACAAGAAGATTCGAGGAAAATAACACATGGCACGCACTGGGTTGGATGCTCTCAAGGGCGCGATCAATTCCGCCAATTCGGCAGGGGGCAACTTCGGGGGCAAGCTCGGGTACGCCAACTGGAAGGACGGCGATACGCACGTCATCCGGTTCGTCACCGACGTTCAGGACATCCTCACCTGTGACTTCTACGAGTACATCGTCGATCACAAGGGCAAGACTCAGAACTTCACCGCGCTCCCCGACCTGATCGAGGGTGCGACCGACTGGGTGAAGCACTACGGCGGCAAGACCCGCGAGAACGGCATGACTGGCGATCTGGTCGACCCCACGCCGCGCCAGCGCACTGTGGCCATCGCGGTCCTGCGCGAGGAGGTGCCGGTCGAGGTCAACGGCAAGACCCGCATCGGCTATCAGGACGTGTTCGAAGAGATCGAGATCAAGGGCAAGAAGTACGCTTCGCGGAAGTTCCTGCTGGTCAAGCAGTCTCACAAGAACTTCTGGCAGCCGATGGTCGGGTTCTACGACGAGTACGGCACCTTGTGCGACCGCGACTACAAGATCACCCGCTCGGGCGCGAAGACCGACACCACCTACCAGATCGTCCCCAAGGACGCCGACCGTGAAGAGTTCGATCTCGCCAAGCACTACGAGCAGTACGGCTACGGCAAGCCCTTCGACGAGAACGACGACGACCGGTTCCTTTATTGCCCGCAGACCCTGACCGAGTGGGCCGAGCAGTACGGCAGCGAGGACCGGGTCAAGTTCTGGATCCTCGGCGAGAAGGAGGGCGGCGACTCCAAGGGCGGCAGCTCTTCGACCGCCAAGAAGCCCTTCGGTGACCGGAGTTCGGCCGCCAGCGACGACACCCCTCCCTTCGAGCCGGATGCACCGGTCGCCGATACCTCCGGCACCGATTTCGACTCGCTGCGCGCTCGGCTCGCCGGGCACTAGGACCCCTCACCCCTCCCCACGGGGATGACGCGGTATCGCCCGTGTCTACGGGGCTCAGACGGACCCATGTGGGGATGTGGGTCTGTCTGCAGAAGCGGACGACCCCCGGCGGACATCAATCGCCGCCGGGGGTCGCTCCCACCTGCCTTCGCCGTCGCTTGCACGCCAGTACCAAAGGGGACCAACCCACCATGAGCAGCGGATATGCAGCTCTTCACAACCATTCCGAGTACAGCTTCCTCGACGGCCGTGCTCGCACCGACGAGATGGCCGAACGTGCCGCGCAGAACGGTGACGAGTCCTGTGCCTGCACCGACCACGATGAGGTTGGTGGCCACTTCGCCTTCCAGAAGTCGTGCCAGAAGCACAACATCAAGCCGGTCTTCGGCACCGAGGCCCGCTGGGTCCACGACATCGGCAAGAGCCGTGAGGCCAAGACCGCCGGTAAGGACAGCTCGCACATCGTGCTGCTCGCCGGTGACCAGCAGGGGCTGCGCAACATGTGGGCCCTCTCCTCGCTCGCCTATGAGGACGAGAACTTCTACGGCAAGCCGCAGCTCAACGTCGATCTGATGCGCGAGTACTCCGCAGGCTTGTGGGCGTCCGACGGGTGCGCGCTGACCCGGTTCGCCGAGCACGTCCACAACGACAAGTACGACCTCGCCCGCCAGGAGCTGGCGACGCTGCAGAGCATCTTCGGGGAGCGCTTCTACATGGAGCTGCACACCTGGCAGCTGATGGAGCCTCGCGACGACGACGAGATGAAGTTCTGGGGCAACCAGATGACCTCTCGCGGAGCGAACAAGGGCATGGCCAAGCTCAACCAGGCCAAGGCCCAGCTGGCCAAGGAGATGGGTATCCCGCTGGTCGTCGTCAACGACGCGCACTACGCCTTCCCGGACCAGTGGCAGGAACACCGCATGGTCTGGAAGATGAGCACGTTCAAGGCCGACCAGACCGGCGAGGACCGGGGCCAGGCCGCCGACTGGATGATGACCACCGATGAGCTGATCTACTGGATGGGCCAGCACGGGATCTCGCGCTCGGTGACCGAGGAGGCGATCAAGAACTCCGGCTGGATCGCCGAGCAGTGTAACGCCGAGATCAAGCCGACCCTGGAGATGCCCCGCCTCTACGCCACCGACGCCGAGGATCGCGAGGCCTTCCTGAAGCTGGTCGAGCAGGGGTTCCAGGAGCGTTACGTCGCTCAGGGGATCGACACCCCCGAGGCTCGCGAGCGCCGCGACGCCGAGGTCGAGCTGATCCTGGAGAAGAACTTCCCGGGCTACTTCAACAAGATCCAGGACGTCGTGATGGCGGCCAAGACCGGAAGCTGGGCGCGGTTCGTGGCCGACCCGCCGACGAGCCCGTGCTGTCTCGTCGGCCCGGGCCGTGGTTCGGCCGGAGGCTCGCTGGTCGCCTACGCACTCGGGATCACCAACCTGGAGCCGCTGCGCTACGACCTGCTCTTCGAGCGCTTCCTCAACCCCGACCGCGCCGACAACCCCGACATCGACGTCGACTTCCCCAAGCGCAAGCGTCCCGGGATCAAGGAGTACGTCGGCAAGCGCTACGCCGAGACCGGCGGCGAGGTCGTCTCGATCGGCACCCGCTCGCGCTCGGGCCCGGCTCAGCTGGTCCAGGACATCGGCAAGGCGCTGGGCATGCCGGTCCCTGACGTGATGAAGCTGCGCAAGAAGATCGACGCCGTCTCCGGCAAGGAGTACATCGACGAGGACGCCCAGGACGAGGAGGACGAGGTCACCTTCGCCGACGTCCTCGACCGCGATCCCACGATCGCCGACGACCTCAAGAAGTACCCCGCTTTGGTCGAGAACGTCGTCGCGCTCAACGGCCTGACCCGTCAGTCCGGTCTGCACGCCGCCGGTGTGGTGGTGAGCAACGTGCCCCTGCTGGGCAACGTGCCGACGCGGCGCAAGAAGGCCAAGGGCAGCACGGTCTCGACCCTGTCCACCCAGTTCGACATGCGCGAGATGGAAGAGCTGGGGGCGGTCAAGGACGACCTGCTCTCGCTCAGGCACCTCGACCAGCTGGAGATGGCGCGCGACTACATCTACAAGCGCCACGGCGTCTGGATCGACTACGACGGCGGCGGCTATGGCACCCCCAAGGGTGCGACCAACATCGTGACCATCGGCTACGACCACTACGCCGACCCGGCCATCTGGGAGCAGATCGATCGGGGCGAGACGGCGGGCATCTTCCAGATCGGCACGCCGGGCGGCACCAAGCAGTCGGTGCGCTTCAAGCCCCGCAACGAGGTCGACCTGGGCGCGCTGGTGGCCGTCAACCGACCTGGCGTCATCGGTGCCGGGCAGCTCGATCACTTCCTCGACCGCCGGAACGGGCTGGAGGAGGTCGAGTACCCGCACCCGATGATGGAGGGCATCACCGGCGAGACCTACGGCATCCTGGTCTACCAGGAGCAGATGATGCGCGCCTCGCGCGAGCTGGCCGGGTTCACTCCCGGTGAGGCCGAGGGGCTGCGCAAGATCATCGGCAAGAAGCTGCTCGACAAGATGGTCGCCCTGGAGCCCAAGTTCATCGACGGCTGCCTGGCCAACGAAGAGTTCGTCTCCCAGACCCCGGGCGGTGCTGCGCGGGCCCGAGCGGTCGCTGAGGGGCTGTGGAAGTCGTTCCTGGCTGCAGGCTCGTACTCGTTCAACAAGAGCCACTCGATCGGCTACGCGGTGCTCGCGTGCTGGGAGATCTGGACCAAGCACTACTACTTCGACGAGTTCATCACCGCCTGCCTGGCGGTCGACTCCGACACCAAGGAGAAGACCGACCTCTACGTCAACGAGGCCGCCAAGCGCAACCGGCCGATCCTGCCGCCGGATGTCAATGAGTCGGGTGCGCAGTTCACCCTCACCGAGGCCGGTATCCGTTATGGAATCGAGTCCATCTCGGGCGTGGGGTCGGCGGCGTCGGTCGACATAGAAGCTCAGCGAGCGGTCCGGTCGTTCGACTCCCTGGAGGACTTCCTCTCCCGTTGTACAACCTCCGGCGGCGCGAAAAAGGGTGTCGTCGACTCGCTGATCAAGGTCGGCGCGTTCGACTTCACTGGCGAGAGCCGCGAGCGACTGCTGGAGAAGCTGTTCTACTACCGCACCGTGGATACCTGGAAGGAGTCCACGCGGCTCAAGCTCACCGCCGACGAACTGGCCGAGCGGGTCGCCGCGAAGTGGGCCAAGAAGCCGCAGGACTACGAGATCCCGGACTTCTCGGTACCCGAGGTGGTCGTCGAGCAGGAGGAGGCGCTGCTCGGTCGCGCGGTCAGTGTTGACGTGATGGCCCCCTACCACGCGATGATCGAACGGGCCTGCATTCACCGTCCGATGGACGCTGAGGACTTCATGCCCGGTCAGCGCTTCTCGATCGGCGGCATGGTGATCAAGGCCCGCCCGCACCGGCAGAAGAACGGCCGCATGATGGCTTTCTGCACGCTGGCCTGGCGGGGCGAGGAGTTCGAGTTCCTGGCCTTCGCCGACGCCTGGGAGACCGCGCGCCACTTCATCTTCCCCGGCAAGCCGATCGCCTGTGACGTCATCAAGCTCCGGGGCGGCGGCTGCCACCTGAGCACGTTTGTCCGCCTGGATCTGAGTGATGAGGAGCAGCAGCTGTGAGCACTGCGGCCGACCGCGAGCTGGACAAGGTCATGTCCAAGATCAACGATCGCTACGGCGAGAACTCGATCATGATGGCCAGCGAGGTCCCGGTGCGCGAGCCGATCCCCTCGGGCACCCTGGCGCTGGACTTCGCCATCGGCATCGGCGGGCTGCCACCGGACCGCATCATCGAGGTCGCCGGAGCCGAGGGGTGCGGCAAGACCACCCTGGGGCTGCTGACCATGTGCCAGTTCCTCGATGCCCAGCCCAAGCGCACCGCCCTGATCCTCGACACCGAGCACAAGCTCACCATGAGCTGGGTCGAGAAGATCGTCGGCTCCGAGCGGATGAAGCGGGTCCGACTGGCCTGGCCCGAGCACGTGCAGCAGGCGACCAACATGTTCCGCGAGATGGTCTCCACCGGGCACGTCTGCTTCGTGCTCTACGACTCGATCGGCGGCACTCCCGACCAGGCGGTCACCGAGAAGGACGCCGAGATCGGCGAGATGGGCGGCAACGCCCGGGGCGTCACCCGGTTTGCCCGCATCGCGGCCGGACTGGTGCAGAAGCACAACTGCCTGCTGTTCGGGATCAACCAGGTCCGCGAGGACATGGAGGGCTATCGCCGTCACATCACCCCGGGCGGCCGTGCGTGGGGTCATCACTGCATCGTGCGGGTCAAGCTCAAGAAGTCGACCACCGAGAAGGCCGAGGCCGTCATCGACGGCGAGAAGATGCCGGTCGGCTTCGTGGTGCAGGCCCAGATCATGAAGAACCAGCTCGCGCCTCCGGGTCGTACGGCCAAGTGGTGGTTCTACAACGTCGAGACCGACGAGCACGAGTTCGGCATCGACACCCTGGAGGAGATGGTCCGCATCGGAATCGCGGTCGGCGTGATCGAGCGCAAGGGTGCGTACTACCTCCACGAGAAGCTGCCTGGCGGCAAGGTCCAGGGGCGCGCTGGTTTGGTCGACGTCGTGCGCGACACCCCCGAGGTCCGGGACCTCATCGTCGGCGACATCCTCGCCGCCATCACTCGCGACCGCTCGGTGAGCAAGGTCGCTCCGATCGAGGAAGGGGCCGAGGCGTGAGCGATCAAGCGCTGCCCGAAAATGCTTTCACCCTGGAGCACGACGAGGGGGTCGGATACACCCTCGACGCTTTCAGGGCCGCCCAGAGCGGCACCGTGGTGTGGTGCGTGGACGGCGACCGCGCCGACGACGACCCGCCTGCCATGGCTGTCATGATCAGCACCCGGCGCTACGCCGAGCTGCTGGACAAGGAGGAGATCGTGGGAGGGCTGAGCGAGTGAGTCCCACCGACGAGTGGCAGAAGTTCGAAGACCACGTCAACGAGACCCTGGGCCTGGAGCGCACCGCCGCCTCCGGCAGCCAATGGCACTCGCCCGGCGATGGGGTCGACAACACCCACTACGACGACTCGGACTTCCTGGTGATGGCCGACGCCAAGTACACCGAGAACCGGACGTTCACGCTGTCGTCGAAGTTCCTGGGCGACTACGAGATGCGGGCCGCCGAGGCGGGCAAGCGCTTCGTGTTGCCGATCCGCTTCGCCAACCGGCGCGAGCGCGTCAAGAAGGACTTCGTGGTCCTCTCGCTCGACGACTTCGCCGAACTCCTGACCAAGGCCCGAGGAGGCTCCGACGGTGTCTAAGGCCGCCAACAACATCTTCACGTCCCTGGTGGACAAGAACCTGCTCATCCCATTTTTTCGCAATGCGATGCTGGGCAATGACTGGCCGGATAGCTACTCGATCAAGGTCGACTCCTCGCCCTACTACGGGGCTGGGGACGGGTACTTTCACCCGAGCACGCACTGCGTGACCACCAACTTCAACCAGGCTGGTGCGCGGTTCCTCTTCTACCTCTTCCACGAGGCCTATCAGGGCCTCCTGGTCTTCGAGCCGCGCGACATCCAGGACGAGATGACCCTGGCCATGGGCAGCGCCCTGCACGCGGTGGTGCAGACCCAGTTCATCCAGGCGGGGCTGTTGCAGGAGAAGGACACCGAGGTCGAGTACGTGCTCGACGAGCACCACGTGCGCGGCCGCATCGACATGATCCCCGAGGTGCCTCGGTACGGCCGCGTGGTCACCGAGCTGAAGACTCAGAACAGCCGGGCCTACTCCTTCCAGAAGGAGGTCAAGCTTGAGTGGGACGCCCAGCTCTCTATGGCCCTGGAGGCCGAAGGAGAGGATGAGGGCGTCCTGCTGGTGTTGGAGGCGGGACACCCGTACCACATGCGCGAATACCGTGTGCGGCGCAATGATCGGCTCCTTCACGAGATCTTCGACAAGTTCGCCAATGTGCGGGAGAGTATTCAGCGAGACACCCCACCTTCGCACTGCTGCGCCTTCGGTTCTCCGGAGATGAAGAAGTGTCCGGCACGGTACGTCTGTTGGCTCAAGGACAAGGTTCAGTAGAAAGGCAAGGGAGTTATGGCTAATCGAGGGTTTGCACGGTCGTCCCGAGGGACTTTCGTCGCTCGCTTCGGAGGCGTATGTCCCGAGTGTGACGACGACATCGTGGCAAGTCACGATGTCGTGCTCTACAACGATGACGACGAGGTCGTGCACGAGGCGTGCGTGTCCGGAGCTATTCCGGTGCAGCGCACCCTGCGTCGCACCCGGCAGTCGGTCTGTCCTGACTGCAATCTCGATCACGCGGGGAGCTGTGAGTACTGATGAGCGAGTACGTCGGCGATCTGGCCAACCAGATCGCACAGAAGCTGCAGGACGAGCACGTCCAGGAGGCCATCGACGCCCCTGAGAAGGCGGTCGACGAGGCGGCCGACATGTTCGCCGAGCAGCGCAACAACATCTTCGCCAAGCTGGAGTTCCGTTGGCGCACCTCGGACAAGAAGGTCCTGGACCAGATCCGGGCGGCCGCCAACGGCATGTTCGCCGAGCTGTACGCCGACGCCTTCGATGCGATCGACGACCTGTATATGAAGGCTCGCGTTCCGCAACGAGACGGCGAGTCCGAGCAGATTGTTCGCGATTCACAGGGTAGGGTGGTCTGGCAGAGGGACTCAAGAGGCCGTTTCGCCGAGGATTGGGACCAACTCACCGGTCAGGACCTGGAAGTTTTCCTGTTGGGGCTCGAACGCATAAAGCTCGTTCTCGCTCCGCAACTCAGTGATCTGCTGATGGAAGCGATCTTCGCCAAGCACGTCGCCGACGATGCTCGCGCGGACGCATTTTCGAAGCTGCTGGACGGCACGATCCCTGACCGCGAGGCTCACGCGTCACGAGAGTCTCGGCAGGACAAGTACTTTGCGTATTTCCGGTACTACATCTACAGCCAGGCGAAGGTGTTCCACGACGAGCTGGCCAACCTGGCTCGTCTCGTCGAGCGGATTCGGTACTGGAGGGTGACCGAGCAGAAGTAGGGAAGGTGACGTGGGGCGAAAACTCCCTGCACCCATCGAGCGCGAGAGCGGAGAGTCCGACGAGGACTTCGCTCAGCGTAAGGCCCTCTCCAAGCGCCGGGTTCAGATCTTCAAGCGTCTGTATCGGATCTACTACCACTGGCGGTCTTTACGGCTTTCGGGCGAAGTCGACGACATCCTCACGATCGAGGGCGAAGACTTCTATCTCGGAGATCTCATGACCGGGTTGGAGACTCTGCCCCCGCAGCAGCGCAAGGCATTTGAACTTATCTGTGTCATGGGGTACACGGAATCTGCTGCTACAGAGATCGTTTTGCCAAAGTCGCGGTCTTCGACACCCGTCCAGCAGTACTCGGATGATGGGCTCAAGAAGATGGTGATGGCCTATGATGCCAAACAGGCCGGAACATGGGACGCCTCCGCCGTTCAGAAAAGGCGGCCCGCAAAGAGGAGAAATGGCGTGAGTGTGGCAACTGAGGAGACGACTACGGTGACCGCAGCAGAGCCCGATGTCGTTGACCCACCACACAAGCCCGTGCGAAGGCCGACCCGCAAACGGCGCAAGCAGCAGTGGAACTTCGACGAGGCCAGCGAGGAGCACGAGTCGTTCGCCGACTTCATCAACGAGAAGACCGGCTTGAACATCACGCCCTCCCAGGTCAAGGCCGCCAGCTTCCTGCGCAAGGAGTGGTATCACTCCGCCGAGGCTGTCGAGGCCCGCAAGCGGCGCAAGGCCGAACGCGAGGCCGAGCAGGCTCGCCTGGCCGCCGAGACCCCCGAGCAGCGCAAGGCCCGGCAGGCCGCCGTCCGCACCGAGCGCAAGGCGCAGCGGGTCAGGGAGAAGCTGGAGAAGATGAACCAGGAGGTCCAGGAGTTGCGTCGCGAGGCCGGGCTCGACCCCACGACCGGGCAGCCGGTTGACCAGTAGCACAATGTCTCTCGCCGGTGATCACGATCAGACTGCCGATGACGGCGAGCAGGCACTCACTCCTCGACTCGGCAGCGTGCGCATGGGCGTCGACTTCGATCTGGAGACGCTGGCTGATGAGTTCCTTCGCGAGAGCAGGCAGGGGCTCACTCGGCTGGCCGACAAGCAGGACTACCTGACCGCCGAGCAGCTGGACCTGCGTCGAGGGCGCGAGGTCTACAACTCCAACGGGGTCCCGGATGTTCACATCTCCTCCGGCCTCTATCGCCGCGCCTACAACCCACTGGCAGGCAAGCGCCCCACCCGCAACTCCTACGACGATTGAGGCTGCTGTGAGCAGGCGTCGCAATGACGACAGGGGGCTGAGTCCCGACGACCTCCGCCGGATCCGGAACATGGTCGGCGGCACCGCCACCGATGCCGAGATCGAGCGCGCGGTCCGTGACGAGATGCGGGCTACCCCGCCTGCGCCCACCGGCCGGTGCCGTATCTGTCAGAATCCCGACGCGCTCAAGGCCGCCAACACCGGGCTCGCTCACGGCATGACCCACCAGGCGATCCTGAAGATCCTGGAGCCGGTCAACTCCAAGCTGTCGTCAGGCCAGCGGATCTCTCTGCACACCGTGTCCACGCACGCGCGCGACCATTTCGACCTCACCAACCCTGCGCTGGCGGCCTATCGTCGCATTCTGGAGAAGCGTTACCGGGAGAGCGAGGACGAGAAGGTCGATGCCTCGGGCAGCATCGTCACCGCCATGGGGTACCTGGAGATCATGGCCCAGAAGGGCTTCGAGTCCCTGATGAATCCCGAGACCCACATCAACCCGGAGTTGGGTCTCTCGGCCATGCTGCGCCTGCAGAAGATGTCCGAGGCAGGCTCTCAGGAGCGCGAGATGGCCGAGCTGCGCAAGCAGGTCACCCTCATGGGCAGCGCCATTCGCGAGGTCGTCCCGCCGGAGATGTGGGCGGAGATCCTTGCGCACATGGAAGCCCAGGCCTCGGGGAGCGTCGAGCGAGAACTCGACAACGCGATCGACGTCGAGGTCGAGGACGAGCCGTACGATCCAGGCATCGAGCACGACCCCGACGACACCCTGGAGACCTGATGGCCACCGGACCCGCCACCCTGCCCGACTCGCTCGACGGTCGCGGGCTGAGCACCATCACCACCACCATGGCCGCCGATGCCAGCGTGCCCACCCAGGGCACCGCCTACCATCCGCAGCACTTCGCCGCCGGGGTGCCGGTCTACTTCCACGGCCTCACCGGCGGCAAGCACCTCGCGCTGCTCCGCGAGCGTTGGACCGACGCCACGGTCGGCGATCTGGGCCCCCAGAGCTACACCGAGCACACTGCGGTGCACTTTCCTGGCGCGGTGGTCATTGATCCGGTGACTGGCCGTCAGGGCGCGACGATGGACCTCCCGGGCCGCATGACTCGACTGAGCGGAGCCTGTGGGCAGCGCAGCCTGTTCTGGACCTCCGGCACCACGGTGGACGCTGAGGCGATCGTCTCGCTGTACCGTGTCACCGGCTCCGGCGGCATCGAGCTGGTGGCCGATGAGGTCCTCCCGGCCATTGACGACGTCCTCTTCGACGCCGGGTGCGCGTTGGACGCCGGGAATCTGGTCGTCTTCGGTCGCGACACCGAGGACAAGGTCTACGGCATGCGCAAGCTCGCCAGCCGTGTCGGCGTCCAGACTGAGCAGGCCCCCTGGCGATACTCTGGCGGTGCGCGCGGCTGGCAGCCGGATGTCGCCGATCTGGACTCGATCGGGCTGGAGAGCGCGGGCCCGGTCTCGATGGCTCAGCGCAGCGATGGCACCTGGATGACCACCGTCGCCGTCGATACCGATGGAGTCCGGACCGGGCAGGTCTATCGCACCCAGCGGTTGGTGAGCACCGCCTGGTCGCCGGTCGGCGAGGTGGTCGCGCTCGGTGACGACGACAGCTACCTCGGTGGGGGCCTGTATCTGCAGCCGCAGATCAACGCCAACCTGGCGGTGACCGAGACCCCGGCGCTGACCTACGTCACCAGCGTGCTGAACGCCGAGGCGAGCGAGGAGTCGATCCAGACCGCGTGGGGATACCAGTCGGTGGTCTAAAACCCATTGTTGATCTATAGTGGATTTTCGATGGATGGACCGGTCCAATCCGGATACATGCGCGCTGTCAAGAACAGGCGGCAGCCGGGGCCCCGGTTGTGGCTAGCCAACTCCATCAGCGCCAAACTTCAAGGGCAACAACAACAATCAGGGGAGGGCCACGTGCTCGTTTCGGAACTCAGGGAAAAGGTGCTCGCAGGACGAGAGGAGTCCCAGGTCACCACCAACCTCGGCAACCTCCAGATCGACGACGAGGCCTCCACTCTCAAGCTCGTTGACACTGGTCGCGAGTTCCAGTTCGACGCTCTGGTCGAGGGTGCGCTGGCCAAGTACCTGAACGTGAACAAGAGCTACCTGGCCAAGTGCCCGCCCGAGCTGAAGGCCCACAACCTCAACTTCTGGCTGCAGAACAAGCCCGAGGCCCCCGGCAGCATCGAGATCCTGGGTGATGCGCTGGTCTCCATCCACAAGCCCGGCCTGCCGATCCTGCCGCTGAACTCGGTGGTCGAGATCCTGACCCGCACGATGAATCCCGACTTCGAGGTCGTCACCCTGGTCCGCGACGACCGCAACTTCCGTTGCGACATCGTCACCGACCACCAGGTGATGGTGCCCGGCGACGATCGCATCGAGGGGCGTCCTGCCGAAGGCGACATCACCAAGGGCGGCATCCGGGTGATCGCTCACCCGACCCAGCTCAAGGCCCCGGTGATCTCGACCTACCTGCATCGCCTCTGGTGCACCAATGGGTCGACCACGCCCGAGCTGCAGGACACCATCAAGCTCAAGGGCAACACCGTCGAGACCCTGCTGGAGGAGATGGAAGAGGCCGCCCAGGAAGTCCTCTCCGGCCTCGATGCCGCGCTCGCCCAGTACGCGAACATGGCCAACATCGCCGTGCCCGGCAGCCCCACCCGGTTTGCCTACCAGCTCGGCCGCGAGTACAACCTGGGCCAGCGGGTGATGGATCGCATCGTCGAGCGCGTGTCGGCCCTTCCCGACGACTCCTCGATGTACGACGTCCAGCAGGTCTTCACCCAGCTGGCCAACGGCAACGTCAGCGAGAAGGTCACCCGCGTGCTGCAGCAGGTCGGCGGCGCGATGGCGCTCGACACCGAGCACGTCACCCACCGCTGTAACGCCTGCGAACGCCTCTTGCCAGAAGACTGAGACCCGCACCTTAGGGCCAGGCTCCCTGCCGTCCGCGCGCGGCAGGGGGTTCTGGTGGAGACTCGGAGTGACCCTGTTCCCAAACACAAGGTCGGCCTAGCTCCGAGCCTCCTCCAGAGCCACTGGCAATCCAACAGAAGGGCCATCGTGACCGACGAACATATCCTGGGCACTCCGAAAACTCCCGACGGAGTCGAGGAGTTGTACGAACACGAGAAAAAGCTGGCGACTATTGTCCTTGGCGCGCTTCAGCGTAAGTACGCCCAGTATCGCGAGATGAGCGAGGACATCAAGCGTCGGTTCGAGAACGAGGCCAAGGGCGTCTTTGCCGAGAACGGCCTGCTCGTCACCATCAACTGGGACTTCGACGTCTCCGACGACCCCGACGATATGAACCTCTACTCGGTGCCCAAGGTGATCATCGAGGGGCGCACCGAGGGCATCAAGGTCGGCGACTTCGACCACGAGCGCCAGGCGCACGAGATCCAGCACGGCGTCTTCGACGGCAAGAAGGGCGTCATCGACCCGAACACCGGTCAGCTCCGCGAGGAGTCGAAAAAGAAGCTCATTCTCTGATGGCGGCCGACAAGGTCGAGTCCTCGGTCACCGACGCGATGGGCCGCAAGGAGATGGCCTTCGACGTCGGGTCAGTCAACGGCTGCGTGCTGTGCGGCAAGGAGTTCGGCGAGGCCTCGCCCCGCCGGGGCGTCATGGTCCATGGTCAGGTTGCGATCGTGCACAACCACTGCGCCGACCGGCACGAGTACGGCACGCCTCCGGCTCAGGCTTCAGATCCCGAGCCGTCCAAGGGCAGGCCTGGTTCGGCCTTCGCGGGCAAGCGCATCGCCTTCCGCGATCTCCTGGCCTTCCAGGCATTTGTCCTGGAGCGCGGGCCCTTCCTGGCGTCCACCGAGGTCTCCATCAACGGCATGGTCGTGCAGAAGGGAGACCTGTGACCTCGCTGATCAGCGCCCTCAATAGATAGAGGTCGTGATCAGGAGGTTGTAGGTGGCTGTTCAGCGCAGGGCGCTCACGTTCAACTTCCAGCGTGCGGTGACCATGGGGGAGTACACCAACTCCTCTGTGCTCGAAGTGGCCGTTGCTCCCCTGTCTTCGCCCAGCTCCTCGGGCCTGGACGCCACTCTCGTCGGACCGGCTCAGGTCCAGGAGGTGGTGCTCAGCGACACCGTCAGCGTCGTCTTCCAGCTGGTCCCCACCGATGACCCCTCTCTCACCGAGCGGGTCACCTATCGGGCCGCCTGGCGTGACAAGTACATGGGACGTCAGCACGTCCAGGACTTCGTCATGCCGGACTTCGACGTCGACTTCGATGACCTGCAGAACCTCGGCCAGATCATCGGCGGCGAGACCTACGTTCAGTGGTCGGACCGCATGCGCCCCGGCGGCATCGCCGCACTCAACGAGCTGGGGCAGGTCGTCGACTACGAGGGCAACGTGGTCAACGGTGCGGCCGAGGCCGCGATCGTCCAGGGCAACCTCAACGCCGAGATCGTCGCCCGCCAGCAGGGCGACGCGTCAGCGATCAGCTCGTCCAACGCTTACACCCTCCAGCAGATCGGCCAGGTCTACTCCACCACGGCCGCCCAGATCAGCTCGGCGGTCTCGCTGCTGCAGAATGCCGACCTGACCGAGAAGAGCGCCCGGCAGGCGGCGGTCAACCAGCTCAACGCCAGCCTGGTCGCCATGCAGTCGACGCTGTCCAACCAGATCTCGGCGCTGCAGAACAGTCTCGGCACCACCAACAACGCGCTCACCGGCAAGGCCGACCTGGTCGGGGGCAAGATCCCCACGAGCCAGCTGCCCGACATCAGTATCGGCCGGGCGGTCGCTGTCGCCGGTGAGACCGAGATGCTTGGGCTCACCTCGGCCCAGGTGCAGCAGGGTGACTTCGCCGTCCGTCCCGACGGCGTGTGGTTCCTCAACGGGTCCAACCCCGCGCTCATCGGCAACTGGGTCAAGTTCAACGCCGCAGGCTCGGTGACCAGCGTCAACGGTCAGACTGGCGCGGTCGTGCTCGACTCTGCCGACGTCGGTGCTCGCCCGGCCGGAGAACCGGTGCCGCAGTCTGCCGTGGACGGGCTTATCGCTGCCCTGGCCGCCAAGGCCAACTCCTCGACCACCACTGCGCTGTCCTCCCGCGTGGGGGCCATCGAGTCCGACACCACCCTGGTGCGCACCGTCAATGGACAGATCGTGCGGGCGGTCTCCGGTGATTACCTGGTGTACCTCGACAGCCAGCAGCGGCTGACCACCAAGGACGGCTCGCTGATCAACGTCGGCGGCGGTGGTGGCGTCATCGCCATTCCCGACATCGTCGGCCTGCAGGACGCCCTGGACGACAAGCTCGACGCCGGGGACCAGACCAACCCGCTGCCGCACTCGACCACCCATGGCGCGGGCGGCTCCGACCCCATCTCCATCAGTCAGAACCAGGTCTCCGGCCTGGCCGCGATCCTGAGCAACAACCAGCTCTCGCCCACCAGCGCGCACGAGGCGCGCATCGCCGCGCTGGAAACCTCCGGCGGCGGAGGCGGTGGTGGCGAGATCGCCAAGGCCAACTGGTTCAATGGGCTCGCCACCTACCTGGCGGCCGATCCTGCCGACCTGCAGGAGATCCACGGCGTCACGCTGCGCGGTCCCTTCTCGGAGAACGAGACCACCGGCCAGGTCGGCTACAACCCTGACGGCGTCGCCCCGGCCGGTCACGCCTACCGCTACGCCTACATCACCCCCAACGGCCACCTGGAGCTGCGGGAGTGGAACGAGAGCAACCCGCCGGACGACGACTTCGTTCCCCAGAGTGCGCTGGACGCCACCAACGCCCAGGTGGCCACCAAGGCCAGCCAGGTCGACCTCAACGCCCTCACCGCGACGGTGGGCACCAAGGCGAGCACCACCGCGCTCAACTCGCTCGCGACGGCCGTCGGCGGCAAGGTCGAGCAGAGCGAGTTCGCTGACCTGCAGATCGTGGTCGGCACCAAGGCGGGCCAGCCCCAGGTCGATGCTTTGCAGACGTCGGTCAACGGCAAGGCCAGTGAGGCCTCGGTCACCGCGCTCGCCGCGACGGTGGGCACCAAGGCCAACCTCGTCTCCGGCACCGTCCCGCTGGCGGAGATCCCCACCCTGCCGCAGTCGAAGATCACCAACCTCGAATCGGTGCTCGCCGCCAAGGCCGACCTGTCCGGTGGCACGGTCCCGCTCGGCCAGATCCCCAACCTGACCGTCGCCAAGGTCACCGGCCTGCAGAGCGCTCTCGACGGCAAGGCCAGCCTCGTCGACGGCAAGGTGCCGACCAGCCAGATCCCCAACCTCGCGCTCAACACCGTCGTCCCGGTGGCCAACCGGGCGGCCATGCTCGCGCTCACTTCCGAGCAGGTCCAGCCGGGCGACGTCGCTGTCATTGCCGAGGGTCCCGACGTGGGCAGCTACATGCTCTCCGGGGTCAACCCCTCGGTCTTCGGCAACTGGGTCAAGCTCGCCTCCCCGTCGGATGTCGCGGTCATCAGCGTCAACGGCCAGAACGGTGTGGTGGTGCTCGGTGCCGCCGACGTCGGCGCGCGTCCGGCCGGTGGGGCCATCGCGATCAGCGAGATCACCAACCTGCAGAACACCCTCAACGCCAAGGCCGACAACTCGGCGATGACCACCGCGCTGGCGGGCAAGACCTCCCCGGCCGACGTGCAGAACACCCTGACCCAGTCCCAGCAGAACAAGCTGCTGGCCAACCTGGTCTCCACCTCGGCCATCGCCACCCTGTCGGGCCAGCAGTCCATCGATGGGGTGCTCGCCCCGCTGAACTCGCGCGTGCTGCTGACCGCCCAGACCTCCTCGGCGGCCAACGGGCTCTACATCGTCAACAGCGGCGCGTGGACGCGCGTCGCCGACATGGCCGTAGGCAGCTACTTCGTCCGAGGCACCGTGGTGATGGTCTCCGGCGGCACGAACAACGCCAACACCTTCTGGCAGATCACCTCCGACTCCGGCGTGGTCGGCACCAACGCCAACAGCTGGTCCAAGGTGATGACCGCCGGAGCCCCGATCGTGTACACCGGCAGCCTCGGCGTGCAGAAGGTCGGCACCGACTTCCGCGCCCAGGTGGTCTCCGGCGGTGGCGTCTCGGCGACCGCCAGCGGCCTGCAGCTCGACACCAACGTCGCGGTGCGCAAGTACAGCGGCGATGTCCCGGCGGGCAGCACGGTCGCCACCATCACCCACGGCCTGGGGACCACCGACGTCATGGCCATGTTTAACGACAAGGCCGCAGGCGACGCGGTGCTGCTGGGCTGGCGGCCGACCGGGCCCAACACCATCTCGGCCGAGTTCTCCACCGCCCCGGCCGCCGGGCAGTACCGCGTCAAGGTCTTCGGGTAGGGCGGCCATGGGACTGAAGTACGTCGGCCCCGAGATCTCCGACAACGGCGATCTCGTCTACCGCAGCTACCCCGGCGCGGTGAAGCAGGCCGACCCGGCCGAGCAGGCGGTGCGCGACCAGATCGCTGCCGGGTTCGTCGGCTACGCCACGCAGGCCTACGTGGATCAGCGCGATGCCCTACTGGCCACCAAGGCCTACGTCGACAGCCGCGACAACCTGCGCATCCCGCTCACGCGCAAGGGGGTCACCGGCGGCATCCCGATCCTGGAGGCCTCCGGCCGCGTCTCGCCCAGCCGCATTTACGTCGACACCATCGACCAGCCCTGGACGCGCGGCCTCTGGTCTCCGAACGCCTACAACGCGGCCTCGGTCGTGGCCTCGGCGAGCGAGCAGCAGCTCTACACCTGCCAGGTCACCGACCCCGGCTACCCCTATCGGCTGGTCGTCTTCGGCAGCGTCGACGCCCGGTCGGACACCGAGACCGAGTGGCCGGTGGTCCGGGTCCGCGCTGGCGGCCCCTCGGGCACGATCATCGCCCAGGGGCTCGGCGAGGCCAACCCGATGGAGAAGGCTCTGTGGGGAGACACGTTCTCGCGTAACGATGTCGACCTCGGCGGCGATTGGCTCGGGCTCTACACCGAGGGGCACCAGGGGCACTACTACACCAACGGCAACGAGCTGGTGTGGGAGTTCGGCGGCAGCTCGACCGAGGACCTGCTCGCGCTGCGCTCCAACGGCTACGACCGGCACACCGGTACCAATTTCCAGCGCATCGTGCTCACCATCGGCTCGCGCGCCGGTGACTCCCCGGGCGGCGGCACCCCACAGCATGTGCGGCTCTACGCTCGCGTCAACGATGCTGCGACACAGTATGTCTGCTTTCAGATCACTCACGACGCCGCCACCTGCTGGTACCGCAACGGCGGTGCCGAGGCGCAGATGGCGGGCCCGGTGAGCACTTCGCAGTCCACCAACACCCCGTTCGTGATGGTCGCCGGTACTCCGGCCAACCCGCGCACGTTCTACCTGTACAAGGGCACCACGCTGATCATGACCGTGCCCGACTCCTCGATGGCCACCGCCATCGGTCCGAACAACCGGGGCTGGGGCTTCGGCGCGCGTGCCGGATCTCGCCTGATCACCCAGAACGGCCCGCCGCGCATCACCTCGGTCACCGTCAACGACGAGGTGATCAACCACGCCACCGTGGCCGTCACCCCGCGCCGCGTCGACACCATGCCGGTGCTCACCGGACCCACCACCCTGCACGTCTCGGCGCTGCGCTCGGGCTCCACCGCTCAGGTCACGGCCACCCCGCGCCAGCCCGCCCTTCAAGTCCTGGCGGTGCCTGC